AGGATAAGCAAATCTTGCGCTGTGAATATTCCACCATACCTGACCTACATAATCTTTGCCCCACGCTAGATCTTTATCAACACTACTATCAGCTGTTGCCCCTGTGTTATATTTTGCAGGATCGAATCCAGTTTTATAAGTAATATCTTGATCTGCTGGGCCTGCAATTTTTCCCTGTATAGGATCAATGTAGTCTATGTAAGAAACAATTTGATCGGTACGCTTGTTATATAGGAATGCTCCACGAATTTTAGTTATATCTACAGCAGGTATCGATTGTCTAATTTTATTCCAACTAGACAATCCTTTGCCTTTTCTATAGTCAAGTACTATACCTTTAGTGCTGTTTAATAACTGATCAGTCATTCCAACATAAACGTGATTATTCACTGAATGTATGTTTTCGCCAAATTCAACACCCGCATTTTCATATCTAAACGACTCTGCATAAACTAGTCTATCAGAAAGGTTCTCGTATACATAAACTACTCCAGTGTCTAGTTTAATATTTTGGAATGTTGTAAATCCACTATCAAATGTAGTTTCGCTTTCTGAATCAGCCGATGTTGAGTCAAAAACCGTATCAACATATATCGGCTGAGGTTCTACTTCATTAAATGTTAAAGTATCTGTTACATCAAAAGAGCTAGGATTATAAACCGTATCAACTAGTACTTTATAAGTTTTACCAAAATAGTTAATTAAATCATTAGTATAAAGTTTATAATCTCTATACTCGAAAACACCATCTACTACTGATTTAAATAGTATATCATTTAAGGATTTTAGATCTATACCAGAATCATATCCAACTAAGTACGAATCAACATATTCGGTTTTTGTATCAAATCTAGTAGGTATAAGCTGATCGCCATTTAAACTTGTTACAACAAGATTATCATTGCCAAAATGTATTTTATGTCCAAATTGCTCTGCTACTTCGTTGTTTGGAGATGCTAGTGTTTGTGTTGGATTGCCAGCGACTCCAAAGAATCCGTCAGTACCTAAAGAATAAACATAAACTAATCCTTGATCGTTTTTAATGTTGTCAGCTAAGTTTGCACTTACTGCAAAAGATGTGCCTTGAGGGTTAATAGTAACCTGCTGGCCCCATGATTCTTTATCAGCATCTACTGGTCTTTCTACGATTTGAGAAACCATATACTTGTCGTCAAACTGCTTGTAAACTATAATTTTAATAGTTTCTGTACTATCTGTTTCAGTTTGTCTAGAACTTACAACTAAAGTATTTGCATCTTCACTTAAACTAAATGATTGTGCAAATTGATCAATATTTTCAATAGGATCGAAAACTTCTTCGTCAAAATAAGCTTTGCCAGTTAGATTAGGCAAATATCCAATATAGTCAATTTTGTAATCTATTAGATTCCAGTCTGCACTATTCCATGCAGCGCCTTGAGAAATATTTGTTAATGCACTATATAAATTATTATTAAATTCAACAATATTGCCTGTTGCATAGCTTTGTGCAGAATTAAACTCGCCTCTAAAGTTTTCATCTGTAGAACGGCGCCAACTAATGTTTTTCCAATACAAACTATTTCTAATAAATTGTAAATTTTCGTCTATTGGAGAATCTTTTATTGCTTCGTAATAGTCGTCTTTGAATGTTACAACTTCGCCTTCACTATACTCTCTAAATTGGTATTCACCTGCAAAGTTAACATCTTTGCTACCATGTCGGAATATTTCGATGCTGCCAGGATTTTTTCTCCATTCTCCTTCTTGGTCTCTAGCTAAACCTACTGGATCACTAGATACCATAAGTGTATAATAGCTTTCGTCTTGGGCTATTTGTATATGTTTACCAAATTGTCTATCAGTTGTTCGATACTCACTTACTAGTATGCGTTGTAATTCGTAAGCGCCGTCACGTTTTCTTCTATAGATTGCAATTGCACCTTCATTATCAGGTCCAGCTGTTCCCGATTTATCAGCAGGTATATTATAGATCTGAGTATAATCTTTGTTTAAACTATACGGAGGATTAGCTGCACGCGAAACACCATCAACATCAGAACCTTCGTTGTAAATAATATATTCTTCGTCAACGAGAGGAACAACATTATTCCATTCACTAACAGCATCAAATGTTTCTGTATTACGGAAAACAATAAGTTCACCGACTTTTTCTGTACCTAAGTTAATGTTGTTATTAGTATCGTCAACAATACCCATAATTCTGTCAGCTGTGCCTGCACGCACTCTGCGTAACTGATAGCTACCAATATTATTAAGTTCAACAAATCTACCAACACTAGTAGGTTCTATTTTAAGATAAACTCTTAGTCTGTTAAAGTTTCTTTGTACAAATTTGACTTTAGCACTACTTGTTGTTGAACTTGTAGCAGCTAGCCCGCCGAACTCATCGAATGGTATTTGTGCATCTTCTACCGTGTCTCCATCGCCAACATAAACAAAGTTATTCGACTCAGTATCAAATTCCCAATCAGCCTTAGGTTCAAATACATCTCCTGTACGTCCAGGTACTAGATCGAAATCAATATATCCGTCCCATTTTTCTTGTACGGTTTGTGTTCCATTTATTGCATCGTAGCTTAGGCCTGTATTTGTAAAATCTACTACTCTGTTGTCGCCTTCAAACAATTCAAATTCAATTATATCACCAGCATCAATAGTATTAGTAAATTCCTTACCTGCACGTACTACCCATAAGTCTGATGGGTAAATGCTTTCAACGCCGCCTAGGTCTCCTTCAAAACTAAGTTGGGTGATAAAACTAACTTGATTTTTCTTAGTTACGTAAGGTCCAATTTCTTGTATAGTACCTTGTATGTTATAATACGGATTAGGGTCTAACTGATCGTCACTTACTTGTACATCAACATAGACTAAGCCTTTGCCTTGATCGAAATATCTTCCGTTATTGTAATAGACAAAGTTGTTTGGATCTGCAGGATTCTCTGCATCGTAGTTGCTTATAAACCAAAAGCCGCCTAAGTTATCAGAAGTGCTATAACCTTGTTCTTCATAAAATCCTAAGAAGTTTTCGTCAACCGTAAATAGCTCTCCAGATATTCCAAAGATGCCATTTGTGTTTTTAACATAAACAACCATGCTGTCATTTTTTACAGACACATAATGAACTTCTGCACTACCGGTATCATTTTCGATTATGTCGCCTACATTTGGAATAGTTACAAATGTATCAAAAAAGAATACATGATCAATTTTTTCTTCAATCGTATGTGTTCTTGATAGGCTAGCAAAATCTATATTGTCAATTTCACCATCGAATGGTTCGTTAGGATCTAGTGTAGGATATGCATAACTTACTTCATTCCAATATAGTGTTACACGGTCATTAGGCTTAGTTCCTAGGTACATATCCTTTGGTGCTTTGACTAAGAAATGCTTTAAATTATCGTCGCCGTCAGCAATATTTCTGTTAATACCAGGATCAGCTGTCATTAACAAAGTAATACTGGTACTATCAGCGTCCGATGCACTGATAATGTTGTTATACGTATCAAAAGTTGAGAAAGGCTGGGCAGATACTTCGGGTAAGATTTCTCTGTTTGCTTTCCAGATAGAACTCCTATATCTTACAATATCATTTTTAGCATATGTTTGCGACGGATCAAATTCGCCTTTGTCTCTAGTTTTTACTTCACTAGCATTTGGAATACCAACTACTACATATTCACCGTCTGGTGATGCAGCAACACTTTCACCAAAATTACTTCCAATCGGATTTAAGAATTCTTGAGGATCACTAACTGATCTCCACAAAGTTGTAAGTGTTTCTTCTGTGCCGTCTTCTAACAATCTTTTGTTAAGAGACGATCCACTTATATGCGTAGTATTTGCAACATAATATTCCCATCGAGGAGTTGATAGCATATCATTGTAGTAAGCAATCTTGTTAGATACAAAAAATTGTGTGTTAGGCTTCCATTCTAAAGGATATGAATTAAATCCTAGTTCTTGTGTATTACGAAGATCCCAATTTTCTTTTGTTCTCTTAAACACATGAACTTTGCCATTTTGATCACCAGGTGCGCCAATAAACACATCTAAGTTATTACTTGATGCAGCTATTGATTTTGAAAACTCATGCTGAGTGCTGTCAAATTCTGTTGGGTTAGAAATACTATTAGATCTAGTAAATTGTCTAGTGTTTTCAACAACTGACCAATTACCGTTGTTATCAAAATCGTCGACCCATATTTTTTGTCCAGTGTAGATGTTTTCTTGTACTAGAGCATTTAGAGATTCTAAGTCTGGAACACGAACATTTCTAAGTTTGGTTAACATAAAATCTTCGTCGGCAAATTGAATAAAATTATTACTCGGTAATAATATTTCAATTTTGTCTAAGTTGATAGAGTTAATTTTATATATGCCAGTAATACGTTGAGTTTGAGATCCTCTAATAGATATTAAATCGTCTTCTGTTACAAAATTAGCAGCCCATTTATTTGTATAAACTTCTGCAATAAACTCGCCAGTGCTAGCTGTTCTGCCTGTTTTTACAACTCGATTAACTCGCAATCCAGAATCAGTATTCTGGAATACTGCCCATTCTTGATCTCTAAATCCAGGTATCCATATATAATCAGACAAGCTAATAAGATTAGTATCTGTGCCAGCAAGTTCTTCTATAGTTCCGGCAATGTAAGTTACATCGTCTTCTGCAACATAGCCGCCGCTTTTGACTACATTAGATCTAGAATCAATGTTTAATACGGTTATAGGGAACGGATTGTGATCATAGTCTAGTGGCCTGTCATAAACTTCTTGAGGAAGTATTCTGTATATTTTTTCAAAATTAGTTTCCGGTAATCTTTCAGCTAATTCAATTATCTGAGGAGATTCGACCATTTTGTTTTCTTCTAGGTTAAATTCAACCTGTTCAATATTGTCAGTTGCGCCATAACGACCAACTTGTAATGCCCACTCTTCATAAAATTCTAGACTTTCTTTGTTTGCACTGCTTAGTTTTTTAAAGAGTTTATCTAAAGCGTTTTTTGTACCTTTGTCTTGTATAAATCCTTGATAGAATTTATATTGACTTACATCATCATTAATAATATTTGCTAGATAATCTCTTTTTTGATATGCAGTTAAATGTTGAGCCATTTTTTGTAGCTCTTCATCAAACCCAGCAGTATCTAAATCATAAAAATCTGCAAATTGATTAATTCTATAATCAAAGTTAGTAACTAATTCTGATTCAGGTTTTTCGCTAAGACGATACCAGCCAGTTGGATCGAACTCTGCTGCGCCAGTAACGTTTTTAGTAGCAACATAATAAAATTGTTTAAATTTAACAATACTACCAATTGTATAATCTTCCCATGTTTCCCAATCAACAACCTTTGCATCATCGTAAACAAATCCAGGAATGTTTAAACCACCTTCCCATTCATCTGATCTATATCCCAGAACTTTTAAACGTTCTTGTCTATAACCAGTTTCTGGTTTATAAATGACATCATTAAAGATAGTACTATTATCTAAAAGCACTACGTGCTCTTTTTGTACCAAAGGTAATGAAACGTTATACAATCCTTCTTGGTCATTATTGACTGCTGTTTGGATGCCGAAACTATTTCCATCTCTTAACATTGTCCTAAATGATACATCTAATGGATCACCATTTGATTTGAGTATACTATAAGGATAGAACGGATCTGATAAATCGTCTACTACGCTATAAATCGGATCAAATTCTAACTTACCGGCACTCGGTGAAATACTTAGAACCGTGCCGCTTGCCCAACCTTGTGTTGTCCAAAATAGGAATTCTCTAGCAGATTTATCCCAATTTTCAACCGATCCGTCAACTTCGACATTATCAAAAGTAAAACCTTGGGCTTTTAAATATTCACCATAACCCAAAATAAAATCAACTACTTCTTGACTAGTGTTTAGTTTAGAGCCGTATGATAAAAGTTTAATTTGTCTTTTGTCAAAATTTCTACGGAACAATGCAGTTTTGCCGCCTAATGTAGGAAGTCCTGGAAGTTTGGCTAAATTTTCTGTATCAAATTGCTCACCGGCTGTAAAAGTAGTTACAACTCTATAATAAGAATTGTTATTCTCTACTACCGTGCCCTTTTCATAACGCTTGCCTGATTCCCACGGTGTTGTTGCTTCGGAAATCCCGCCGACAGTAACTGGAATAGTTTTAGAGCTGCTAATGTAATCGTAATATTTGAAAACAGGGTCATTTTGATTGTATCCTCTAATTACAAACCCTGAAGATATTTTTTCAATAACAATACCGGAGTAAGTAATAATATCAATAGGAGAACTAGTATTTAAAAATACCTTATAATTTTCTTGTGGTACAAAAATTCCGCCATCAGTTTGAACTTGCTGAGGTGACTTAGAATCTAATAACAAATTAATTTTTTGTTTATCAGTAAAGCCGCCTAATTTAAATCCTAATTGATTTGTAATTCTTGATATATCATCAACATATTCGTTATACACTGATAATATATCACTTGAAATTAGATTATAAATGTAGTTTACAAAGCCTGAAGTCTGTATTCTTTGTGAACTTTGATATGTATTTGGTAATAAAACATTATTAAGTTGCAACGGTTTTTGTGTTTCAGTATAACTCCACTGACCTGCTAAATTTCTTTCTATTCTACTTAAATCAAAACCTAATCCAAGTGCCTTAGCAGGATTGTTAAGCAAATAAGATGTAATAATTGCAAATGGATATTCAGAACTTCTTCTCCATGCAGCTTCTACAGGAGATTGATCTCCGAATGTAAAATTATCAGAAGCTTGGCGAAGTACAAACCCATTAACTACACCAGCAGCAAGTGGTGCTTTCAATCGTCCTTGGCTATCAACAGGAATAAAGTTACGCAGATTAGGACGGGAATAATTTGGTCTATATTCTATAGGCTGATTAGGTCTGCGGACTACACCTTCTTCTAGATCTTTCCATAAAATATTATTTTCTCTAGTGTATGGTGCAGGACCATACGTCTTGTTCCACCAATCTGGTTTAATCGCAAACCCTAACATTTCCCAAGGAGTTGTGTGAGGAGTATCTGTGTCATAGATATAATTGTATATACCTCTCCAAAAACCTGCTAACGATTTACCAGTCGGGCTACTAAAAGATCCGTAATTAAATGTAAATTCATTTTGTCTTAGATAAAAGAAATTATCTGTATAATCGTTATCTACTAATTGTAACCATTCTGTAAAATCACCTAGTAAGGTATTATTAATTTCTTCTCTAGTAAATAAACTATTTCTAAATTCACCACCTTCGAATGTTTTAATATCAATTTTATTAATGTCGTAATCAATTTTAATATTATTAAAAATACGATTTTCTAATTCAATTAACAATTCATCTCGATAATCAAGATACGCTCTAACATAACTTCCGTCGTGGCCTTTGATCATAGGAATGCCAACTGGGTATGTATCAAAACTTGGATTATCTTGGCCACCGTGTGTGCTGCCAATGTTCGGCATATAAAGTACTCTATTGAGTCCTAAAAACTGATGAGTATGTGAAGTTGTTTCTTGTAAGCCTTGCTGCTCTGCATATTCCTGTGCTGCTGCTTCTGAAGTGAACACAGGATAGAACCAACCTCTAGTTCCTGCACGGAAAAATCCTTCTGCAACTTCACCGTATATCTTAAATGGGCCTGTAGTAATTGGTTCACTTGTTTGGTAAGTGTCGTCAATTAATAATTGAGGTTCGTATTTAGGAAACAATCCTAGTTTAGTTGGTGTAGGTGCAACATAAGATCCGTCAGTACTTTCGTATTCATAAATTGTAATTATATCATTTACTTGTTGTCCTGCATTGATACTCACAAAGCCTTGATTATCAAAATTATAATCTAGTCCATGCTTTAGTTGTTTATTGTTTAGATAAACTAAAACTGCTTTTGGACTTAACGATGCTAAATTAAAATCATTTGATAATGCATAGAGTCTAGTTCTACTATCTAAAACTTTATATTCAATAGCATTATTGGCTCCAACAGGAATCATATCACTGAAGTAGAATGGCTGACTTTTAATTTTATCTTTGTTTATTTCTTTTAATATTGCATCAACATGTTGTTTTGGAAGAGTATCTAATCCTAACTTTTCTGCTGTTTCTAAAAATATTCTTTTGAATTTTGCATACTCTTGTTTTGAATATCTTATTGCATTTATAATATTATACTTTTTACTAGTAGTGTGATATAACGGTAAATTGATAGGACCACTATGTTTTACAAAACGTTTGCCAAATCTATCTAAGTCACCTAAATCACGAAGATTACTTGTGCCAGGGTAGGTTCCTGCAAAGCCATTTATTTCTTCAATCATAGTATCAACATGATCAATAACTTCGCCTAGTGTAAATTCAGTTATATCATTGTTTAACGGATTTCTTTCGAGGTTATGTGGAAACTCGTAATATCCATTAGAATTCTTTGCAGTACTGCTAGAAGTTTTTATTTTAACAACATCATTTTCATTTAGATCGTTATAAAATCTAACTAAAGCTTTTTTATTAACTCTGTCAATTTCAAAATCAGTAAACTCAAATTTAATTTTATTATTTACATAAACAACTACTTTTAAATCATTAAGATCACCTGCATTATCGTAAACATCAATAGTATAATTATTCAAACTAAGTTCGTCAGCTACATATTGTCTAATAACATATTGTTTACTTTGGGTTGGAATAGAGCTATAACCGTTAACATAATTAAATGTATTTCTAGATGTATATTTTCTTAGATTAGAAGTATCAGTAGTAACGGTAATAAGTTCTTCATCTAACTGATATGTAAAACTATCATTTAATAAATTAAAATCAAAAACAATATCACCACTATTTTCAATAGTTCTATAAGTCAGAGGAAATCCAAGTTCGCTGTCATCAGTTCCTGTACCTTCTCTATAGCTGAATACTTTAGTTCCGCTAAATGTAGAACTTTCAAATGTAGTTACATCTGCATATTCAGACCCAAATGGGCAACATAAATCAAACAACGGTGGCTGGTTTCTTTTAGTTTTTTGCTGTGCTTGATTCCATACACTACCGTTAAAATAGAAAGTTTGTCCAGCATATTTGTTACCTTGTGTAACAAAAGCTGTTTCATTTTCTAAAGGCATAGTATCATCTGTTTCAACTAGACTAATTTGTCTTGTATTACCAATCTTAATAAATTTAACTTGATAGATTTTTCCGCTGACTAAGATATCAGTGTCAGCAGTAAATAGAATTCGCATGCCTTCTGCTAGTTCTATGCCGTCTATGTTGTATCCTTCTTTACCTTCAATAGTAGAAAATACATCCTTTGTAAAAGTATCTACTACATCTACATCTTGCTTTGCTTCTGTACCGAAGTTAAAAAGTTTTAATCCTGCTTCAAACTCAATAACAGGACGTTTTGCTCTAGCATCTTGATCAATTTCTACTGGTGTGTTATTATAAGTAAAACTTTGTTCAATAACATCTCGATGGAACCATTTATTATATCTACTCCATGGATTTCTATCTTGGCTTGCTCTATTAATAACCAAGTAATCTTTATCAGCTGCATATGCACTTGCATTTGCGAATGGAAGATTATCAAATCCTACTGAATCGAACGGAACTTGTATATTTTGTGAATATGCAGACGGAATAGTTAAATCTACATCTCTAACTAGACGTATTTTGTCACCGACGCCTTCGATATACCATTCATTTTCTTCATACACATCTGGTGTAATATCACCCTGAAAACGAATTTTCATGCCGTTACTAAATGTTACCCCATTAGCACTAGTATATGTTTTCTTACCTAGTACTTCATTTCCTACATCTAAAAAGCTATTTTCTTCAATGTCGTAAATTCTAATTAATCCACTAGTATCTATATTATTTCTACTAATATAATATAGTCTGTCAGGTGCGTTATCAGGGATAGTAAATTCAATTGTTCCTTTTTCTACCCAAACAATTTCTATCTCATTTCCATTTTCATCAAATTTTGAAATTCCATCAGGATAAAGAGTTGAAACATTATCGTCGTCTTCAAATCCTAGTACTCCGCCTGCTGATGGTTCAACAATAAATCCACCTACATCATAAGTAGTACCAGTTTCATCGTATAATGTGCCGCCGAAGGTACCATTGTCACGTATTCCTTCGTTACCTGCTTGTACAATAGCACTGCCTGGAGTAAACGTTCTGCTAATTGCAAATGCAATCGGGTATCCAGGAGTATCAATTTCAAACTTATAAGTTTGTCCTCTAAATAGTTTTAGTGTAGGATTAGAAGTAAGACCATCTGGAGAAAACAAATAACTTACGTTGTCAACATTATCTGCTAGTGTTACGGTATATGTACTAGTAACTTCTTTAGACTGACCTCTTACATTTACCGACATCGGACCGTTTGGTAACCAGTAATATTCACGGAAATTTACAAACTTGTCCCAGTCAATATTTGGGTTCCAAGCATAACTTTCTTGAGTATTAGTACGACTATGGTCTTGAGTATTAGCACCAAAATTGCTTAACTGATTCATATAATCGTTGTAGTCTTTGTAATATTTTACATTATCTAAATCATCTTTAATTACTAGTGCTGGTTCTAATTGATAATTTTTTCTATTGTCGCTTACGTCATTTAGATACAGATCTTCAGCTTGAAAACTTTTTGCTGTTTCTCGGCCAGCATAAAAGTTTAACTTTTCAGCAACACCGGGTTGTATTAACTGATCTAGAGTACCTTGCAAAAACTTTCTATTAGCGGCTGTTCTAAAATATTTAGGTAAAAAATCAGACGCTGTTCTTTTGTTATTTTTTCCGGGTACTGGAAGAGCCGACTCGTTTTGATTATCGTTATAAGCCATTAGTAACTATAGCCTCCGCTACTTGTATTATTTGTTGTGTTAGTTGTTGTACTAGTCGATGTATTACTTGTTGAAGAAGAATATGTAGATGCTGCTGGCGCACTAGATATACCTGATGTAACTGCTGTGGTTACACTTGTAATAACATCGCCTGATGCTTGAAGTTCTGTTGCTGTGATTTCATCAATAATTTCAATATCTGATACCGTTGCGCCACTGAGGAAAATTTCATCTGCTTCTGATTTAATTTCAAATAAACTACCAAAAGCCTGTGTGCCTTTTCTAGGAACAATTACTACACTTTGTAGTTTTGGTGCTAGATCGTTTTGTATGTATGCACTCAATTCTTGGAAGTAAAATGTTTCGCCAAAGTCCCAGTTTTCAATTGCAAAGAATTTTTCAATAGCAGTTATGATATCTGCTTTTAATTCATTATCATTTATAACTAAGTTTTTGTTTCTAACAATTTTAAATTTAACCTGCAAGTCTTCTGCTGCCTTTGTGCCAAACAATATTTTATACTTAACTGGATGGTAAACAACTTCGTCGCTTATTGATTTAATTGAATTAATTGAATCTCCGTATTCTCTAAAAATTTGATCCGAACTTGGCGGGAATGGTTTAGTTGGTCTGCCGCCAGTAATCCATTTGCGTATTTCAGTGTCATAGTTTTTAGAAAGTATATAAGTGTCAATAATATTACTTGCAGCAGGATCAATTCTATAATTGCTATCTGCAACATGCACATACTGGAACTTTAATTTATCTCTACCTGTAAATGCTTTCCAGTTTGTATTAATTGTTTTGTTGTTTCTTGATATATTAAGTGTTTTGAAAACGCCTTCATCTATAAGATAAAAAACTTGTCCTTCTACCCAACCAGGATTAGAAGGTGTTATTTCAGATTCGTTTTGTACAACAATTATTGTGTTGTCAGAGTTATCATAATATTTAAAATCTTCAACTCCGTCACTAGTAACATATCTTTTTTGGAATACTAATTTTGTTTTTGGATCTTCAGTAGGCCTTACTAGAGTTGTAAATATTTCCGGATCGTCATATACGCCATCGTCGTTTAAATCAAAAAATCTAACCTGTATTTTCCTAGTATCTGTATATCCTTCACTATCTCTATATGCATCTGAGATATTCCAAGTAAAGTTTTGAGTAAATGGTTGATTGTTATCTAAACGTCTGTTGATACTTAGAATATCAATTTTATCTCTAATAATTTGCCCTGTTTTCGAGTCATATATTTTGTCACTGCTATCAAAGAAGAATCTAATATCATTTGCACTTTCAAAAATGTATCTTAAATTTCTATGAGTAATAGTATATTTTGTACCATCTGTTTTAAAATACAAAATCCAACTTGAGTCAAGAGCCTGACCTGTTGCATCGCCAGCTTTTCCTGTACTAAAGTTATTGATTGTATTAACATTCTGTCCGGTAATTAATTTCCATTGGCTAACTTCAGGATCAAAACGCAGTGCAAAATCTCTAAAAGCAAACATTTGGTCAATTAGTTGTACTTTAAGATCATTTACTAAAGTCTTACTATACTTAGGTATTATTTGTACTAGTTGTGATCCAGTTGGAATATTATCATTTATTGCTACAGGACTTATATCATTTACATCAGTTTCTCCTGATCCGTCGCCTATAACACTAACTACTTTAACCCATTTATAATCACGTGCGCCAAACGCACTAGAATCTGTAGTTAGTGTGCCGTCTTCTAAAAAGTAGTTACCTTCAGGTGGCAAAAATTTAAGTAATGTGTCTGCTTGTATAAGACGTAGGCTATTTGTTGTAAATGATCCTAATTTATAATTTGATCCGTCAACTTCTTTTAGAGTACCTGTACTTCTATTAGTACTCACGGTTGTTCTATTCCATGTAGCATTTAGATCGGTTACACTAATTTTTGGAAAGTTAGCTAGATAGAAATTATTAACCGTGCTTAGTCCTAGTATAGGCTCAACAACATTATATAATATTCCTTCTATATCTCGCTGATTAGAAAATTTAAAATCTGTTCTTGTTTCAAAATATTCGTTATATAAAATTCCATCGTCTGCAAAAAGATTAGTATTAGAATATTTTCCAGTTACATCTTTTAGATCAAAATATTTAGAAATGCCACTTGAGATTCTGTTTACACTTTTTGTTTTGACCACATCTTGACTTATAGACAACGGTCCTAGATTGTAATCTTCTGCTGTGATTAATCTATTCTGTGTATAATAAGTTGCAGGAGCATTTTGTCTAATACTAGTATTTGATTCTGTTGGCGACCCGTTAGACACCGTATACTTTAATCTTAGACCAAGTGTAAGTTCAGCTATTTGACCTGTTTTGGTCTGATAAGGAATTGTAATCGATACTTGGCCCATTGCTCCGGGCGTAATAACCATGTTGGTATTTTGACTAGTTCTGTAGTATATTTTAAAATTACCGCTAGGTAAATTACCAAACACACCGTCACTAAAGTTTAGGTTAATTCTGTCGCCTACTCGCGTTGTTACATTATAAACATTTCTAATATTGTCAAATAAACTATTATAGATAATATTAGATCCTTCGAGGCTATCTAGTCTTGTCCATGGAGTAGTTTCTATACCGTTAGTATCTATATTATATACCCACACATCAGTATCGTTGATATTTTCTGCATCAATATTAACTATTTGATTTGGAGTAGGACTTGCAATACTAAATGTACCGTTATCTAATCTACCTTGACGGAAGTGCATAAAGAACCCAGTATTGTTTGATCCGGCCCCTTGACCGTCATCTCTAAATAAAAACGCAGGACTAGTTCCGGGGACAGGTGGCTCTTCTTTGATTTTATCTCCTTGAATATCTGTACTAACTACTTCAAATCTAGAAGAAACACCTTCAATAAGTTTTGAAAAAGGAAATATAGCACTTCCTGTATTAGTAGCATTAAAACGATATTTCTGCGTTTGCACGCCGTCAATATTTTCAGTTTTTAAAGGCGAACCAATTTGATTGTTAACTGGTAGTGCTGCATTTAAAATACGAATAAATTGTTCTAAATAATTTCTGTTAGTTTGATCGTTCCACTTGATCACAACACCAGCTAAACTTCTTCCTGCACTATCTGTGATTACTTCGTTAGTCTTAATAGTTTCTAATTTTAAAAGACCGTTTGCTGCTTGGTTACGTTTAGGATTGTAAGACAACATGCGAGCAAGACGGAGAATTGATTCTCTACGTTCTGCTGTTTCAAGAAAGTTTTCACGTGCGTTTAGATCAATACGGAATGATAAGTTTTGCCCGAGGAAAGCAATCATATCAATTAGTGCAAGATATTCGCTTGACTCAATGTAATCGTTAAAATCTTCTGGATAATTTTGACGCAGATAATTGATCATTGTACGTCTTAGATTATCAAAATCATAGCTTTGGAAATCTGCGTTCCTAAAGGTTTGATAAATTCTTTTCCAGTCTTCGGTTACTAAGAGTCTAGACTGTCTATCACTTGCCGACATGTGTTTGTTCCTCGATTACTATGATATTTATCTGAAAGGAAAATGTGCGTATATTATTATACTAAGCCATTTTCACGATCAAACGTGAACTTTAATGACTCTGAAATATTATAAGGAATATAAGTTAGATCGCACTCTATTTGAATGCCTTGTTCATACGTATTGACGTTAATATTATTAACACTCAGTCTAGGATCGTAGTTTACAATTTCTGTGACATTTTCAATAATAGCTTCTTGAGCTTCTACAGTAAATGGTTCATATAACATATCCCAAATTATTGTTCCAAATGTAGGATCAGTTAATTTTTCACCTTGCCTAATATGAAAATGATTTAACAAATTTTGTTTTATTAGTTCAAAATCGTAAAGCGAGTAGTTTAAATTTTCAGCACTAACTGTAGAAAACCCTCTATAGGTTCTGCTGGATTTAGCAGATGACTTTGTAGGTTTTACTGCAACTCGTTTGTATAGATTTTTTTCTAAATTACTCATAGTAATATTTATCCTGACTGCTCTTGACGTAACGAAGCAAGTGCATCAGCATTTTCGTTTCTAAATCTATTAACAACACTTTGTCTTACATTTGGTGTACTACTTGGAAAATATCGCATACCATTTTCTGCACCGCGTTCTGCGTATATTGCATTAATAAGAGCTTCATCTGAGGGATTACTAGAACCTGTTCTTTCTAATGCTCGGCGAAATACTGTATTTGCGCCGCCGGCGCCTTGGTGAACAGAAGTAGACCATACTACGTCATTTAGTGTTTTACTTCTAGTACTAATATTAATTCCTGTAGAATTTGCAATTCTACGTGCCGCAGGATCATAATGTGTTGCTTGAATAAACTGATGTTGAGTTTCTGCTGCCTGCGGATTAGACATAACCTGTTGCCATTTATTTCTAAATGCTGCTGTGCCTTGTCTAGCTGCCTGGGCACCGCCTGCAGATTGCAATTCTTGGTATACTGCTGGATCGTTTTGCTGGAGATAATTCATGTAGTCATTAAATGTACCTGTTCTAGTAGCAATTTGATATGTACCATAACTTGGACCGCCTGTACGATCATTGCCGATAATAGTTGGATCGCCACGAGACTCGTATCTTTCTGATAACGCACCTAGTCTGCCATCTCCAGAAAAAGAAAAATCACTTGTTTCAGGTGTCGCATCTGGATTACCAGGTCGTCCTGTTCCTGTTGCTGCGCCGCCGCCTGGGGCGCTTCCGCCGCTATTGTTAAATCCTGACGAAATTCCGCCGCCGCTGCCTGGGACTGATTGACTAGATTGTTGTCCTTCTTTGTTTTTTAAGAATGTGTCTGGAGTAAGAATTCTATCTGCTGCATTTAATCCACCCGGAGATTCTCTATCAGTTTGATCCTTTTTAAAGGTCAAAGGATCCATATTTTCGTGATGCGGCCAAGGTTCGTGTTGAGGTGCTCTAGGAACAATTGTTGGATATGCAACCGGTGTAGGAATACTCGGAAATACATATGGTAAATTTAGTGTTTCTAATTGTATAACATCTTGTGCTAATACAGCTGGTGAAGCGGCGGGACCGTTCATATGAATATAAACCGCAGTTTCTCTATGTTCTTTTCCTGAAAGTATATGAGTATATGCGCCAGCTGTTAACCTATTGTCTTTACCACTTCTTATGTGATGATATTCGCCTGTGGTGTTAAATTGATTACGTGCAACTTTGGTATGATAATCACATCCAACTAAGATTTTACCAGTTTTACCTACCAACAGATTATAGTTGTATGCTGATTCAAATTGTATTCTGCCGCTTTCGTTTCCTTTAGAATCAGTTTCTTCATATTCGCTATATCTTGCACTAGCTTTCATATTAATGTTTCTACCAGCTTCCATATTAATATCACGTTCAGCAGTAATATTGAGATCATTGTCAGTCATAATACTAACACTATCTTGTGCATGAATATCTATTTTTCCGTCACTAGACATTTCTAACCAGGCAGTTCCTCGACTATTGCCTATATAGATTAAGTCTTCTGAATTATGAAGCAATATTTGATGACCTGTTCTAGTACGAATTCTAAATAGTTCATTTTGCGGAATTGTAACATCGCCCGATAAATCACCAGCTTCTCTATTTTTATAGATCGGGGGGCCTAGTTCAGCAGGTGTGTCTCTTACAAATTTATCATCTCCGTCGTCCATTACAATCGAATGTCCGCCCAGTCTGTTGTATGCTAGGTTAGCTTTTGAACCAATGGCGCCTAAATCAACTCTAGGAGCACCAGGACGCTTATCTAAAGGTCCAGGAGTACTCATTCCAAAAACCATACTAGGTATGTCTCGTCTAGCACTAGAAGTTGTTGTTCCTCTAGATTCATCAAAAACTAAACCTTGTATTTCTAAAACTTGTGTAAAATCATTATTGTAAGGTTTTAGGAAAAGTGTAGGATCTACTTCGCCGCTGTCTTCAAACTTTTTATTGTATTCGCCTACAGGAAGTTTTGCACCCTTTAAATTTCCTGGAGTAATATCAGTTGTTTTTGTAGTTGCTGCTCTGCCGTCTGGCAACATAAAATTCATGTATTCGTCTTGAACACAACCAATCCAGTATCCATAGTTTGGATTTCCTTCAGCAAATACTACCAGTACCTTAGTTCCTATATCAGGAGGCACTGCCCAAAAACCATAGCTTTTTTGTGTATTAGCATAACCGTCTGTAGCTGTTAATCCTGCTGTAGGAGTAACACCGTAAAACGGAGAAAGATATTTTACATTTATTAGCTGACCGCTGCGTTCGGGAGTTTGTCCAGCGCCGGTATAACGAAGAATTTCAACTTCTAGTGTTCCCATATACTTAACATCTAAGTGGTTCACTACGATAGCTTCATAAGGGCCTCCGTCTCTTATTTTTGTACCATACATAGGTGTTCTTGTATACGATGAGCTTGCCATATTTTAATCCTATTCTATTGTGTACTTAACACTAAGCAAAATTAGATCCAAACGGATTTGAAGATATACCTGCGTCATTATTTTGTTGGGTTTCAGGTCTAGGCAAAGGCTTTGAATTTACTGGTTGTGAAAATAATACATCATCACCTGCTGTTGTTGACGTTGTAGCTGGAACTACTGGTTGTGAAAATAATACATCATCACCTGCTGTTGTTGACGTTGTAGCCGGTGGGACAGATTGACCACTGCCTGTGCCATTAGACCCTCCACCGCTTGCACCGGGTGCTACTCCGCATGGCTGGCTTGTGCCAGCACCGCCGCCTTGTCCTCCATGCTTTCCTTCACGTACTTTTTGTCTAGTTAAAAAGTCATATCTATCATTAAAACTAGTAGGAGTAGCAACACCCGACGGAGCACTTCTCGAACTTGTGCCGCCTCCGCCGCTACTGCCGCCGGCAGGTGTAGTTGGTGCATTAATATTTCCTAATTCTGTACTAGACGGTGATGAAATAGGAACTGGTCCGTCTATTAGTCCTGCTGCTTTTGCTAATGCAGGATCTACTTGACCTTCTCCAAAACCCACATCTACACCTTGAATCTTAGCTGCTTGCGCTAAGGCAGGATCTATTTGTCCTGCACCATATCCAATATTCGACGAAGCAGTCATTGATTGCTCAGCTGGCTGATCTGGTAACTCAGTTGGCGGAATTTGTTGACTTGGTATTTGATTTCTGCCGCGTGGATCAAGTGTAGCACTATTAACATCTACAAAATTGTTTCCATCCCATACATGTTCTCTACCAGAAATTACACGATTAATTGCATCGATACTTAATTGTAAATTTTGATTTCCAGTAGTTTGACGCTGTCTATTAAGATATGCAGATTCTGTTTCGCCTCTAACAGGATTTAATCCTTCACTACTGCCAGTGACTCTTGACTTTGACACTGCGGTAGGTGAAACTACAGAACTTAGATTTTTATTACTAGGAAGGTTAACATTAATATTAGATCGTTCATCTCTAGGATCACTAGATCTAGGTGTATTAATATTGCCTGCACTATTTTCTTCTGGGCTATCTAAATCTTGATACGGCATATGTTTTCCTTAATCTCCTGGTCTAAATCCAGGACCTCCAGTGTTTATACTAGTAGCTGGAACAACAGGTTGTGAAAATACTACATCATCACCTGCTGTAGTAGTAGTGCTTTGTGCTCTTGCTAGTGCAGCGGCAGCAGCTAAGCCTGGGTCGACTTGTCCTGCTTCATATCCTACATTCGAATTATTACCGGTTGCACTAAGTGCAGTTGCTCTGTCGGTTTGTGCATCACCAGTTAAATTTTCTCTAATTTGTTCTGCTGCTGTTTCAACAAACGGTTTGTTGTTTGTTGTTTCATCGTCGTCTTGACCAAAGCGTCTAATTAATTTTAGCGTTTGTGTAAACTTTCCGTCATTAAAATGATTTTCTACTGCTCTGACACTAAACAATCCACTAAAACCTCTTACAATTTGTGGAAAATCATAATAGGGTCCAGTTTTTTGCTGATCGACTGGATTTTGAAAGTTAAATAGTACAAAAATTTCGTGAGTACCGTAATTCATACTACCGTCTTGTGCTACCATAGGATTACTCGACGGTGGTGGTGCCCAGTTTCCTGTTAGTTGCGGAATATAAAAAGGATCTCCCCAAATTTTCATTTCAGCAGTAACCATGTCTACGGTTTGATGTAATAATCTTTGATGGAACATATGAGCAATTTGTTGTCGAATATCGCCTGATCTAAGTGCTCCGCCTTCAGCATTAACGTTTGATGCAAGTGAGTTTGCTCCACCAGTTTCATTTGTTCCGCCTTGATTTCTATTGGTTCGTGTTGCACCTGCGGGTTGAAAGTGCGACCTAACACTATCTGATAATGTTGATGCAATTCCGCCATTATTTGTACCAAAGTCAGAAAATGCAGTTTGCATAAATGCATTATTAAAGTTTATATCAAAATCAATTATGTCTTCATTTTTACCAGTATAGATATAATTGTATTCTTTAGGAGCAGCAGCCATTAGTGCTAGTGTTCCTCTAGGCCTTTCGTTGTTTGATAAAAACTTAGCTTCGTCAGGAAAATAAGGTAACACTTCGTAAACATAGTATCTAGGCGGACGTCCATTTTTAATTTCAGCTTCTGGATCAGTTTCAAGAAATACTCTAGTCTCAACTTTAAACCAATTTCTTACACCTGTAGGGCCTGTTTCTTCATCAACTTTTTCTCGAGCCCATTGACTAGATAAAACCACTCGATCGATCAATCTTAAAATATTTTCATTTTGAGCATTGTCTAAGCTTCTTGAAGTTTCACTAACACTATTTTCAACAGTTCCTCTGTTATGCACATCAGTTGTTGCATCGTGACTATCTACTTGGTCAGTTTGTGTTTGATCGCCAGCAGCATTGGGATCTTCAACTAGCTGACTAGTACCAATTTCATTCATATTTTCGGTATTAGTTGCCCAGCCTTCAAGCCTTGTAAATATTTGTCCTTTAGGTCTTACTCGTTCAGGAGTTGATTCATTAGACGGTATTGTATCAGGGTCATCTGGTTGTAGTTCTTCACTTTGGTCTGCATTAGGTATTTGCGAACCTCTGTCAATTCCTAATTGTTCTGCACCAGTTACTGTGTCTGTAGGGCCATTACCCTGTTCTACTGCTTCTAGCACAGATCTATTGTTTTTAGGAAAAACTACAAGAACTCGATCATGAGATGCAAGTATCCCAGTGTCTTCAAGAGAAGCAATATGATCGTTATATGCTTGTGTTACACTATTGTTTGATGTTAACAGCATTTCATGAACAAAGGCTCCATTAACATTAATAGTTGTTCTTACATTTGCAACACCATCTTCTAGTCCTGTTTCACTCATCGGAACAGCTTCAACTTGATAAACAGACCCGCCGGAAGAAACATTAAAATCTATTTTTGTAAATTTAATAGGAATAAATTTAGGTGGAACACGATTTGTAAGTGCAGTATCACCATACTGATTCCATCCGGTAAACTCTATCTTAAGACAGAACGGAGCATCAACATAGTTTTGATAATTTTTTTCAGCCGCAGCAGCAATAATAGCTTGTATAAAGTTTCCCATTGAATAAGGCTCTAACACCTTAAAGCTTATAGTTGTTCCGGACGCAACACCTGTATTAGAATTAGGAGTAATAACACTATCTATAAAAAGATCTTCAATAAAATATTCTGCATGATCATTGCCTTCTTCAGCAACTTGCTGTCTAATGTCAAGACTGCCGCCACCGCTTTTTAAAATTATTTTAGTAAACCCGCCCCTTTCTCTGTAAGTAGAAGGATTGTTATATTCGTCGACACCGAGTATACCAAGAGTAATAATATAATTATAAGTATTATATTCTCTAAGTAGATTTTCTTGACGTTGGTTTCCGTTTCCTACTGGTTGCGAAAATAGAGCATCGTCGCCTGAAATTATATCTGTATTACCTAGATTATTTAAGAATTGTTCTAGCCCTGTAAATCCATTTTCTCCAAAAAATGTTCCTAGTGTAGTTGACATTATTGAGCCTGCGCTTGACAAAATATCTTGCGCATCTCCTCCCAATACACTAATAATGTTATTAGGTGTTGCTTCAACATTTGATATTCCTGCATCTAATACATTTTCAATTTCTGATCCAAGACCGCCAAATGCGTCTAGCTGATCAGTTATATTAGAAACAGCACTAGTTATATTAGAATTTAACACATTGGTTATTTTATCTGTTGCTCCAGATAATGCACTATTAAAATCCTGTTGTACTGATCCCGATATCGATCCTATTTGATCAGTAATACTATCACCAAATGCATCTATTTGATTGGTTAAATTTTCTAGATTTTGATTTAACGGTTGTAATAATTGATTTGCATTAAGGCTTCCGGTAAGTTGATCAACATTATATATTGCATCGTTTAATTTTCCAGTTAATGAACCAGTAATATCACCAAAAGCTTGATCAAATTGACCATTAATTCCGCCCAATGCTTGATCTAATGAGTTGTTTAGTCCTTGTGTAACTCCATTTAATTGTTGTTTTAATTGAGAGATTGGACTAGGCAACGGAAATGATGCATTATTAAATCCAGGAATTAAATAATTGATCTGATTTTGAAATTGACCGGTCAGATTGTTTACTTGAGATGTTAATCCGCCAGTGAACTGATCAATTTGAGATGTTAATCCGCCGGTGAACTGATTAATTTGAGAAGTGACTCCCGAAAGATTACTGTTTATTGCAGTGTTTAGATTAGAAGAAAAACTATTAACATTTGATGTAATAGTGTTTAACTGACTGAATCCTGAGTTAATAGTTCTACTGATATTTCCTAGATTAAACATTTATAATCCCATTGTGTCCTGCATTAAAGATCGCTGTGGAAGAAAAATTGTTGTTCCTGCAACAAAATCAAATATAGGATCTTTTAAAACTTCAGGATTGCGTTGTGCAAATACCCACCAAAGATCTTTAGTACCATATAAGTCATGTGCGAGCAGATCAGGTCTATATGTATAAGCAGTTGTTATTTCATATCTAACATCGTTTCTTGCAATCGGTACACTATTAGGTTTAAAAAAATCTAAATAACCCGATTTGTTTATTTTTGTATTTGAATATACACTAGTCTGTTTATATTTAGGTAATGCCATTATACAAAGCCCTCCGGTCCGCCAATAAATTCTCCGTTTACATATTTGTTAAGACTAAATCTTGCTTGTTGACGTCTAGCATAATTTGGTGCGCAGGTTACCGTTATAACACTTTGTGTTGGAACATAATTTACTTCGCCATTGCCGACTTCGCATTCAATGTAGTCAACATCATTTGATATATCAGTTGTAAAGTTTGTAATTACAACCGGAATGTTGTTTAAAACATGTTTACCGTATCCATTCAATCTACTAATAATAGGAGGATTACCTTGAGGATCATTGCCTTCACCATAAAACATTTTAGTTGCACTTCTTAAAAAATGTACACAGGCAATCCAATACTTTGCATCTTCTTGATTTTCTGTAAAAAATTCGCCTGTTAGTGTAATATTATCAACTTGGCTATTTTGATATGCATGATAAGGAAAATTATTGTGAGTAGGATCTATCAAATTATAGTTTGCAGTATGCCCTAAAAGTACTTGAGGATTAAAAGGAAATATCATTTTATTGTCGGTATTTCCAAAAGGTGTTAAAATAGGACTAGATTGAAATTCATTTGGTACAGACAATGAAACACGCCAGTCTATTGAAGCATCATCTGCGGTTGCATTACTAACGGTTGCAACAGAACGTTCAGCTGTAGGTGGTCTTGCTCCACTATTAATGCTTTGTAGTGCATTTTGTGCCATTCTTATTTGAGATCCAAGGTCTACACTCATAATTTTTCCTATATTCTATACATATATTTAGTTGACAAAATTAACTATGTATATTATTATATAAGTAACATATCCGTCGGAGAGATCATGAAAAAAAGAAATTATTTAAACAATAGAGATTTACTATCAGAAATACATAGATCAAAAAATACATTTAATAGCTATGTAGCACCAGAGTATGCACATTTTGACATTATTTTGCCCAGTGTAGACAAAATTAATCGACTAACAATAGCAGAAGCTAAAAGAAACAAAGCAAAACGACTTTCAACCGAAGCATACGAATCAAGACGAACAGCTGGAGAGAAAGTTAAACAAGCAGATTGTGAAGTTCCTTACACTTCAATTACAAAAGAAGAACTTATCTTCCGTGTAATGACATTTGATCACATTCCAGAAGAGCCTGGTCGTAAGAAGAATCCAAAAACCGTTGCTGATACAAAAACAAAACTAAATTTTCCTCCATTTGTACACTACAAATTTGACGAAGACGGAGAATTACAACTTGTAGGTAAAAGCCATTGGGTAGGCGGTATGGAAAATGGACATTTTTCCAAAGATCACGGAAAGGCAACTAACAAACTTGCTATGATGTGGATGAAACTTGTTGATCGTTATGCTACTCGAGGTAATGTACGTGGATACACCTATAATGACGAGATGAAAGGTCAAGCAATCCTGCAACTTTCACAAATAGGACTACAATTTGACGAATCTAAGTCAAATAATCCTTTTGCATACTACACCGCAGCCGTTACAAATAGTTTTGTACGTGTTATTAATATAGAAAAACGCAATCAAAATATTCGTGACGATATCTTAGAAATGAACGACTTATCTCCTAGTCATACTAGACAACATGCCGGAGAATGGGAAGCTAGTGTAAAACGTAATGAGGATGCAACTATTTCGCCATATTCTAAAAAATAGTGGTTGACAGGTGTTAAGATTTAACGTATAATTTAACAAACTATGGAGTAACTCAGTTTGTTTAAAAAAGCAGCAGTCTTTACAGACATTCATTTTGGACTTAAAGGCAATAGTCGTGTACATAACGAAGATTGCGAAGAATTTATTGATTGGTATATTGAAACTGCAAAAGAACATGGTTGCGAAACCGGAATCTTCTGCGGCGATTGGCATCACAATCGTAATTCGTTAAACTTAACTACTATGGATGCAACAATTCGTAGTATGGAGAAGCTAGGCAAAGCGTTTGAGAAGTTTTATTTCTTTGATGGTAACCACGATTTGTATTATAAAGACAAACGTGACGTCAACTCAACTGCATTTGCAAAACACATTCCAGGTATTACATTTGTAGACGAGATTCTTATTGAAGATGACGTTGCACTAGTACCGTGGCTGGTTGGCGACGAGTGGAAGAAGATGAGTAGTATCAAAACAAAGTATTTGTTTGGACACTTTGAACTTCCTAGCTTTTATATGAACGCTCTAGTGCGTATGCCCGATCACGGTGACTTAAAACCTGAACACTTTAAGCATCAAGATTATGTATTCAGTGGACACTTCCACAAAAGACAAAAACAAGGTGCTATTCACTACATTGGTAATGCGTTTCCGCACAATTATGCCGATGTAGGCGATGATGATCGCGGTATGATGATACTTGATAAAGAAAATAACCTAGAACCAGAGTATATCAACTGGCCAGATTGTCCTAAGTACCGTACAATTAAACTAAGTGAACTAATTGACAACGCAGATACTATTATAAAAAGTAAAATGTACTTGCGAGTAACACTAGACTTGCCTATCAGCTACGAAGAAGCAAGTTTTGTTAAAGAAACGTTTATAAGAGAGTATAAATGTCGTGAAATTACCCTTATTCCACAAAAACATCTTGAAGAGATGTCAACAGAACTTGATATTGCACAATTTGAAAGTGTAGATCAAATTGTCAGCAACGAAATTGCAGAACTAGACACTAACAACTATGATAAAAGCATGTTGTTGCAAATTTATAATGGATTAGAATCGTAATATGATTAAGATCAAGGCTTTAACCGTAAAAAACTTCATGAGTGTGGGCAATCAGACTCAAGCAGTAGACTTTGACCATGAACAGCTAACACTTGTACTAGGTGAGAACTTAGATCAAGGTGGAGATGACAGCGGATCACGCAACGGAACAGGTAAAACTACTATTATCAACGCTTTGTCCTATGCATTATATGGTCAAGCACTTACAAACATCAAACGCAATAACTTGATCAATAAAACTAACTCAAAAGGCATGTTAGTTACGCTTACTTTTGAAAAAGATAGTAACGAATACCGTATTGAGCGTGGACGCTCACCTAATATCTTTAAATTCTACATGAATGATCAAGAAAAACTAGTAGACGAGTCACAAGGCGACAGTAGACAAACGCAAGACGACGTAAACACATTGCTAGGTATGAGTCATGACATGTTTAAACACATCGTTGCACTGAATACCTACACAGAACCGTTCTTAAGTATGCGTGTTAATGATCAAAGACAAATTATCGAGCAGTTGTTAGGTATTACTATCCTTTCAGAGAAAGCCGATACACTTAAAGAACAAGTTCGTCAGACCAAAGATGCTATTACAGAAGAAACACTAAAGATTAACGCTATTCAAACTGCTAATGAGAAGATTGAAGGCAGTATTGAAGGTCTAAAGCGTACTCAACGTGCTTGGATTGCTAAGAATAAACAAGACCAAGAAAATTTATCAAATGCTATTGAAGAATTAGAAAAACTAGATATCGAAGCTGAACTTGATGCACATGAAAAATTAGCAAACTGGACTGAACACAACAATGCTATCCTAGCTCTTAAGAAAGAACTAAGCACACTTGAGCCTGCTCTACAACGTGCAGACAAAAGTGTAACCAAAGCAAAGAAAGATATTGTAGATCTTGAAGATGCAACCTGTTACACATGTGGTCAAGAACTGCATGCAGACAAAAAAGCTGAAATTGCAGAACGTAAGGGCAAAGAACTTGCTGATGCACTAGCATATCAAACAGAAGTTGCAGGCAAACTTACTGATGTAATGAAAGCACTTGAAAAAATTGGTGAAATCAACAGCAAGCCTACAACATTCTATGACAATGCTAAAGAAGCATATGAACACAGAAGTAATGTAGACAATCTAAAGAAGACATTAGAAGATAAAGTTGTTGAAACTGATCCGTATGCTGCACAGATTACAGAATTAAGCGAGTCAGCTATCCAAAAAGTCGATTGGAGCATTGTAAATGAACTTACAAGCTACAAAGAACATCAAGAGTTTTTGTTAAAGTTGCTAACAAACAAAGATAGTTTCATTCGCAAGAAGATTATTGATCAGAACTTAGCATACCTTAACAACAGACTTACATACTACCTTGACAAGATCGGATTGCCTCATCAAGTTGTGTTCCAAAACGATTTGAACGTTGAAATCACTCAGCTAGGACAAGACTTAGACTTTGATAACTTGAGTCGAGGCGAGCGTAACAGACTTATCTTAGGACTAAGCTTTGCATTCCGTGATGTTTGGGAGAGCTTGTATCAAAATATCAACTTGTTGTTTATCGACGAGCTGATTGATAGTGGTATGGACACAGCAGGTGTAGAAAATTCACTAGGTATTCTTAAAAAGATGACTCGAGAAAGAGATAAAAATATCTATCTTATCTCACACAAAGATGAACTAGTCGGAAGAGTTAATAATGTTCTTAAAGTTGTAAAAGAAAATGGCTTTACTAGTTATGCAAATGATATCGACTTTGTTGAATAGATATGAATGACGACACACATGACCTAATGGTCCAGGCATATTTAGAATATTTTAAGGCACACGAAGCGTGGGAACAAAAACAAAGTGTTCGCAAATACTACGCTGTACAAAAATCTATTAGACTAATTAGGCAACTAGCAAAACAACGAGGCGATGAAATAAAATATCAACATCATCATGCCAAAAACGAAGAAGGCAAATAATAGGCATTGGTAAGTAAGTTCATGCAGTGGACTTACCGAGGTGAAACAATTGACACAATACCAGACGAGTATGAAGGCTTTGTTTATCTTATCACCAATACCACTACAGGCCAAAAATACATAGGCAAGAAACTAGCAAAATTTAAAACTACTAAGCCACCTCTAAAAGGCAAGAAAAACAAAAGACGAGGCTATAAAGAAAGCGATTGGCGCACTTACTGGGGATCCAGTGACAGGCTAAACGCAGATGTAGCAGCACTAGGCGAAGACAAGTTTACAAGAGAAATATTATACCTATGTAAAGGTAGAGGCGAAATGTCCTACATAGAGGCACGAGAACAGTTTGATCGTAGAGTACTTGAAACAGATGAATACTACAATGGTATTATCAATGTTAGAGTAGGCGGGTCTGACAAACTCAAACAGGCATTGCTAGAACATCACATCCAGGCAAAACAATCCAACACATAAGGTTGGCGGGCCAGTTTAGAAATACCGCTGTGGAAAAAGCTACCGTATAGGAGCACACGTAACATACTGAGCGGCATCCGGTAGTAGGATGTTTGATTGGTATAGATGGAATGTTGGCTGTCGAAAAACTGCACATTACACATAAAAACTCTTTAGCAATAGGAACGAAGCGAGAGGTAGTAGTAATATGTATTCTGTATACTAACATTAACTTGTTAGCTTACAAAAACATATTATTATGATGTCGACGTAGGTTGGGAAAGGTCAGAGCCCATTGTGTAGCAGAAAATTACCTACTTCCAAGTCTCGGCTGTGGCATGACTCACATGAAGCACATTTTCGAGTTTGATGGAACCGTAACAGGTTCCGTCTGACTGAAACGATCTACATGAAACTTAAACATTATGACATTCGTCATAATGCATCTATATCTTGTTAATTACTTCTATCAACAAACGAAGTGTTTAGTTTGAGCGATTAGCGAAAACAAATATCTACGAAGTAGATATTAAATAGATTCGAAAATAAATACTTTGTATTAAGGATATATCTAAATGAAAATCAACGAAGTAACAGAAGCACCTGTAAGTGGATTAAAAAAATCAGCAATGAAGATTGGTGCTAAAGCCCTCGGTTCTCTTGGTGCTAAAGACACTGCTGCTAATTTACGTGGTAAAACAAATCTTGCTGCAACAGCAAACAATCTTTCTCAGCAGTTTATGACTTATATTGGCACTCAAAATAAATCACCTAAAGATATAACTACTCAAGATGTTATCGATTTTCTAGATGGAAAGAATGTTGATACGTCAAACATAGATACTACAAAGCCTATGAACAAAGATAGACTAAACACTATCTTTTTAGATAAGTCTAAAGAAGCAATGGCAGGTAAAGGTGCTAAACCTCAAGATGATGTTGACAATCAAAAAGTTAAAACAGTTTATAGTCAAGTTAAAGGTCAGCTTGACCAGCTTAGTATGAAAGAAAAGAAGAGATTGCTAACTGCTTTGCAAAAAAATATCAATACACCAAAGAAAAAGACGGCAACTAAACCGTCTTTCAAAACTAACAGAAACAAATAATTAAAAGAATGCCATTCCAGTTTTCTTGGTTGTTTCTAAGTTGTCTTTAACAATATCTCCTATCAAACTACGTTCTTCGAAAGACATTTCGATTGCTTCGGAATAGGTAACGCCGCCGCGCATGTACCAACAAATTTTAAGAAGCTCGGCCTTGATTTCTTTTTGAAACCCTTCCATTTTTTTAACTTCTTCTAGGATCTCGCCTAGGCTCCAAGACAAGATCCTTATGCGAAAAAATTTGATTGATCAAATGTTATCGGAACTTCATAAGTTTCAGGCGCACCTGCTGCAACTTCATCTTGAGTTGCAGTTACTTTAATAGGTTCTATTTGAAACTTATTCCTTTGTTCATCAAGATGCTCAGTTAAACTTTTATAAAATTCCTTATCGGTATTATCGACAAATTCTTTAATATGATTAGGATTAGTTACTTCTGTGTCACCAACGGTAATTTTTGTAATACTTTGCGTTAACACACTTACTGTTAGATCTGTTAGTTTTGTAAAACTTTGATTAAATTTAGCAAGTTTGTCAGCATCGGGAATACTTTCATCATTGACAAGTTGAAAAATTCTTTGCTCTTCAAAAGTTTTTAAACTCGAGTCAGTAAATTCTTTATAGGTTAACGGGCGTATTTCAACCTTCATATCTTTTAGTTTAATAATATTATCAAACTTAGCACTAACAAGTTTGTTTAGTAATTGTCTAAGATCTACTGTAAAATCTTTTTCTTCGCCGCTGCCGGGAGTTTTAGTTGAAATTTCCATATTTTCGCCGTATGTTGCAATACGAATTGCAATCAGTATTGCGTCTAAATCAATACTAGGCATCAACCAAGGATTTTTAATATTTGGAACACAACTTTTGATAACGTTTACTGTTGCTTGTCCGTTAAGAAGAGCATCAGGTGTTTTGAATGACAATTCGTCCTTGGCAGTCATTGCATACACAGGAAATTCGCCTGTTTCAGGTATGTCTAATGTACCTTTGGGATAAAACATACCTTGACTAGGTAGTGTTACATAAACCTTCGCTTGTCTAAAAAACTGCTTGAGAGGGTTTTGCTCTTGATAGTTGTCGGGGTTAAATTCCACCATTTTTGTCTCCGTATAAATACAATGTACAAGTATGTATCATAATTATTTATGTGCGTATATAACTCGGGTTGAATAGATTTGGCAGATGAAGTAGAAATAGTCAATTTTGGCGAAGGCGGCGTTGCTAGTGAGGCCACACTAGCCAGCCTCACACGAGCAATAGAACGTTTAGCAGCTTCTACAGGAAAAGATCCCAAAACTGCTGCTGGCAAGCTACAAGAACTTCATAACAAGCGTCAAAAAACTAGTATTGATCTACTTGACGAATTTAATGATGAAAAACCTAAAGAAACTAAAGCTACAAAAAATGCAACCGATGCTCTGAGTGCATTTTCAAATAGATTGCGCGGCGCAGCCATGGGAGCAATTGGATCTGCTCTCGGTAGCTTTACTAACTTTGGTCAAGAACTTATTATGGGCGGAAGTCAACTTTCAGACTTTAGTCGGCATATACCTATAATAGGAGGAAAACTATCAGTTCTAACATCTTTTGTTGACGAAACAATGGTTGCTTTTAGAGAACTAAGCAGTAGTGGCGCAGGATTTAATAATAGTCTTGGTGATATAAGAAGAGCTGCTGCTGGTTCTTTTATGAGCTTAAATGATTTTACTAATTTTATTGTTAACAATAGTGATAAACTTGCAGCATTTGGAGGAACGGTTACTAATGGTGCTAATCAAATAGTAAGACTTAATAAAGCTCTAGGAAGTCAAAGAGACGACCTGCTCAATATGGGTTTTTCTTATGAAGAGATAAACGATAGCCTAGTAAACTATGCATTTCTTACAAGACAGCAAGGCAGATTAGAAAGTAGAAATACAGCAGAAGTAGCAGCCAATGCAGCTGAATATGCAAAAACCTTGCAAACTCTTAGTAAGCTAACAGGTGAAGATGTTGACGCTATTAGAGATAGACAAGCACAACAGATGAACGACTTTGCCTTCCAACAAATGCTGCGCGGCAAAACTGAACAAGAGCAAGCAAGAATAGCTTCATTAATGGCCGAAGCTGAACTTGCAGGACCAGCTGCTGTAAGTAGACTAAAAGAAATTTTATTAGAACTTCCTCCAATGACGGAAGAAACTCAAGCATTTGCTATTGCTTCGAGAGATGCTAATAGAAGTTTAGAAAGAAGTGCATCTCTTATTAGTGATACTACTATGAGTCAAGATCAATTTAATAAGGCAATAAGCGGAAATACAGCTCAAATGCTTGCAGGCATGATCGAAGGCGCTGAAGATATGCAAAGTGTTTTAGCTGTCGCAAGTAGAACAGGCGACGGCTTTGGTGCTCAAGTATTACAAAACATTCAAAATGCAGGAATGGATCTGACACGCTATATAGGCATGTCAGGAGATGAACTTATCAATGCAATAGAAGCTGACATGGAATCTGCTAGACGACAAGCAGATCAAAGAGATGAACTAACTGCTGCTGCTGCTGAATTTGAACAAAGTGTGAGAAACTCTCGTCAAGCTATACAAGAACAATTTTTAAACAGCGGAGTATTTGAACAGCTATACGGAAAAATGGCTGAGTTTGCTACCTACTTAGGAAGTGACGAAGTTATTGGTGAAATGGAAGCATTTGTTCAAAGTCTTACAACACTAGGTTCAAATATCATGAAAGATTTTGAAACACTAGGCTTTGCTGGCACAGTAGAAAAATATACAGAATTGGCTATGGAAAAAGTTGCTGAACTTATTTCCAAAGCATTCCAGCCTGGCGGTCCTATTATGAATGCTATATCTTCTGGAGTAGGACTGATAATAGATGGCATCGGAGCAGCCATCAAAGGGTTATGGGAAAGTGCTCCTGTAGTAACTGCTCTTGTAGGTGCTATAGGTACACTATTTGCAGCTAAGAAAGTAGTTGATATTGCTAACGGCACACGAAGACTATTAGGCTACGAAGACACTGGAAGAAGGGCTAGAAGTCCTAGTACAACTCCTGGAAACATTAGAGGTTCAAGAGGTAGAGGTGTCGGGGCACAACTTGCAGGACTCGGTAGAGGAATTGGCGCAGGGCTTGGAGGTATGGCCGGTGGCATTATTAGAGGTATTTCTTCTGCACTAGCTTTTGCTGGTGGATTAGCATCACCAATAGCATTAGGCGCAGGTGCAATAGGATTAGCAATCCTTGCAATTGGTTCAGGTATTGCAGGCGCTACTTGGTTAACAGGTGCAGCACTGCCAAAATTTGCAGAAGGCATGCAAAGCTTTACTGACCTAGATGGAAGAGCGTTAAAGAGTGCAGCATTAGGTATAACTGCAATAAGTGGTGCGTTAGTTGCCTTTGGAGCAGCAAATGTTGTTTCAGCTATAGGTAATATTGCTGGAGATATTCTTAATGGAATTAATAGTCTATTCGGCGGAACTACACCTTTTGAAAAACTAGAAGAATTTTCAACTCTTAATATTGATTCTGTTAAAGTGCAACAAAATGCAAGGGCATTAGCTGCATTTGGTGAAGCAATGGGTAGTCTTAACTTAGGCAGTTCAGGGTTTTCAAATATGATGGCTAACTTATTTGATGGTATTACTAGTTTCTTTGGAGGCAGCACAGGACTACCTATCGATCAAATAAATGAATTTGCTAGATATAATCTAGATTCTGAAAAATTTAGATCAAATGCAGATGCTATTATCGCCTTTGGCGAAGGTATGAGTGCAATTAGTGGAATTAGACTAGGGTCTAGCTTTACCAATATGGTGAGTGCATTATTTGATGGCATTACTACAATATTTGGCGGATCTGTACAACTTCCTTATCAACAAATGATTGAGTTCGGTGAACAAGATCTAGATCAAGATGCTATAACAGGTAATGCAGAAGTATTAAAAGCATTTGGTGAAGCATTAAGTAGTGTTCCTAAGATAGACAAAGAACGTAGCGGCGGATTGTTCGGCGCAGTAGCATATATATTCCGAGGAGGAGTTCAATTACCTTGGGATAAAATGGTAGCGTTTGGCGAGGTCGATCTAGACGAGACAGCTATAACAGGTAATGCAGAAGTATTAAAAGCATTTGGTGAAGCATTAAGTAGTGTTCCAGATATAAATGCAGAACGCACGGGAGGATTGTTTGGCGGTATTGCATCTGTATTTGCAGGCGGTGTCGAAATGCCATGGGATCATCTTAGAGAATTTGGTAATATAAGAGGCATTAATAAAACAGGCATTGAAGATAATGCAGAAAGTCTTAGAATATTTGGAACAGCATTACAAGGCTTTCCAGAAATAAATGCAGAACGTGTTGGAGGATTCTTCGGTAGTCTTGCAACAATATTTTCAGGCTCTGTTGAATATCCGTGGGATAAAGTTAAAGAATTTGGTGCAGAACTTTTAGATCCAAATGGAAATGTAATACCTAATGCTACAACAATATCTAACTTTGCATCAGCAATGTCTAGCATGCCAAATGTTGAAACCAGCAGAGAAGGCGGCCTATTAGGATTACTTACAGGTTTGTTGGTAGGTTGGGAAACTATGCCTTGGGATGCAGTGAAAAAGTTCGGAGCAGAACTTTTAGATCCTAATGATATAATTGTAGCAAATGTTGAAGTTCTTAACTCATTTGCCGAAGCAATGGGCAATATGCCGCAATTATCTACTAATAGAGAAGGCGGCGCTTTAGGATGGGTTAAAGATATCTTTGCAGGTGAGGAAGATCCGTTGGCACCTTTTGCTGCGTTTGGAGCATACTCATTAGATGCAACTAGAATTGCAAATAATATGTCTGCAATATCAAGTTATTCAAATGCAATTTCTGAAATACCCGCTATTAATAATACTCAATTATCAAGAACGTCAAGGAGTTTAATTGATTTTGCTAAAAACGATTGGGACAATCTAGTATCATTTGGAAATGATATTACACTGCCGTCTGAAAATATATTAAGACACACATCCGTAATACAAAATTTTGCAACGCAATTAAATGCAATGCCTGCAATATCTACAGATATTGATAAGTTAATAGATGATATAAACCTGTTTACTAAATCAGGCGGGTACGGTAATAACTTCGATTGGGACGACATTGCTACATTTGGTAATAAAGATTTTACTGGAGTTTTAGGAAATGCTCAAATTATAGGCGATCTTGCAGCATCTATTTCTAATCTTAATGCAGCCGGATCTTCAGAACTAAGTATACAAGAAGACCTAGTTGCAAGATTAGAAAGAGTCAGTGGTCTAGGAACAGGGTTAGGACACACTGCTGAAAGTTTGCAAACTCTTGCAAATGTACAAGGACTAGGAATACAATTTGAAACAATCAAAGAAGGTCTTGACACTGACGCGGTTAGAACGTATAATGATGCTATAGAAACCTTAATAGGTACAATTGAAGATTTAAAAGATTCGTTAGGTGATGTAAGTTCGATGCAGGAGAGTGCAAACACTGCAATGAGTAACATACAAATTAACGCAAGAAATACTACTGAAGGACTTGGTAGAATGGGCGCTGCACTTGATGCAATGATAAGTGAACTTCGTGTTGCAAATGAGTATAACAAAGAAGTTAGCCGAAATACAAAAGGAATTACAGGCAGTAATGTAGGATCAGGCTACATAAGTAAAGTGCCATAAAGGATAAAAGATGAGTTGGAATGAGTTTTATGTTTATCAGTATATAAGAGAAGACGGTTCTCCTTTTTATATTGGTAAAGGATCGAAAAATAGAATAAATGAAAGTCATTCACCATGGATAGACATTCCTTCTCCTAAATTTAGAAAAATTATTAAAGACAATTTAACCGAAGCAGAAGCATTTGATTTAGAACTTACTTTAATAAAAAAATACGGAAGAAAATTAGACGGCGGTATTTTAGAAAATAAAAAGATTTCTCGTTGGGTAGTACAAGCAGGATGGACTCATTCAGAAGAAGCAAAGCAAAAAATTTCTAAGGCTAATTCTGGAAAAGTTAGAACAGAAGAACATAAAAAAAACTACAGTAAGCCTAAGTCTGCTGAACACGCAGAAAAAATTAGACAAGCAAACTTAGGAAGACAAAATTCTGTAGAAAGGAATACTAAAATTAAAGAATCTATGAAAAGCAAAAGATGGTTTACTGACGGAACCGACTCAATATTTTGCGAACCAGGTGGTCAGCCTAGTAATTATAGACCAGGTAGAACTATGAGGAGAGCAGCATAATGTCGTGGAAAAAGTACTTCACCCCAGTGCCAACAGGCAATAATCCGCAAGGAAGTTATAGTCCGTTTACAAACATGAAAAACGGAGGATCAGCACTTGCAGGACCAGCGCGATCAAACTATAGTTCATACCTTCCTGATGTGTATGTAGGTACTCCTAATCGTGTTGAACGCTACGGACAATACAACACAATGGATCAAGATTCAGAAGTTAATGCTGCTCTTGATATTCTTGCAGAATTTACAACACAAAAAAACAAACAAAATTCAACACCGTTTATTATAGAATACAAAACTAAAGCTACTAATAGCGAAATTACTATTATTCAGCAATACCTACAGCAATGGTGTAAACTTCAAGAGTTTGAAACAAAAATATTTAAAATTTTAAGAAATATTTTTAAATTTGGCGATCAATTTTTTGTACGTGATCCAGAAACAAAACGTTGGTTTCATGTAGATCCTGCAAACGTAACAAAAATTATCGTTAACGAAAGTGAAGGCAAAGTACCAGAGCAATATGTTATTAAAAATATTAACTGGAACTTTGTTGAAGGAGTAGCAACTACTCCGTATCAAACAAATGGAAATATTACCGGCGGCGGTGGCTCGCAATATGAACCAACCGGCGGCGCAAGAGGAATGGTAGGACAACCACAACAAAGTATGAGCGGAAGTAGATTTGCTACAGATCAAAACGAATGGACGGTTGATGCAAAGCATGTTGTACATCTTTCGCTTAGTGAAGGACTTGATAACAACTATCCGTTTGGCAATAGTCTATTAGAAACTATTTTTAAAGTTTACAAGCAAAAAGAATTGCTTGAAGATGCGATTATTATCTATCGTGTGCAACGTGCTCCGGAGCGCAGAGTATTCTACGTTGATGTGGGTAACATGCCAAGTCACTTGGCAATGCAATTTGTTGAAAGAGTAAAAACGGAAATCCATCAAAGACGTATCCCATCGTCAACAGGTGGAGGCCAAAATGTTATAGACAGCTCTTACAATCCTCTATCAATCAACGAAGATTACTTTTTCCCTCAAACTGCTGAAGGCCGCGGCAGTAAAGTTGAAACACTTCCAGGTGGTACTAACCTTGGAGAAATTGATGACCTTAGATACTTTACTAATAAGTTGGTACGCGGCTTGCGTATACCAAGTTCGTACTTACCAACTGGAGCAGATGATTCAGCTTCACAATACAACGATGGTAGAGTAGGAACAGCATATATTCAAGAACTACGCTTTAATACCTATTGTGAACGTTTGCAAGGACTAGTAGCAGAAGAATTTAATACAGAGTTTAAACGTTACTTGCTAGAAAAAGGTATTAACATTGATACTTCAATGTTCGATCTTAAATTTCAGCCACCACAAAACTTTGCAGCATATCGTCAAAGTGAAATTGACAACGCTCGTGTACCAACATATACACAGATGAGTGCTGTGCCTTATATTTCAAATCGCTTTGCTATGAAACGATTCTTAGGCATGACTGACGAAGAGATTGCAGAAAATGAGCGTCTATGGCGCGAAGAGAATGACGATGTTATTGAACCAACAGAAACTGATGCTAGCGGCGAAATGAGAAGTGCTGGTCTTAGTGGAGCTGGTATTGAAAGTGATCTAGGAGGCATCGAAGACGAAGCTGCTGACGGCGAAGCACCGATAGACGGTGGCGACGGAACACAGCCTGATACAGTAACTGGAGACGACCTAGGGTCGACTACACCTCCGGGAACTGAACAAACGATATAAATAATAATATGATACTACGTGAACTTTTTTACTTTGATCCAGAAACTATTGAGCCTGTAGAAGACAAACGCTACGAGGCAGACGATGATTCTACACCTATGAAAAAAGATGATACACGTAAAACACGATTAACTCTTCGTCAGATTAATAAAATCCGCAAAGCATCTGAGCTACATACAGAAGAAAGTCGAAATGAACTAGGTTTCATCAGACAGATGTATGGTATAGCAGCAAACGCAGAAGCTGGCGGAGTATAATTATTGAAAAAAATAGCATTTGTATTGGGAAATGGCACTAGTCGTAAGCCGATAGATCTATCTTCATTGAAAGAACACGGATCTACATACGGATGTAATGCTCTGTATAGAGAGTTTGCTCCTGATTATCTTGTTGCAGTTGATACTAAGATGATTCTTGAAATCAACAAAGCAGGATATCAAAATAACCACGAAGTTTGGACAAATCGTAATAAAGCATTTAATAAGTTTGTAAACTTTAATTTTTTTCCTACATCCAAAGGTTGGAGTAGCGGCCCTACAGCAATGCATATGGCTAGTGATCACGATAACGAAGAAATTTATATTTTAGGTTTTGATTATCAAGGTCTAGGTCAAAATGTAAACAATATATATTCAGGAACATTTAACTATAAAAAAACTACTGATAAAGCTACATATTTCGGTAACTGGCTCAAACAAACCGTAACTACTATACAAAAATTTCCTAAAAAACGATATATAAGAGTAATAGGAAAAAATGGATTTGTACCGAAAGAATTTTCAAAATTATCTAATCTTGAACACATATATGTCGAAGATTTCATTGAAGTTTTCTCAAATTTAGAAAACCGTTAAGAAAATGGCTCGTTTTGAGCCTATTTCTGCATACTTTTTCGACAATTATGTAAATACATTATGACAGCCCCGTACAGGAGTTTTCTTCTGTACACCAAAAACATTTATAGGAGTTTAAAATGGCAGATCAAAATAAATTTGAAAAAATGCTAGAGCTTCTTATCAACGAAGATAAGGCAGCAGCAGAAGAATTATTCCACGAGATTGTGGTAGAAAAATCACGTGATATCTATGAGTCACTACTTGAAGACGAAGCTGAAGTAGACGAGTCAGATGAAGACCTAGACGAAGCTGATGATGAAGAAGTAGATGAGTCAGATGAAGACCTAGACGAAGCAGCTGACGATGACGACGATGATGAAGTTGAGGAAAACTTTGACATGGATTCATTTGAAGTTGAAGCAGACGATGACATGGGCGGCGATCCAACAGACGACATGATGGCAGACCTAGGCATGGACGATGGCGAAGAAGGCGACGACATGGATATGGACGACGAAGGTGAAGAAGGCGATGTTGAAGATCGTGTAGAAGACCTTGAAGACGCACTTGACGACCTTAAAGCAGAATTTGAAAAAATGATGGCAGGCGACGACGAAGGCGACGACATGGACATGGACGACGAAGGCGACGACGAAGAAGAAAAAGAAGCGTTTGCTTTTGAATCAGACGACGAAGAAGTTGAAGAAGCTGCTGACGAAGAAGTTGAAGAAGCAGAAGAAGAAACTGACGAATCAGCAAAAAGCGCAGGTGAGCAAATGCGTGAATATGTAGAAAAAGTATCAGCAACAATGGGCGACAACGGTGCAAACACTAAGTCGGCAACAGCTGGTCCAAACAACATGGGTGGAACAAGTGCAAATATCGCACGTGGCGACACAGCTAACGACGGTGAAGCAGGTGCAGGATCAAAGGTCAAAGGTTCAGCACTAAATGACCAGAATCCAAAAGATATAGGCACAGGTAACATCAATGTACCAGGCGGGAAAGCTTCAAAGGCTGGCAAAACAGAGCCAGGTCACGGAGCAGAGAAAAAAGGTAAGCCTGAAACTGCTGACAAAGCTGCAACAAGTACTCTTAACAAAGTATCAAGTCGCGCTAAGTAAGCAAGATTAAGGAAAACTAGATGATAAACTTACGAGAGCATTTGACATTCGACCAAGCTAATGTAGTACTCGAGAATGCCAACGAAGGAAAAGACCTTTATATGAAAGGTATTATGATCCAAGGTGGTGTTCGAAATGCTAATCAGCGAGTGTATCCTGTGAATGAAATTGGCAGGGCTGTCAAAACTCTCAATGATCAAATTAGTGGAGGATTTAGTGTTCTCGGAGAAGTTGATCATCCAGAAGGACTTAATATAAACATTGACCGTGTAAGCCATATGATAACTGAATGTTGGATGGATGGTGACAACGGTTACGGAAAATTGAAAATTTTACCAACACCGATGGGGAACCTAGTTAAAACAATGCTGGAAAGCGGCGTTAAACTAGGTGTCTCGTCGCGTGGTAGCGGTAATGTAGCAGAAGACGGCAGTAATACCGTTTCTGACTTTGAAATAATCACCGTGGACGTTGTGGCTCAGCCTAGCGCCCCTGGTGCATATCCTACACCAATTTATGAACATTTGATGAATGCACGTGGGGGAATGAAGGCATATGAATTAGCACAGGCAACAAAACACGACAACAAGGCACAAAAGTATCTTAAGGAATCGTTGATTAACATAATCAACAAACTCCAGTAAACTAGGAGAGAGTAATGATAGATGCACTGAAAACACTCTTTGAAAACGATGTAGTTAATGAAGAAGTCAGAGCACAAATTGAAGAAGCTTGGGAAGCAAAGGTCGCTGAAAACCGCCGCGCTGCAACTGCTGAACTTCGCGAAGAATTCGCACAGAAGTATGAGCATGATAAAAGCACAATGGTTGAAGCAATCGATACAATGTTATCTGAGCGCCTAGCAGAAGAAATTGCAGAATTTGCTGAAGACCGTAAAGGTTTAGCTGAAGCTAAAGCGAAATATGCAGTTAAAATGCGTGAAAACGCAGATCTTCTAAAAGGCTTTGTAGTAGAACAACTACAAGGTGAAATTCAAGAACTACGTGCAGACAAGAAAGCAATGGCAGAAAATTATGCCAAGCTTGAAGAGTTTGTAGTAGAAGCTCTATCTTCAGAAATTGCAGAATTTTATGAAGACAAAAAAGATTTAGCAGAAACAAAAGTACGTCTTGTACGTGAAGCTAAAACACACTTCGCTAAAGTCAAAAAAGACTTTGTCGAAAGAAGTGCTACAGCAGTATCGGAAATGGTCGGTAAAACACTTAAAGGTGAAATTACTGCACTTAAAGAAGATATTGACACAGCACGTAGCAACGACTTTGGTCGTAAAATCTTCGAAGCATTTGCAGGCGAGTATATGACTTCTCACTTAAACGAGAAATCAGAAACAACAAAGCTAATGCAAGTGCTTGCAGCTAAAGACAAGCAGCTAGCAGAAGCAAAAGCATTTGCAGCAAAAGCAAAAACACTTGCAGAATCAGTTAACAAAGAAAAAACTATGCTAATTGAATCAGCAAAGCGTGAAAAAACAATTAATGAACTTATTGCTCCTTTATCAAAGGATCAAAAAGAGATTATGACAGACTTACTGGAATCAGTACAAACACCGAAGTTAAATGCGGCGTTTAACAAGTATCTACCGTCAGTTATTGATAGTAAAGGTCCAGCGAAGCAGAAGGCAGTATTAGCAGAAGGCAAAGAAATTACAGGCAACCGTGACACTCAGTCACAAACTAACGTTAGTAGACAAAAAGCAGATGATGGTAATGTATTAGACATTCGTCGTCTAGCTGGATTATAATTAAGGAGATAATAATGTCAGAACTATTAGAAAGTCGCTGGCAGGACACGAAGACAGCACTTCTTGAAGGCCTTCAAGGCAACAAAAAGTCAGTTATGGCAGCAACACTAGAAAATACTCGCAAGTATTTGAGTGAAACTGCAACAGCTGGTGCTACTTCTGCCGGTAATGTCGCAACTCTAAACAGAGTTATTTTACCAGTTATTCGTCGTGTAATGCCAACAGTTATTGCAAACGAACTTGTTGGTGTTCAGCCAATGACAGGTCCAGTGGGTCAAATCCACACACTACGTGTTCGCTATAGCGACACAGCAGGTACAGGCGCAAGTGGCGCAGTTGCAGGCGAAGAAGCTCTAAGCCCATTCAAGATTGCGGAAGCATATTCTGGTAACACAACTACTGCAAAAGCAGCAGCAACAGCAGCACTAGAAGGCGCAGCTGGTAACAGAATGTCAATCCAGATCTTGAAACAAACTGTCGAAGCGAAAACACGCAAACTAAGCGCACGTTGGACATTCGAAGCTGCTCAAGACGCACAATCAATGCATGGCATTGATGTTGAAGCAGAAATCATGGCAGCTCTTGCACAAGAGATTACTGCTGAGATTGACCAAGAGGTCCTAGCATCTCTTAACACACTAGCAAGTATATACGAAACATATGACCAAGCAGCAGTATCAGGTACAGCTACTTTTGTCGGTGACGAGCATGCTGCACTAGCAGTACAAATCAACCGTGTAAGTAACTTGATTGCACAGCGTACACGTCGTGGCGCAGGTAACTGGGCAGTTGTTTCGCCATTCGCGCTAACACTACTACAATCTGCAACTACTTCGGCATTTGCACGTACAACAGAAGGTACATTCGAAGCACCAACTAACACTAAGATGGTTGGTACATTGAACAACGCAATGAAAGTATATGTAAACACATATGCAGCAGACGATAGCCCAGTGCTAATCGGCTACAAAGGTTCAAGTGAATCAGATGCAGCGGCATTCTACTGCCCATACATCCCACTAATGAGCTCAGGCGTTGTACTAGACCCAAGTACATTCGAACCAACAGTATCGTTCATGACACGTTATGGATATGTTGAGTTGAATAACACTGCATCGTCACTAGGCAATGCAGCTGATTACCTAGGTCAAGTTGGTATTACTAACGGCAACGTTAGCTTCAGCTAATAACTTTTTAGTTAATAAACACACAAAGGGTAGCGGCAACGCTGCCCTTTTTTATTGAATGTACTATCAACTAAGATTGATAAATACTATTGTCATATAGGAGCCTACCTTCGAGTAGGACTTATGCGGTACTCGCCGCGTAGACCCTAGAACGGCAATGATTAAACAAAGGAGAAATCATTATGGGACGTCCATTAAGAAAAGATGTAAACGGTGTTGATGTAATTAGAACATTTGGCACAAACACACCCGGCGACGAGAACGCTGGTATTAGACTAAGCGGCTACTTCGGTGACGCACTAGCAACAGACTACATGATTATCAAGCAACGTGGTGCAAAAACATTTGTTGTACTAAGTGAAGCAAATGATAGTTTTGTAGATGGCGAAAGTATTACAGGTCCAGATTCAGCAGACTTTGAGACTGGCACACTAGTAGAAACTACACCAAATGCAAATGGCGAAATTCAAATGCTGGGCACACTCAACGACGGAAGTGCAGAAGTTGCAATTGCTAAAATTACAAAGCGTGTAGCAACAGACTTTAGCGGCAATCGTTATACTTGGGAAATGTCACAATACGACGATTCGTCAGGCGATCAGATTGTTCTAACTGCTATATAAACTATAAGGGGGAGAAATCCCCCTTATTAAAGGAATTAACAAATGTCAAAATATATAAATGTACCAAATGGTGATTATAGAGTAAGAGTCGAAGATGGCGGCTCGATTACACTTGATACTGGGTTCAATGACGGTCAAGTTGTAATAACTGGCGACTTGTTAGTTCAAGGTACTACAACAACCGTTGAATCAACTATAACTACAATTGCTGATAATATTATAACTTTAAACGCAGGTGAAACTGGTGACGGTATTAATAGTGTTAACGGAAATGATTCAGGCTTAGAAGTAGATAGAGGTACTCTTAGTAATGCATATTTTGTATTTGACGAAGATATTTCTTGGAGAAGACCGTCTGACGGAGTGCTTCAAACAGGCGGATTTGTTTTTAGAAACGAATCAGCAAACTTAGTTGGTATCAGAACAGATTCTATTAGTACAGGCGGCGGCGATTTATATCTTATTAATAGTGGAAACGGTGTTGTTAGTGTAAGCGGGACCGTCGATTACGAATTAAACGTTACCGATGACGACGACATTACAAACAAAAAATATGTAGACAATGCAATTGACTTTGCATTTGCTACAGTTTTCCTTCGTCAAATTGGTGACGGTAGTGATACTATTACTAGTATAACAATTGACGACTTTGAAAGTACAGGAAATCCTAGTCAAATTAAATTTGACATAGACGGTGAAACAATATCAACAATTTATAGAGATCGTTGGGAATTTGAAGAAGTAAGAATTGCTGGCACGGTTATTGAAACTATGTCGAGTAATGAAGATTTAATTTTAAGAGCTCCGGGCACAGGGTCAGTAAGAGTTGAAGATGTTTTAGAAATAGATTATACTCCTCATACAGATGATGTATCACTAGAGCCTATTGCTCCTACTGAAGGTATAAAAGTATATACAAGCAATCAGTATAGTGGTAAAACTGGAATTTATTTCGTAAATTCAGAAGACAACCGAGACGAATTAGTAAGTAAGAATAGAGCATTACTTTTTGGAATGTTATTTTAAGGATAAACAATGGCAGTATTAAACGCACAGTTAGAAAATAATCAATTAGATATAATCGGAAGTGAACTAGGTTCAACTGGTGTGCCAGTCGGAAAAACATTTGCTATAACAAACATTTTAGTTTGTAATCAAGATCTTACTGACACAGCAAAATTTGACATGCATATTGTTCCAGCTGGAAAACCTCTAAGTAATAATGTTACTATAGTTGTTAGAGATTTAGAACTACCAGCTGCTGAAACATTTACTTTTGATTCGGAAAGAGTTGTATTAGAAGAAGGTGATAAAATTGTGTTTGTTGCAGAACCTGACATCGGAGGAAGTTTAACTAACTTAGCAGCAACTATTAGTTATTTGGAAGTGTAATGAGATTATTAAAACGTCAAACTACTAATCTTAGAAGTATTGCAGGCAAAGGTGTGCAGTATGATATTGACGATCAAGTTATTGTAGACAGCCAACGTGCGATGGTTGTTCCTAAAGGACCTTATAATGAACAGCCCGGCTTTGCAGGAGACGTAACATATCCTGCTGTTAATACTGCTGCTAACGAAGGACAGATAAGATATAACACTACCGACAATCAACTAGAAGCTTATCAAAACGGCGCTTGGAGAGAAATTCGCTTTAAAGAACCTAATCAAGATCCGGGAATTATTTGGCAGAATCTCGGAACAGGCGATGCTACGGAAACTGTGTTTGGAGAATTACAAAGTGGCGATTCGGATTATCCTGTTCCAGCTGCTAGTGAAAATATTTTAGTTCTTATCGAAAATGTACTACAAATACCCGGTAATAACTACGATATTAGACAAACAGCAGAAGTAGATATAACTGGACCAAATGCACCATACACAAGTACAGGAACAGGTTGGTGGATAGAATTTACAAGTCCTGTTCCTTTTGGCAAAGACGTAACCGTAATTCACAACTTTGACAAATAAATACAATATGTCAAAGGAGAGAGGGTTATGGCAGAACCAAAAAATGGCCGTATAGGCGGCGGCGTACTAGCAGATAACTTAAAAAGAAATGGTATTGATTTAAGATTTTATCAATCTACAAACCTAGTTGCTGCACCAACTCCTCTTTTACACTTAGATGTTAATACTAAAAAGATAGGTGTTAATATTGATGGACCTAGTGATGCCCTACAAGTTCCTAGTACGGTTAAATCAACAAACTTAAAAAGCACTACAACTAACATTGCTCCTAATGTTAACATTCAAAATAATGAAATTAATAACCTAGGTGCTAATATCGAATTGTCAGCAGGTTCTGAAATTCAAGCTACTACAATAGCAACTGACGAATTACTCTTTGACGAAAATACTATTAGTAGTAGATCTAATGATACTAACCTAGAACTAAGGCCAAACGGCACTGGCACTTTAGAAATAAATTCTAATTGGAATATTACTGGGGCATTACATTCAACCGGTGATATTACTATTGGTGGTAATATTGAGTTCGGTGATAGTGATGCTGATAGTTTAGTATTTGAAGCAGACCTTGATAGTGATATAATACCTTCTTCTGGTGGTACACGAAATTTAGGTAGTGTTACTAAACGATGGGGTAATTTATATAGTAATCTTTTAAACGGCCAACGAGTAGAAGTTGGTACTTTAGTTTTAGATGATACTAGTCTAGCTCTAAGACAGGGAAATATTTTTTATGTTTCGACTTTGGGAGATAATACCAATGTTGGAGATCATCAACACGGTGCTTTTTTAACTTTAGAACATGCATTAAGTGTTGCAGATGCTAGTGGTTCTGGGCCAGTAACTATTCATATCTATCCAGGCGAGTATGCAGAAAACTTTCCCTTAGAAATACCCGAAAATGTTACTATTAGTGGCGAAGATATAAGAAATACTATTATTAAACCCACACTAGCAACAAACACTAATGATGCATTTAGAATGAATCAAAATACAACTATTGAAAATATAACTATAAAAGATTTTTATTACGATAGTTTAAACGATACAGGATATGCTTTTAGCTTTGCTCCAGGAGCAACGATTGCCGAAAGATCTCCATATGTAAGAAACATAACCGTTATCACACAAGGTAGTACAATAACTGCTGACGATCCTAGAGGATTTTTATCTGGTGATGCAGGTAAAGGTGCATTAATTGACGGCGCAATATTAGATACAAGTACTCCTCAAGGTAGTATGCTATTTCATAGTGCTACATTCATAACTCCGGGTGTAGATTGTATTACAATGACTAACGGTGTAAGAGTAGAATGGCTTAATAGCTTTACATATTTTGCAGGCAAAGGATTATATGCAACACAGGGTATTCTAGGCTTAGGTGCTAATGGAACTACATTCGGTGCTGAAATTCGCTCAATCGGATCAGCTAACGTTTATGGAACATATGGCGCTTATGCTGACGGCGCAGACACATTGATGTACTTAATTGGACATAATTTTGCATATATAGGCGTTGACAATAGTGTTACTAATGATAGAACTTTAACTATTTCGGCAAACGAAGTAGTAGAAATAAACAGCGGCAAAATATATCATACATCAACAGATGCAGACGGCGACTTTAGGGTTGGAGATGCATTTTTTGTAGATTTCGAAACTGGTACAACAAGTATAGATGCTAACGAAATTGATTTTAGTGGTGTAGGATCTATTATTGTAAGAAACGGTGTTGACATTACATACATTGATGGAGAACGTGTTGACACGGGTAACATAAGATTTGCTGGCAATGAAATAACAACGATTGACGGTGATTTAAATCTTTCTCCACAAACTGAAATTTTAAATATAGACACAAGTCCAGGACTAGTGCTTTCAAGAGATACAACTATTAATGTTGTAGAAGTTGAAGGCGGCGTTAGATACAACACTGATACAGATCTATTTGAAGGTTACTCGAGTTCTAATCTAAGTTTTGGCGGCATTTATTCTCAAGACAGACAAACTAGCATTGATGCGCACGACACAAACAATCAAATATTAATACGTGCAAATGAAGTTAATACAGCTGAAATAGAAAGCTACGGATTAAGACTCAACGGTCTAACTAACGAAAATTTATATTTTGATGAAAATAATTTAACTAGTGTCAATAGTAATGTTGATATAGAATTAAGAAGAGACGGTACAGGTATAGTTGAAATATTTAATATCGATATTGAAAATAGTAATCTATTAAACACAACAAACGATACATTTACTATTAAAACTACTGATAGAGGGTTCGTTAAATTCGACTCAACAACAGGCATAGTTGTTCCTTACGGAACTGAACTAGAACGTCCAGTAGCACCAAATACTGGAGACACTCGCTGGAATACAGAGGAAGGTTATTTAGAAACCTATAACGGTACAGCATGGCAACGAAGTGCCGGCGAGGGTGAAGAAGTTACAGAAGACGTCCTCAAAGAATTAGTCGATATCTATACCATAGTACTAGGATAATCTTCAAAAACGATAAATAATTATAATGTAGAGTAGACCTATTCTACAGGTCCATACTGTGGTTAGCCAGCAAAGAGCCTTAGGGATGAGAATTTGGCTAGAGGGACAGGATCCCCGTATTGAGGAGAAGAGATGGCTATAGGTCGCATAAGTGGTCCGCTCTTAAAGGCAAACCTTTTACGTGAAAACGTAAACTTAGCCTTTGAGAACGATTTACTATATCTAGATGTTAATAACAGCCGTATCGGTATTAACAATGATACTCCTCAATATGACTTAGACGTTGTTGGAACAACACGAGCACCACAATTAGAAATTGCTACACGAGCAGATATTGCAGATGTATCTATTGTTGGTAATCAAATATTTTCTAACACAAGTACACTTTCTTTGGGTACTGCTAACAATGTTGTCTATCAAAATAAACTTGTTATTGATGATTTTGATGTTGAAAATAATGTTATTAGTACTAACAACAATAACAAAAATATTAATTTAAGTCCAAACGGTACAGGTTCTGTTGAAGTTTTTGCAGACACAAACGTCTATGGTAATATTACTGCTAGTGGCACGGTTACAGCAGAAGGCAATATTACACTCGGTGATGCCGACACGGATAATGTTACATTCAACGCAGAAATTGCAAGTAATATTATTCCTGATGTAACTGGAGTATATTCTTTAGGTAGTGATCCAGCTAGTGGCGGAAAACAATGGGCTGATGTGCATACAGACAACTTTTTTGCAGGAACGGTTACTACAACAGCACTAGAAGTTGACGGAGTTGACCTTGCATTACGTCAAGGAAATATACTCTATGTTGCTGAAAATGGCGACGATACGTATAGCGGAGATCACCCAAACGATCCTTACAGAAGTTTAACATACGCACTAACACAGGCTACTGCCGGTGATACTATCCACATTTACCCAGGAGTATACGAAGAAACGTTTCCGATGACGGTTCCTGCTGGAGTTACGGTTAAAGGACACAGCATTAGAAGTGTTAAAATTGTACCTACAACTGCAACCCAGTCAAATGATGCATTTATGCTTAACGGAGAAACTACGGTTGAAGATATTACTATTGCAGATTTTTACTACGATAGTATAAACGATGATGGTTACGCATTTAAGTTTGCTCCGGGGTGTAACGTACAAACACGCTCTCCGTATGTAAGAAACATAAGTGTAATTACTCAAGGCAGTATAACATCATCAGAAGATCCAAGAGGATTTGATCAAGGAGACGCTGGTAAAGGTGCACTTATAGATGGTAGTGCAGTTGATGCTGCTTCTAGAGAAGCAGCAATGTTATTTCATAGTGTAACGTTTATTACACCGGGAGTTGATGCACTTACTATTACTAACGGCGCAAGAGTCGAATGGTTAAATTGTTTTACTTATTTTGCAGACAAAGGTTTGTATGCGCTAGACGGTGCAACCGGTTTAAAAGGAACTGGTCAAACTGCTGTTAGAGTAGACGGATTAGACGGATCGTTTGTTGCAGGCGAAACATTTGAATATTACGACACTGACGGTGTTACACTATTAGCAAGTGGAACTATTGATAGTGTTGATGCTGATGATAAATTTTATATCACAGGAAATTTAACAGGATTAGAAGAAGCTGGCGAGCGTGGCGGAAAGTCTATCACCAGTTACGGTAATGCTGCTCTAGAAACAGATCAAGCAAAGTTTGGCGCAAGTAGTTTATTTTTAGATGGCGTTGATGATTATCTAAGTATTGCTGCTAATAATGATTTTGGATTTGGAACAGACGACTTTACTATAGAAACATGGGTTTATCCAACATCATCGCAAGTATCTAGAATATTTGATTTTAGAGCCGGAGCAATTGTTGATAATGCAGTATCTATAAATTTAAATGGCCTAACACCTCAAGTATATATTGATGGCGCTTATCAAATAACAGGTAGTTCTGACCTAACAATTAACACATGGAATCATTTAGCTTATGTAAGAAACGGTACAACCGGAACACTTTATGTTGATGGTACTAGTGTCGGTTCATGGACAGACAATACAGATTACGGTGTTGCAAAACCTTTAATAATCGGAGCATTATATACCGGTGCTTTATCATTCTTTGAAGGATATATTGATGAAGTAAGAATATCAAAAGGTTTAGCAAGATATAATGCTAACTTTGGTGTTCCGCTAGCAGAGTTTACTAGTGACACTAATACAGTATTGCTGCTTCACTTTAATGGTGATGATAGTTCAAATGTAATAGAAGACGATGCACTAAACTCGCAGGATCTAAGATTTAGTGGAGGAGCAACTGCCGGTTATATATCACTTGTAGATAGAACAGACTTCGGCGGCGAACTTCGCTCAATTGCTAGTGCAAGTATCTACGGTAACTATGGTGCTTACGGCGACGGCAACGGCGTATTAATGTATTTGATCAGTCAAAACTTTGCATATATTGGTAATGGCAAAGAAGTTGATAACGATCCAAATACCGTCATACAAGCAAACGAAGTAGTTGAGCTAAACAATGCAAAAATAAGATATAGTTCAGTTGACCATAGAGGTGACTTTAGAGTTGGTGAGTTCTTTTATGTAAATCAAGCAGACGGAACCGTTGACTTTACTAGTTCAGAATTTAATATTGATACAACCAGCGGTTTAACTATTAATACTGCTGGCAGTACAACTACTATCACTGGTGATAGAATAGATACTGGCAATTTAAGAATAAGCGGCAACACTATTGAGAGTCTAAGCGGCGATCTTGATTTAGATGCAGATAGTGGCATTATTAGAATAAACAGCACCGGTTCACTACAACTTCCGTCAGGAAATACAGCAAGTCGTCCAACTCCTGAACTAGGTATGATTCGTTATAATACTGATACAAATTTATTTGAAGGGTATGACGGAAACTGGATTGCACTCAATGGTATATATGATCTAGACTTAGACACATACATTACAGCAGAAGCAACTCCTGGTGCAAATGACGATACCCTAAGATTTTATGTTGGCGGCAGTCAAGTTGTAGACATTGACGAAAATAGATTGAATACACCTAAAATTGTTGTTGACGATATAACAATTGATGGAAATGTTATTGAAACAACAACTACTAACACTGACTTAGTATTAAGTGCTAATGGTACAGGCGAAGTTGTAATAGACGAACTATCATTTAAAGATAGTTCAATAACTAATAGAACACCAGACGGTATACTTTATTTTCAACAAAGCGGAAGTGGATATTTTAAGATTGAAGGTACAGGTGGATTTGTTGTACCAGTTGGGTCTAATGGTGAGCGTCCAGAAGAAGCTTATCGCGAAACTGGTATGACAAGATATAACACTGAACAAAGATATCTTGAAATTTGGGATGGATTTAGTTGGGTATCTGTTGCAGGTGCAACAGGATCGATTAGTGTAAACGCAGCAGAAGATCTAGCAATTGAATATGTATTAACTTTAGGATAAAGAAATGGCAACACAATTTAAAAACAAAGTAGTTAAAGAAGTAGGAAATGTTCCTATCCTTGCAATAGAAACAGATGCTGTTACACGTTCAACTATAATTGGACTTAATTTAGCTAATCTAACAGATTTTATTGTTTATGCAAGTGTATTAGTGCATGACGATACAAGTGTTGAAGGTTATTTAATGAAAGATGTTATGATACCACCGAATAGTAGTTTAAAAGCACTGGCAGCAGGCGAAAAATTAATACTTGCTCCAACTAATCAATTATATTTAGTTGCTAGTGGCGACAACGCACTAGATGCAGTTATTAGTTACGTAGATATTGTATAAGGAAAAGTTATGTCAAATTACACAGGAACAACACCAGATCACATAAACGGCGCAATACCTGATCGATATTTTTACGGTCTACGTAGAACTGACGACGGCGAGTTGTTTATTGGTAAAATAGATCAGATGTCAACCGTTGACGAGATTACAATAAATAAACCCGGAGATCCGTCACAAAACTATTCTAGTTTTGAAGAAGGACAAGATTTTTATGAAGGAAGAGATGTTGATCATAATTTAGTATATGAAAATTTAAATTATGAACAATTTCGTTGGGATGGTCGCAACATATCTTACTATGTAAACGACGAAGGCGAATTAATAGCAAGAGTAAACCACAGTTTCACATACGATGAAAATTCATCGTCTAACGGATTATAAGAGAGTAGAAAATGGCAAATTTTAATTTAGATAGAATCAGATTTAGATGGAAAGGTGATTGGACAGGTGACACAGCTTATACCAAAGACGATATTGTTTACTACAATGGTAAAGCATATGTTTGTTTGATCGGACATACATCAAATACTGATAATTTAAGTACTGACCTTAATGATGCTAATTCAAAATGGGAATTAATGTTTGACGGAAAAGCTTGGAAAAATGTATGGACAAGCGAAACGTATTATACACCTGGTGATATAGTAAAGTTTAAAGGATATGTATATGAATGTGTAACAGCACACACTTCAACTATTGTAAATAATTTAGGCTTGCCTGCAGATATATCAAATTGGAAAATTGTTGCAACTACATATAATTGGCTAAATGAATGGACAATTGATACATATTATGATCTAGGAGATGTTGTTAGAAACAACGGTATTGTTTATATTTGTTCTTCCAAACATCAATCAGCAGCAGACGAAGCACTTGGTCTAGAAGATAATCAGCCAAGTTGGACTATTTTAACTACCTCAGATAGTTGGCAAGCTGATTGGGAAACTAACACTAGATACGTTGCTAAAGATATTGTAAAATACGGTGCTATTAGTTATCGATGTTTAACTGGACATACTAGTGCAGAAACATTAGCATTAGGTCTTGAAGAAGATCAAAATAAGTGGGAAATATTTGTAGAAGGTATTGAATATAAAGGCGACTGGACTACTACAACTAGATATAAAAAATATGACATTGTTAAAAGTGGCAGTGTTTTATGGAGAGCTTTACAAGGACACACTTCAACTACAACATTAAGAGAAGATCAATCTAATTGGGAAGTATATATACCTGGGTTAACATATGAAAGTTTATGGGAAAGTGCTACAGAATATAAAAAAGGTGATATTGTTTTATATGGCGGATATACATATACTGCGTTAACTAACAATTTAAATAGTGTACCTAGTGTAAATGGCATATTGCAAGACACAGGAGACTGGGAATTACTAGTTGCAGGTTACACACACTTAGGCGACTGGTCAGAAATAACTTCATATAAAACTGGCAATGTTATAAGAGACCAGGGGTATCTTTATATTGCAGTAGGCGACAGTACTGCTGTAAAACCAAATACAGATGATTCTAAATGGCAAATTTTAGTAACAGGTCGAAAATGGAAAAAAGAATGGACAGATAATACTGAATACCATTTAGGTGATGTAGTTACTTACGCAGGTACAGCATATATTTGTATTAATGAACATTTAGGAATTGAAAGTGATAATCGTCCAGATTTAGATATTGAAAATACAAATGAAAATTATTGGAGAGTTCTATTACAAGGCACTTCTAGTAATGTATTAACCTCAATAGGCGATTTAAGAACACACGACGGATTATCAACTATACGCAATGCTATTGGTAATGCAGGTTCTGTACTATCTTCATCTGGATCTATTATTAATTGGCAAGATTTTGAAGTTGTAGAAAATGTTTTTTATGTAAGCATAGACGGAATTGACGAATCATATGCCGGAAAGTCATTAAACACTCCGTTTAGAACTGTAAAGTATGCATGTGAATATGTTTTAAATAATGTCGATACTAATACTACTAATAGTACTATTTTTATTAAAACTGGAATATATGAAGAGATATTGCCTATTAAAGTTCCTAGAAATTGTGCATTAGTCGGCGACGAATTAAGAAGTACCGTGATTACACCAGCTGCTGGATACGAAACTAGTCACATGTTCTTCGTTAATAATGGTAGTGGAATAAGAAACATGACACTTCAAGGGCTATCAGGAGATTTGCCAATTGGAGGAAATGAATATAATACTCGACTTCCTACAGGTGGAGCATATGTAAGTCTCGATCCAGGAACAGGATCAGACGACGAAAGTGTATGGATTACTAATAAATCGTGTTATGTTCAAAATGTTACTGCTTTTGGCACAGCATGTGTTGGTATGAAAATTGACGGTAGTTTACACGACAGCGGTAATAAATCCATAGTAGCAAATGATTTTACACAAGTAATAAGTGACGGTATTGGTTATTGGGCACTAAATGGCGGCAGATCAGAACTTGTAAGTGTGTTTACATATTTTTGTTATATTGGATACTTTGCGCAAAACGGCGGAATCTTACGTGCTACAAATGGTAACAATTCTTATGGTACATACGGTTCTAGAGCAGAAGGATTTAGTTTAACTGAAACACCGATTACTGCTGAAATAAATAACCAAACACTAGAAGCACAAGTAGATATAGTACACACTAATGGTAATGAATTAATTGCATTTGGTTATGAACATGCTGGCCAAAATTACACTAGTGCAACTGGCACAATAGCAGGCACAGGAATTAATGCAAATGTAGTGTACGAAGAATATAGAGATAATGCTATATCACAAATTAGATTAATTGATCCTTCTGATTCAAGCACACCGGGCGGAATAAATTATCAATATTTGCTTAACAATGCCCAAGGCGGAGATACTGGATCAATAATACTAGCTGCATCAGACGACACTGGTACACCTGAAAAATATATAGGAATGAGAATTGTAATTGTTTCTGGTAAAGGTGTAGGACAATATGGCTATATTAGTGGATACAACGAAACAACTAAAGTTGCAATCATCAGTAAAGAATACAACGATACTAATGGATGGGAAAACTTATATCCAGGCAGACCAATCGAAACTGAGTTAAATTCAACTACTAGATATAGTTTAGAACCAAGAGTAATTATTGATGATCCAGGTTGGACAGAATCTACAAATACATTATCTTGGCCTGGAACTTTTGCAAGTAGTTCTAGTATATTAAGTATGGCGTATGTTGACGGTACTTACATAGCAGTAAACGAAAATGGCGATTCTGCAATTAGTACAAACGGAACTAGTTTTGTTTCTAATGTGTCTGATATAACCGGAACTGGATTTTTTAATAATTATCCAAAAATGGTAACAACATATAACACAAGTGCTTATTTCTTATATCAAAATAACAATACAGTTTATAGATATAATACAAATTCAAACAGTTGGAGTAGTATAGGTTTATCAGCTAACCAATATGTTGTTATGGCAGTAAACACAGACATTGGTAATCATATTGCCATTGACGGAAATGCTAGTCTTTGGCAAACATTTGATGAAAATGGAGGCAACTTATCTGTTAATTCTTTCTCAACTATCGGCGGCGGCGCATCTACTACAGGTATAGCTTACGGTAACAGCACTTGGGTAGTTATAAAACAAGACGGCAAAGGTGCGTATTCTACTGATAACGGAAATTCTTGGACCGAAAGTTTAACACTTTTACCTATTAATATTGAGTGGGACGATCTTACTTACGGAAATGGAAGATTTGTTGCAGTAGGTAGAGGTACAGGAAACGAGGTTAAAGCTGCTTATAGTTTTGACGGCATAACTTGGTATAACGATGATGGTCATTTATCAAACTTACCTATTGTATCTGCTTTTTTTAGAGTAGTTTATCAAAATGGTCAATTTTTAGCTTGGCCTGATACAACCGGAACTCAAGTTATTGCTAGATCTAAAGACGGGTATACTTGGAAATTCTTTGATGAAGATAGTACACAATTTACAATACAATCACCTGTAGACGGAGTATATGCTCTCGATAACGAATTGTGGAATTGGAATCAAAACTCTAACGATGTTTACAAATATGCTTCTGGTGCAGGTGCTGTATCAAGAGTAGCAGTAAGTTCGAGTAGAATTCAAAACTTTACAATATATGATCCCGGATCCAACTATACATCAACTCCAGGAGTATTAGTATTTGATAACGAAAATACTATTGATGCATTAGATGCACCGAGAATATTCGATGGTGTATTACCGCAACCTGTGTTTACAAATAGAGGTGAAGGATATGTTACTGCTACAGCAGAAATTACAGGAGACGGATTTGCAGACATTTATCAAACTGGGAAACGTATAAATCTTAAGAATGTGTCATTAGTTCCCGGACCTGGTGCAAACGTTGTTATCAACGGAATTAATGACATTAACTATAGACTAACGAAGATTGTGTCGCAGTCAGGAACATCGCCTAACTTTGACGTAACTATTGAAGTTAGTCCGCCATTGACTAATGAAAACTCACCAGACCATAATGAGACTTTGATATTAAGAGAATTATACAGTCAGGTACGTCTAACAGGACACGACTTCTTGGACATCGGTTCCGGTAACACAACTAGTACAGCATATCCTCAGCTGTATCTTGAAGGATATGTTTCTGAAAATGAACCGCAACCGTTTAACGAAGTTACTCAAGAAGGCGGCGGTAGAGTGTTCTATACATCAACTGACCAAGACGGTAACTTCCGAGTTGGTGAATTGTTTGCAGTTGAACAGGCAACTGGAGTTGTATCTATTAATGCTGATTTCTTTGAACTATCGGGACTAGAAGAACTTAGTTTAGGCGGAGTTCAGTTAGGCGGAAGTGCAGTTGTGATTAGAGAGTTTAGTAAAGAACCAACATTTGCAGCTAACTCAAATAATATTGTTCCTACAGAAGCAGCTATTCAAGAATATCTACAAAGTAGAATATCCGGAGGCGGCGCAGATGCAGTAACAAATACATTATTTGCAGGACAAGTAAAAATAACAGGAAGTAGTATTTCAACAACCTCAGGACTTGACATAAATATTCCTGTAGATGTTGATATGACAGATGGAATAGACGGCGATTACTTAGCACAAATGTTCTTTGCGTCCGGAAAGTAAGCATAATGATAAATATATTAAATAGAGCGGAGTTTTTAAATGGCAGAGTTTAAATTAGGTAGAATTAGATTTATTTGGAAGGGCGACTGGGCAGCTTCTACAGTCTACTACAAAGACGATATTGTTCGCAATGGCGGAAACACATATGTATGCATTGCAGGCCATACTGCTCCGACAATGTTTACAGATTCGCAATCAATATATTGGAATAAAATTTCAGATGGTACTGATTGGAAATCAAATTGGCTTGTAGAAACATACTACAAAGTAAATGATATTGTAAAATATGGCGGATACTTATATGTCTGTAATGAAGCACATACAAGTACACTAAATGCAGATGACGGATTAGAAGCAGATCAAGCCAAGTGGGATCTTTATGCAGAAGGCTTTGATTATAAAACAAATTGGTTTACAGGAACTCGCTATAAAGTTAATGACATTGTAAAGTACAATGGCACAGTTTACATATGTACACAAGAACACACTAGTGCTGCAACAGAAGCAGAAGGATTAGAATTAGATCAAGCTAATTGGGATATATTTTCAGAAGGCTTTTATTGGACAGGTGAATGGGATGTAGATACTCGTTATAGAGTTAATGACATTGTTCGCTTTGGCGGCACACTTTATGTTGCAAATACAGGTCATACTAGTGCTGCAACAGAAGCAGAAGGATTAGAAGCAGATCAAGCTAAGTGGGATTACTTACACAAAGGCATTGAATACAAATCAGACTGGGCTGTTACAACACGTTATAAAATTAATGATGTAGTAAAGTATGGTGGCGGCTTGTGGATTTGTACTACACAGCATACAAGCGGATCTACAAACTTAGCAGCAGATGAAGCTAATTGGGCACAATTTGTAGAAGGTTTAGAATTTGAAGACAGCTGGGATGCCGGTACAAATTACCAACCAGGTGACTTTGTAACTTATGGCGGTTATAGTTATGTTTCAATTACAAACAATGTCGGCTCTAAGCCAAGCGATACACCTGCAGATTGGGATCTATTTACAACAGGTTTTCGCTTTATTGGCGACTACGAAGATGATAGTACAAATAGAGAATACATTGAAGGTGACGTAGTTCGCTTAGGAGGATATACATATCTATGTATTGAAAAACATGAAGGATTCCGTCCACCGAATACAACATATTGGGAACGTTTAAACGAAGGTGTTGAATGGAAGGGAACATGGACTGATGCAACATTTTATGATGCAGGAGATAGTATACAACATGGTGTAAACTCATATATTTGTGTATTAGCACATACATCAGATGAAGTTATAGAACAGAACAGACCAGATCAAGATGTTACTGGCACTAATTGGAATTTATTAGTTGCGGGCGCAGAATCTGGTAACTTAACTACTTCGGGCGACATTGTCTACTACGGCGGCGCAGGCGCAACAAGATTGCCAATAGGCACGCCAGGACAAGCATTAAGAGTTAATAATAGCGGTGATGCTCCAGAGTGGGCATATCTTGGTCGTATTAATAATGTATTTTATGTCGAAAGCATTTCTGGCGTTGATGAGCCAGCACCGTTGTATGGTGTTACACTAGATCGACCTTGGAAAACTATTCGTTATGCAACAGAACAAATTCAAGCAGGTGCAATACGTTATAATGCTAAACATCTTTTAGAGAGAAACAGAAGCTTTATTCAAGATGAAGTTGTTGAATATATTGATGCAACATACCCTGCACTTGTAGGAGTATACGATAAAGCAGCATTTAGAGAAGATGCAGGTGCTGTTGTTGATGCAATTATATGGGACTTGTCACACGGCGGCAATGCACGTTCTAGAGTACAATCATTGACATACTTTAATAGTGCTGGAGATACATATACAGCAGGCAATCAAACAGAAACAGCAGCAGGACTAAATTATATTAAAACATTAACAGATGCAATTTTATCAAACCTTGCTCCTGCAACAGTTAGAGGCTCATTAAACCAATATATTAATACTGACTTTGTAGAAGAAGCTGATGCACAAGCGACTGCAGAAACACTAGTTAATATTGTTACTGATGCAATTACTGCTGGTAATACTACAGAAGTTCCAGCTGAACGTAAACCTCAAAATAGTATATTTGTTAAAACTGGACAATTTTCAGAAGTACTGCCGATTGTTGTTCCTGAAAACACAGCAGTTATCGGCGACGAATTACGATCAACACGCATTACACCTGCTGGTGTACTAGTTGATAGTAGTGATACACCTTACACTCTTGATGCGATTAGTAGACTACAAGCAATTACAAATAACGTTATTACACACGGTGTAGTTACAAAGACTACAGGAAATTCATTAGATCCAGTAACAACGTCACCAGCAGGCAGCGCGAGCGCAGGTGTTGATGCTGCCGGTCTATGGCAACAAATTTATGATTATATTGACTACGGTGTTAACGGTGCAACTGGCGATTCGACTGTACCTGTAAGCGCAGGATCAAATACTCCAAATACTACTACTGACTATACATATGCTGTTGAAACACTTGAAGCAAACAGAGCATTCTTAGTAGCAGAAGTTACAGCGTATATTGCAGATACATATCCTTCTTATGAATATGATGTTGCAAAGTGCGAAAGAGATATCCACAGATATATTGACGCTATTAAGCATGATTTAATTTATACAGGAAACTATAAGTCATTATTATATGCACGTTATTATGTAAATGCTGTCGGCGGAAGTACAACAGAAGATATGTTTTATATGCGTAACGGAACAGGTTTGCGCAATTGTACTGTAGCAGATCTATCTGGGTCACTAACTACTGCAAATGTTTACGGCACAAAACGTCCAACAGCAGGTGCATTTGTAAGTCTTGATCCAGGTTGGGGACCAGAACACCTCGACGCATGGATTATTAACAAATCACCGTACGTACAAAACGTAACTACATTTGGTACAGGTTGTGTCGGTTGTAAGATTGACGGCGATCTACATGATGGCGGTAACGACTCAATTGTTGCTAACGACTTTACACAGATTATCAGTGATGGTATTGGCGTATGGTGTACTAACCTAGGCAGAACAGAACTTGTATCTGTGTTCTCATACTATGGACACATCGGTTACTTGGCAGAGAACGGTGGTAAGATTCGCGCTACAAACGGTAACTCATCATACGGCGCATTTGGTACAGTTGCTGAAGGTGTTGATATTACTGAAACTCCGATCACTGGTAACGTTAATAACAACGCACTTGAAGCGTTTGTTACAAATGTTATGACCGACGGAAATAATATTCTTACACTTGAATACGGAAATGCAGGAGTAAATTACACAGCTGGTGCCACTACTATTACACCATCAGGCGAAGGCTTCGGCGCTCTCATTGATGAAGTGCAAACAGTTAATGGCGGCGTATTTGAAGTTAGATTATTAGATCCAGCTGAAAACTTTGGCGGCCTTGATTATATAACTAGTGAAAATGTAGCACAATCGGGTAATGCTACACAAATAACTTTATCAAACACCGATACTAGACTTGATGCAGCATATGTAGGCATGGCAATATATATTACATCCGGAGTAGGCGCAGGTCAATACGGATATATTGATACTTACAATAGCGGTACAAAGCTTGCTACTATTAAGAAAATGAGTGATGATACAGCAGGCTGGGATCATGTAACTGGTGTTGCTATTGAGACTACGCTAAACGAAACAACATCATATTCGATTGAACCTAGATTATCGTTTACTGCACCTGCTAGCGGATTATATGCTGATACTACAGCAGCTCGCGCAAGAGTCGAAGACGGTAAGATTACTGAAATTCGTATATGGAATCCTGGACAAGGATACACAAGTGCTCCTACAATGACTATTACTGATCCAAATAATACAGTAGAAGCACCGCATGAAGTTAGAATCGGCGACGGTGTATTAACACAGCCTACATGGACAAATCGTGGTAGTGGAATGGCAACAGCAGCAGCTGACGTTGTTGGTGACGGATATGCTGATAGATATCAGCCCGGTACGCTTATTAATGTAAGTGGATTAACAGAAATACCACAAGCTGGCTCCAACCTAACATTCCAAGGAATTCCTGGAGATTACTATAAACTTGTAAATGTTAGAAATGTTGAAGGAACTGGTCCTTATACTGCACAATTACAAGTAAGTCCAGAAATAACTATAACTCATGCACCAGATCACGACGATCCTATTGAATTTAGAATTAGATATTCACAAGTTCGTCTAACAGGACACGACTTCTTGGATATCGGTACTGGAAATTTTGAAGATACTAACTACCCTAACACTCCAGTTAATCCAATCGATCCAACAAAAGAAACATTTACTGGCGGCGGCGGTAGAGTGTTCTACACCACTACTGACCAAGACGGTAACTTTAGAGTTGGTGGGTTGTTCAACGTTGAACAATCAACTGGTGTAGCAACACTTAATGCTGATGCGTTTAACATTACTGGATTGAATGAGCTACAACTTGGTGCAGTTGCACTAGGCGGCACAGGTGCTGTTATTACTGAATTTAGTGTAGACGGTACGTTTACTGCTAATAGTGATAATATTGTTCCAACACAAAAGGCAATTAAAACTTATATTGCTAGCCAAATTGGCGGAGGCCAAGGCGAACTAAATGTTAATAGTTTAACAGCAGGCGTAATTAAAGTTTCTGGACAGGAAATTACAACTACAACTAATGCACAGATAAATATAACACAGAAAGTTAATTTTACTGGCGGAATCAAAGGTGCACCAGTTGCATTGAATTACTTTTTATCATCATAACGGAGAATATATAAAATGGCTACAGGAAGATTAGCAGCAAGCGATTTAAGCGCAGCAACACTTACAACAGTATACGAATGTCCAGCAGACACTTATGCCGTTGCAACAATATCGATATGTAATAGAGGTGCTGATGCTTCTAATATTAGTTTAGCAATTGCAGATGCAGATACTCCTACTAACGGAGAATACATAGAATTTGAAACAGGGTTACTTGCTAAAAACGTACTAGAACGTACAGGTCTAGTGTTAGCAGCAGGTCAAAAAATAGTTGCATTATCATCAGAAGCAAGTATTAGTGCTGTAGTTTTTGGTATCGAAACATCAGCATAAATACATGTATAAAAGGAAATTATAATGGGAAGATTTATAGGATTAACAAAAAACAGAGGTAGTGGTCTAGCAATCGAGGATGCAGACTTTGAAAATACTGGACTAATTTTAACAAGTAACGGAACAGGATTTGTTTTAGCTGGCGGCGCATCTCTTGATAGAGATCCTCTTCCAGATTATATAAATGCAAACGAAAGTTTAAATGTTACACTTAGCGTAACAGGTGCTTTTGGTGATTCAGAATATACCTTTGCGTGGCGAGATGGCGCACAATACGGACTAACTCTATCATCTAGTGGAACACTATCAGGATCGGCTGCTAGCATGGATCCATTGTCAGTATTAACGATAAATATTACTGATTCAAAATATGATGTTGTATACGAAGCTGATATAACTATATTTGTTAGCACAACAAACGATTATCCTAGTATTACTACTAATAACAATAATGTAACACTTACTGCTGCGGAAACTTTTCAATTCAGTAATAGCGGTACAGCTACAGAATGGGCAATTACTAACAGAGGCAACTTACCGTCTAATGTAACTATTGATAACAACGGACTAATGACTTTTCCAGGAAAATCTAGTGACGAAACAACTAATAATTATAACTTTACACTAGGTGTACGTAATACATCAATGCCTGAAGGTTCGTATAGAACTACAGCATTTAGCAAACAATTCTATTTTGAAGCCGTTAAAGGACAAGCACAATATGAAGGTGTATATGGCCAAGCTGGCGGCACATGTAATTATACATGGGTAGCCCCAGATGGAGTTACAAGTGTTAATGTACTAGCAATCGGCGCTGGCGGCAGCGGCCGTTACGACTGGGCAGGCTGCGGCGGGCACGGCGGTGGCTCTGTATGGGCTAATAATATTCCAGTTACACCAGGTCAATCTTATTGTATCCGCGTCGGACGTGGAGCATGCTGGTCTAACAGCCAAAACCTTGGTGGATATTCATGCTGGCCGGGTATGATAGCCTGCGGCGGATGTTGTGGATGTTACGGCGGATGTTACAGCTTCAGTGATGTAAATGGCGGCAGCGGAACATGCTGCGGTAGTTACGGAATGGTTGCTTATCCGGGTACTGCTGGCGGAGGCGGCGGCGGAGCTGGCTATTGTGGCCGATCACCTGCTAACTCTAATACTCCGGGATATCGTGGTTGCGGTGGCGGAGGGGGCAGCGCAACTTCTTATCACAGTTCAACTTACGGTACTGGCGGCGGTGGCGGCACTGGCGCATGTGGCATGTGCTGTTATGGTAGTAGCAGCAGTGAAGGCAGATGCGGCCATGGACGAACAGGTCACGGCACAAGCGGCGGAGCAGGCCAAGGCGGATCAGGCGGTTGCTGTGGTAATCCAGGTGAGCCGTATTCGAATGGACGAGGAAACGGTTATAATTGCGGCGGAAAGTTCGGCGGCGGCGCCGGAGGCGGCGGCACGTCACACGGCGGCGGCTGGGGCGGGCCGGGTGTTGTTAGAATTGTTTGGGGCGCAAATAGAGCGTGGCCTTGCTGTAACACACATAACTTATAATAAGATTAAGGAACTGCACAATGAATTTACAAAATGTAAACTATATAAGAATAGATGAAAATGGAGATATGGTTGACTCTACATATATTTCTAACGAAAATATACATTATATAATGAAAGAAACATGGGACTTTACTGAAGAAGAAGTACGTGCTAAAGGTTATGCTCCGGTATATGATTCAATTAGAGACTATGTCAACGGCGATACTGATGTAGACATAGCGCCAGGCGATATTATAAAAAATGAAGACGGAACTTTTACTCAAGAGTGGATTGAAAAATCAATTGATATACTGGAAAAGCGATTTAGATTTATGGAACGTACCCGTCTAAATTTATTACCAGCTTCGGATTGGACACAATTGCCGGATGCACCACTTAGTGATGCAGAAAAAGCAGAATGGGCAACGTATAGACAGCAACTAAGAGACTTGCCCGACACAATTGATTGGGATACAATATCACATGAATCTGAGATTGAATGGCCGTTAATTCCCGGAGTTGTGATTCCAGATCCAGGCCCAGATCCAGATCCTGAAGAGTAATATATAAATCACATTGACAATGCTTCCTATGATGTTATAATTAAATACATTATAGGAGGTATTTTTTTTATGGCATTTAATAGTATATTAATAGTAGGCGGCGGCTCAGCTGGATGGATGGCTGCTGCAACACTGATTAGAAAATTTCCCGATAAATCTATTACATTAGTTGAAAGTGATGATATACCAAAAATTGGTGTGGGTGAAAGTACCTTAGGATTTATTCGTGACTGGACAGCGTACCTCGGAATAGATGACAAAGATTTTCTAAAACATACAAATGGTAGTTATAAGTTTAGTATCAAATTTACTGACTTTTATGATAAAGACTACGGAGGATTCCATTATCCGTTTGGTGATCCTATAGAAACTGAAGATATTAATTATAATCATTGGCAATTAAAAAAAGCTTACTATCCTGAAACTCATTCTAGCGACTTTGCAGAAAACTTTTGGCCTGTAATGGCATTAGTAAACGAAAATAAAATATCAACTAATGAAGACGGTAGTTTTGATGATTTTAGATTTGATTATCATACAGCTTTTCATTTTGACTCGTTATTATTCGGAAAATATCTTAAAGATCGCTATTGTATACCTCGTGGAGTTAAACATGTAGTAGGAACAGTTGTTGACGCTCCTACAGACGATAACGGTATATCTAAAATTATTTTAGAAGACGGAACAAAATTAACAGCAGATCTTTATGTAGATTGCACTGGATTTGAAAGTTTACTTTTAGGTAAAGCACTAGAAGAGCCATTTGTATCTTATAGAGATATTTTACCAAATAACAAGGCATGGGCTGTACAAATACCGTATACTGATAAAGAAAAAGAACTAGAAGTATATACAAATTGTACTGCACTAAGTAACGGGTGGGTTTGGAATATTCCGCTTTGGTCTAGAATAGGTACAGGATACGTATATTCAGATGAATTTATATCAGACGAAGATGCTCTGCAAGAATTTAAAAATCATCTTAATTCGGATAAAATGACATTGCACAATCCTAATAGAGTTACAGATGATCTTAATTTTAAGCACATTAATTTTAAAACAGGTATTTATGAACGTATATGGGTTAAAAATGTATTAGGCATTGGGTTGGCTGCTGCATTCATTGAGCCACTAGAAAGTAATGGATTATTAAGTGTTCATGAATTTTTGTTAGAATTTTGTCGTCATGTAGATCGACCAGTAGTTAATCAATTTGATCGAGATGTGTATAACGCACACATAAGAAATTTTTATCAGAATTTTGCAGAATTTGTTGCATTGCATTACGCTTTGTCTATAAGAAGTGATTCAGATTACTGGAATAAAAATAGAGAAAGAGTTTACGATTCAAATTTACGCACTAGTACTAGCGGATTTAATGATCTATATGTAAAGAAAACACTTACACTTAGTCATACTGGACGTGCAGGTATTGTATGTATAGCTAACGGTATGAATTATAATGTATACAATGAAATTGACATTGTAAAGCAAGAATTGGGTATGCAGACAAGTATGCGCGATCTTTGTGAAAATTTTTTATACGATAGATATAACAAAGTAAATCAATGGAAAAATGCTGCAAGCACTCAGCTTAGTGCTTGTGATTGGTTATCTCGGTATATATACAATGATAAGGATACATAGAAAACATGACATTATCATTAAAAGCACTTAATAATCTCGGTGTATTAGAGTCTAAACTTCCGTTTGATATTTTTAAAAATTTAAAATCTGTTATAGATACTATGGGTGACACAGGAGAGAAATATAATCATAAGCTTTTGGGACATATGCAAGAAGAATATTCTTTAAATCATATTAAGGAAAATATGTCTGAATTTCTATTAGCAATGGCAGATACTTGGCAGATTAATAATCCAGGATTTCTTGATACATTTGAAGAAGTTTCAAAATCTAAAAAATATAATTTAATTGTTGATTCTATGTGGGTCAATAAACAAAAAAAATATGAATTTAACCCTATACATCATCATTCGGGTGTATTAAGCTTTGTTATTTGGATTAAAATACCTTATGAATTAAAAGATGAAGAAACTTATTTTCCTCTTAACTCTGATATCTTGCACGAATCAGATAATACAGACACATCGGGCGCTTATACTTCAAAATTTACTTTTATTTACAATGATATACTAGGCAGAATACAAACTACACCGGTTCCGGTTGATAAGACATGGGAAGGAACTATTTTAATGTTTCCTGCTACGTTGAATCATTGTGTATATCCATTTTATACTTCGGATGATTACAGAATAAGCGTTTCTGGAAATATTAGAATATCTCTAGATTGCAACTAAAGGATAAAAAATGAATCAAAATCAATCTTTAGATAATACATTATTACTTTTTAGTACTCCGGTTTTTATATATAACAAATATTCAGATATAACCGAAGTACATGACACAACAACCGAACAATTAAAAACTCGTGAAAATGTTGGAGGAAACCTTTCATCAACTAATACTAATGTGTTGAATTTAGATTCTTACAGTTTAATACGTGATAGAATTATGTCTGGTCTTAATGAATATATTAACAACGTATTATTTATAGATCCTAAACATGAATTTTATCTTACACAATCTTGGTTAAATTTTAATCCGCCTGGTTCTAGTCATCATAGACACAATCATAGTAATTCTTTAATAAGTGGAGTTTATTATATAGATACAACACCCGAAGATAGTATAACATTTATTTCTAATAACAATGATACTATTACAAATAATCCCACACTACAAATCGATGTTTCTACATATAATGTAACTAATTCAAATATATGGACTGTTCCTGTAAAAAATAATGATATTATTTTCTTTCCTTCAACGTTGTTTCACGAAGTAAGTCCTAATAATTCAAACAAAAACAGAATAAGTTTATCTTTTAATGTTTTTGTAAAAGGAACCCTCGGAACAACAATAACATTAAATGAGTTAAACTTATGAAAAAAATAAACAACAAAGAACGTAATACTGCATTCTATATTAATGGCGGCATTGGAAGAGTTGTGTGCGCCATTCCGGCATTAGAAAAATATCTAGAAAATAATCCAGACGATGATTTTGTAATATTTTCAGAATTTGCATATGAAGCATTTTCAGGACATCCGTCATTGCATGCTAGATCATATCCGTCAAACTTACCTCATTTATTTAAAGATAAACTAAAAGATAGAAACATAGTAGCGCCGGAGCCTTATTATGTATGGGAATACTATAATCAAAAATGCAGTATTGCACAAGCATTTGATATCGAAATTAATGGAACTTTAGATGATAATCTGTCAGCGCCGTCTATATATTTAAATAACGAAGAAAAGCATACAGCATTAAATATGGCCAACGATATGAGGAATAAACATAACAAGCCTCTGATGATTTTTCAACCGTTTGGCAAAGGTATAACATTAAATAATGTAGAAACATCAGCAGGGCCGATTGATTCGACTGGTAGGTCTTTTACTATTGCATCAGCTGCAAATTTAATAAAAAAGATTGAACACAGATGTTCTATATTATTAATGAATGAATTTAATGTAGATTTTAGCGCATACGGATGTAAACAAGAAACATTTTTTATTGAAAACGTAAATTTGAGGAAATGGTTTGGAATGATAAATGCCGCAGATGCATTTATAGGATGTGATTCGATAGGACAGCATATCGCACATTCGTTTAATAAAAAATCTTATGTGGTGCTAGGGTCAACATTTGCTGAAAATGTATCTTATCCTAACAATAAATATTTTAATATTTTTGATTTTAATAAAAATAATAAAGAGTACAGCCCTATACGTATCACTTTAGACGAGTGTGCAGATAGAAAAAATGAGTCAGCAATGAATTTAACTGACGATCAAATTAAACAAATAGCAGGTAAAATTTTAAGTGGACTATAATATGAATGAAATAAAAAAAGATCTTTGGGTATTAGGCATCTCTCGAGGACACAATTCAGGTGTATGTTTATTAAAAAATGGTAAAATTGTATTTGCAATTGAAGAAGAGCGCCTTAGCAGAAAAAAATACGACGGCAGTCCATTTGCTGCAATGGTAAAAGTAAAAGAGTATACAGATAAAGTTGATTATATGTTTATTGTTCATACTCAAGGAATGCATACATCTGGCACTATTGATTTTAGTGGCGATAATATGTATATTGGGTTAGCTCGAAAATTAGGATTAATTGACCAACATGCAGATCCTCATAATCATCCTCAGGTGTATGATCTTAGTCATCAGCACCACAAGATACATGCAGCCTGTGCCTTTTATCGATCTGGGTTTGACGAAGCTGTAGCACTAGTAGTAGACGGTTGTGGTTCTGAAATACCTTTAGAGATTTGTATAGATCCAAAATTTAATCCAAATGATACTGATGTAGTATCAACATGGGAAATTGAATCAATTTTAGATTGTAATTACCCTGCAACATTTAATCATTTATACAAACATTCTGCAACAAAAGATACTACATTAACAATTATCGATAAAGAAAAAGAAGCTGAATTTTTGTATGGTGAAATAGATAATACATTCCATGCTATATTATCTAGAAATGCAGGTATTACCAAAACATACGAAGCAGTTACAAAGTATTGCGGATTTCAAGAAATTGAAGCAGGAAAAACTATGGGACTATTCCCATACGGCAAGCCTAACGATAAAATTCCTTCACTATTTAAAAAAGTTGGAGACTATGAATTATCTGATCCAAATGTTATTGTTCCTTATTATCCTCGAGGAGCCTTTGTAAATACGCAGTTATTTGACGAATTGAATACCGAACTAAACAACTTTGATGATGTCACACTAGAACAAAATCGTAGAGATCTTGCATACGCAGTTCAAACTGAAACACAAGAGCAAGTTCTAAATCTTATACTTAAAGCTGTAGAAATGTCTGGAAAGAAAAAAGTAGTATTATCCGGAGGGTATGCACTTAACTGCGTTGCTAATTATTATTTCTTAAATCGCTTAAACGAAGAAGGAATTGATTTTTATGTCGAACCTATATCAAACGATGGCGGCACAGCTATTGGTGTAGCACTTTTTGGATTTCATTCCATAACTGAAATACCTGATAAACTAAACGGGAGAGAAATTTATTTAGGATTTGAATACACATATACATCCGATGAAATTAATTCAATTGTTGAAAACTATAATGCAGAAATCAGAAATGCTACAGACAAAGATGTTGTTGACCTAATGACAAGTAAAAATATTGTAGCATGTTTTCAAGGACGCTCGGAAGCAGGACCACGTGCATTAGGTAATCGTAGCTTAATGTTTGATCCGACATTCGAAGATGGCAAGGACTTTGTAAACGAAATTAAACGTCGTGAATACTTCCGACCGTTTGCTGGATCAATACTTGCTGAGGATGCACACGAATGGTTCGACTTGCGTGGCATGGAAGATAGTCCGCACATGATGTATGCTGTAAACTGTCAACCAGGCATTGCTGAAAAAATTCCTAGTATTATACATGTTGACGGTACATGCAGAATTCAAACAGTAAACGAAAAGGACAATCCTCTATATTACAGAATTATTAAAGAATTTAAAGAGCGCACCGGAGTTCCAATTATCTTTAACACAAGCTTTAACTTAGGCGGTGAACCTCTTGTAGAAACACTTGACGATGCATTGCGTACATTAACGCATAGTAAAATCGAGTATTTGTATCTTCCTGAATACGGAAAGCTAATTACGGTAAAGAACTGATAAATATTACATATAGGGGCACGTAATGCAAAACTTACAAAAATATTTAACAGACGGATTAAAGAATACATTACTTTTTAAAAATAATTCAGGGACTAGTCATAAAGGTCCCTGGAAGCAAGTATATGAAAACACAACACTTGATCGATGGCACGTGGGAGAATTTTCGTCAGTAGAATATACTATATCTGCAGATCTTGATGCTAATAATAAAGAAATAATTAAAGCATTAATAACAGCAACTGACGATCGAGCAAGTGTTGTAGTGTATGCTAGAAATCATACACTACGTGAATTAATTACTATTGAGCCTGTAGTTAACAATAGTTATGTTGATGTCATACTAAATCCGGCAATATCATCACCTGCAGGACAAAATAATGGAACTAAGGTTATCTTTACTGCTCAATACTTTCATACATTGACTCCACTTTCTCGATAACTATCTTAATTGATAAATATAATTGAACGGAGTGAGATATGTCAACGATTGTAAACGCACCTTTAAGATCAAAATATGGATTTGAAAGTCCTAGTTTTACTGTAGATTCTGTAGGAAATATTACAGCTAGATCGATTACACTTGAAGTACAAGACGTTGTTGAAGACGTTGACGTTGCTGCTGATTTTAGCTTTGAAGAAGTTGATAATAATTTTAGATTAATTAATAATGCAACTAACAATCCTAGTATTACATTTACTAGAAATTCTTCAACTACAATTGACTTAGATCTTACTAATTTTACATTTAGTATTTTTAGTAGTGTCGGCGATACGTTAACCTTATACAATGTTGGGCTAAGACATTCTGACGCAACAACAGGAGTAGATGCCCAAGGAAAAAATAGCGGAAGATTATATTTTTCAACTCCAATATCTGCTCCTGATATTTTATATTATGGTAATGATACTGGAACGATATATGGCATTATAAATGTAGTTGATCCTGTAGGAGTGTTTAGTACTCTTGATATCAACTCAACAACTGCATCAACAAGCTCTACTTCCGGTGCTCTTACAGTAGCAGGCGGTGTAGGAATTGAAGGTGATTTATATGTTGCAGGATCTCTTAATATCGACGGTATTGGCATAACTAATATTAGTTCACCTACAAATTTAGAATTAGAAGCTACTAATCAAATTGTACTAAAAATAGATGGAAATAAATTAGGTACTATAAGTTCTACAGGATCTGATCTTCCAATAGAAAATACAACTATAAATAACACTACGATAGGCGCCGTTACACCTACAACAGCAGCATTTACTTCTGCAACAGTTAGTAATGACCCTACTATAAATAGTAGTGTAGCAAATAAACAATATGTAGATCGTACCGCGGTTGCATTAGCAGTAGCATTTGGATTATAAAACATGGCAAAGACACAAATAAAAAATTACGTATTTAAACCAGGATTAGGCGCAGCTGATAATCTGTACCCTGATGCTTATAGCTTATTAAATGCAAACAAAACTTTCATACAAAAAGAAGCAACTGCTTGGATTGCAGATCAAGTAGCAGCAGATGCAGCAGGGTTTATAGGCTATACGTATAATGCAGAAAAATGCGAAAGAGACATTGGATACAATATTGATGCGTACTTAAAAGATTTAAGATACGGCGGCAACGAAAATACATATAATGTTGTAAAATATTATTGGGATCAAGATGTAGCACAAATTGACGGCGACCGTCAGCCTGAAATACAAACATACGAATTTATTAAAACACTTATACAAACAAATATTTTAGCAAATGTTGCATACTCTGCTAGCAATAACGAAGTATCTCAAACTATTGACGTTACTAAAACTTCTGAATCAGGAACATCAACAATTGTCGGCGACCTTGTTCAAACTACTATTGATGTTATTACAACTGGAATATCTGCGTTTCCTACAGTTGTACCAACAGGTGTAGGAACAATTAAAATTCAAGGTAGATACGATTTAGATCAAATAATACTTATCACCAATGTAACATCTAATGATATTATATACAATTTTAGTGCTCCTGCTACAGGTGGACTAATTAGTCTTAAAGTTGATAGTATAGCAACAGACACAGACTTTGTTAAATATCTAGAAACAACTGATGCTATTACTACAATCACACTCAATTATAACACAAGCGGACATAATCCAACAGACGAATTACAAATTTTTATAGAAAAAATTGAAAACGGAAAAAGTATAGTAACTACTAGACCTTATGACTTTGGTACAGATGCTATTGAACGCCCGAGAGCTGCTATGCCAGTATCAATGCTTGATGCTGACTTTGAATATGGTCTACAGCCTACTAAATGGGCTGCTATTTCGACTATGAGAGGCTACCCTTCAATTTACGAAGTTCCAGGAACAGATACTCCAGTACTTAGAGTTGAAACAGATGCATCAGCAGGTACAGAAGGTATAGGTCAGTCTTTAATTACGGTTACTACTGTAGCTGCACATGGATTTGAAGCCGGAACTCCTATAACTCTTAAAGCACTTGAAGACGGAGTACCTGGAGCAGCAAGAGCTGAAGGATCATTTGTTATTAATGATGTTCCTACTAATAATACGTTTAATTATTATGCAAAATCTAAAGTTGGTACAGTTAACCCAACTACACTTTCTACAACTTATACACAATTAAGAGAAGCAGCATTTTATACAGGAGCATCTATAAGTACAAGTCCACAAGTAGATGTAATTTCTAATGGATTTAACGGTACAATAACTTCAGAATTAGATGTTTTAACTGGTAGTACTATTATTCCGTTTGATGGTCCATCTCCGGGTGTTGGTGCTCCTTTAGTTAATGCTAATATACCAACAGGCTCTCAAGTAACAGGCATTAATGATACAAGTGCAGGCGGCGGTACATATATTTCGCCAGCTATATCTGATAATGTTACAATTGGTGAAAACAGAGTATTTCTCGACTCGACTGCCGGAATTGTTAACAACCTAGCAGTAGATCGCGGCGACGGCACAGCAATTTATGTTAATAATGTAGATACTTCGTTTATTGATTTTAATGATAGTTTTACTTCTGAATTAATACCTAACGTAAAAACATATACATCAGTTTCTGGCCAAAATGATAGTGTAATAGGAACTGGCGCAACATTTGATGTTACACAAACTCAAAACGTATCGAGAGATTATGCAGTTGTCATTAATTCTGCTGGTAGTGATTATAAAGTAGGCGACAGAATTATTATAGATGGTTTGGACTTAGGTGGACAAACTTCAATTAACGATCTTACTATAAGTGTTACAGGTGTTGACGGTTTAGGTGCTATTACTACTATAACATTTAGCGGAGCACACTGGGACGGAACACTTTCAACTACTGTTAGTGCAACATATAGTGGAGGAGTTGGAACAGGCGCGGCATTTGACTTAGAGTATGATCAAGGAGCATATACTAGTGTTATTATGTCAACTGGAACTGTAGTATATAATAATCCAACTTTGTCATATAACGGTGCATCAGGTTTCGGCGCAACATTTGAAATAACTAAAACTTTAGATGTATATAGCATTGCTATAGATACAGCTGGACAAGATTATCTCGCAACAGAAACTTTTACAATTCTCGGAACAGAGTTAGGCGGCGAATCACCTGCTAATGATGCTACTATAACTATTGATACAATTGGTGCAAGCGGCGAGGTGTTAACAGCAAGTATAACAGGAACTGCTAATGATACCTCTGATAATTCATCAGGCTATATAGTAAATGACATAATCTTAATATTAGGTAGCGACATCGGCGGCGCCGACGGTGTTCACGATTTATATATAACAGTTGACGGTATAGATGGCGCCGGAGCAATAACTAGTTTAAGTTATTCAGGAACGCCGCCGCCAGTTATTAATACGTATTTAAGTAGCCAAACAGGATTTACTACTACTAGTACTTCTGGAACAGGAGTAGTATTTACAATAGATCAAGCTGCTGGAATATATGGTGTAACTATTGATGTAGCAGGTACTAATTATCTACCAACAGAAACAATTACTGTAATAGGAACGCAATTAGGCGGCACATCACCTGCTAATGATTTAACTATTACTATTGATAATGTTGGAGGAAGCGGTGAGATTACAGATTTTACTATCTCAGGTACAGCATCTACTTCTAGTTCGCAAAATGCAATATCGTCCGGTTCGAATGTTATTGGATCAGGTGCAACGTTTGATGTATCTATTAGTGGCGGCCTCTATAGTGTAGTTATTAATACACCTGGCACCGAGTACGGAGCCGGACAAGAACTTAACGTGTCGGGATTATTACTTTCAGGTGAATCTCCTACAAATGATTTAACTATTACAATCGACACTGTTGATGCCCTTGAATCTGGTGTAATATCTACAATTAGTAGTGCAGGTACCGTTGCTACTCCTGGCGGAACATATACAAGTGTAGAGGGCACTAGTGAACAACCTTTAGGAACATCGGCAACATTTGATGTTGCTAAAAACTTTGCAGCATATGACTCCGTTAGTGTATCAACAGGAGGAACCGGATATAAAACTGGTGATCGTGTTATTTTACCTGGAACGCTATTTGATGGTGTATCACCAACTAACGATATTGTGTTAACTGTTAGTACAGCAGGAGCTAGTGGAGATATAACTGGATTAACTTATGATTATACAGAAGCAGAATATGGAAGTAATTTTGATTTAATATCAACTATATTAATGACAGAGGCTACTACAGCAACAATTGCTAAAGATGAACAGATTACTTATGAAGCATTGCCTACGCTAGAAGTTACATTTCCGAATGCTCACGGACTAGTTCCTGGCAGCACCTTTATTACAACAATAAATTCTGATGATGGAACTAATAATCATAAACTAGCAGCAGGCTCGTTTCTTGCTACTGAAATTACAGCCGTAAACAAACTTAGATATCTAGCAAGATCTCCTGGAAATATTGATACATCAACACAATCTATACAAGCAACGGTTTATCCAAGACCAGATAGCTTCTTTATTCACAGACCATTTGATGGCGGCGTACAATTAGGCACAGGTGGTCCGCAGCACGGTGCTCAAGCAATACGTCAAAGTAAGAAATACATTCGTTATCAGTCAGGTAAAGGCATTATGTATACAACCGGTGCGCTGTTTGCACCGAGTTACGACTTACGTAGTTTAACAGCATCTGGAACAGAAGTTGGCGATTTAATTACTATAGAAACAGATGACAACGATCACGGTGTACAAGTTGGTGGAACTATTAGAATATTAGGAGTTGAGACACCTGGATATAATAGTGGACCTGCAACGGCAGTACCTCCGGCATTTGATTATACTGTAGAAAGTGTACTAGACGAACGTAGATTTACGGTTCGAGCACAGCGCAGATTAGGAGCAACTGATGCTGTATTAGGTTTCGGCTCGCAAATGAGTGTTGTTAGCTGGCACGGAGCAACAGTGCGTTCGGGTATCTTTGATGATCAAAATGGTATTTTTTGGGAATTTGACGGCACACAAATAAGTGCAGTACAACGTACTGGTACTAGACAACTTGCAGGAACTATTTCGCTAGAAGTAGATGATAACCTAGTAACAGGAATAAACACTAGATTTGAAGATCAGTTAAAAGCTGGAGATAGAATTGTTATCAAAGGAATGACACATGTTGTAAGTCATGTTAACAGTCAAACAGAGATAACTGTAACACCAGATTGGCGAGGCGTTGTTAGCATTAATGGCGCCAAGGCTAATTTAATTGTAGATAAGAAAACTAAACAACAAGACTTTAACTTAGACAAATTAGACGGCACAGGACCCAGTGGCTATGATATTGATATTGCTAAAATGCAAATGATCGGTATTCAGTACAGCTGGTATGGTGCTGGCTTTATTGACTTTATGCTACGTGGTGCAGACGGTAACTTTATATTTGCACACAGAATGCGTAACTCAAATGTAAACACAGAAGCATTTATGCGTTCGGGTAACTTGCCTGTACGTTACGAAGTTTCAAACGAAGGCCCGTCAGGTAAACTTGCTGCTGCAATGGATGACTCTCAGACTACATTAGAATTAGAAGATGGTAGCTTTTTCCCACAATCTGGAACAATATACATTGACAATGAAATTATAACATTCACAGGGCGTTCTTCAAATCACTTAACTGGATTAACAAGAAGTGCAACTTTTAATAATTTTCAAGCAGGAGCAACTCGTAGTTATACAGCTGGAGCAGCAGCAGCACATTCGGCTAGAACTGGTGTAGTATTAATATCACAATCCATTACACCACTTATTAGCCACTGGGGTTCGGCGTTTATCACAGACGGTGGCTTTGATGAAGATCGTGGTTATATTTTCTCATATGCTGAAACTGGTATTGAGGTTAGTACTACAAAACAAACAGCTTTCTTAATTCGATTAGCACCAAGTGTATCAAATGCTATTATTGGCGATTTAGGAGAAAGAGAACTGCTAAACCGAGCTCAATTGTTACTACAAAGTCTAGAAATTACATCAGACGGAACTGACGGAACTAACGATATTATAGGCGGCATTGTTGTTGAAGGTGTTCTTAATCCTCAAAATTATCCACTTAATCCGGCAGATGTTGGCTGGTCAGGTCTAGCAGGTGTTGCACAAGGTGGACAGCCTAGTTTTGCACAGATTGCTTCCGGCGGCTCGGTTGTATGGAGTACAGGCGAAGCTGCAACTACAGCTAACATCACATCTCAAGCTGTGTTGACTACAACTGCGGTGGTCAACGATGGCACAAACTCTAACAACAATTATTTGTATATGAGATGGAATACAGCCGCAGGTTTCGATGGCAAAAATATTAAAGTAGGGGACAGTGTAACTATTCCGGGTGGCAATACAAGAAGAATTACATTTATAAGCTCGCCGTCCTTTTTCGGCGGATTCCAAGAAGTTTTCGTAAGATTAGACGGTAGTCTAGGAAATAGAGTCAACGACAACGACACGTTAACTTTTAGTAGACATGGAAACTTAACAAACAGAAACTATGGTTTCTTTACTAAAACTAGTGTAGACTCTGCAGGAGTTACTGTGGGAACAAGCGTAACTGGCGGATCAGCAGTTACATTTCCAGCTAACACACAAGTTAACAACATTACATTAGATAGTCTTGGAACAACAGAATATTACGAGATACAGTTTAATAACTCTTATAGCGGAACACTAGTAGCTAGTTCGGGTACAGTCGAAGTAACATTTAGTCAACCACCTTTTGCTCAACCAGGTGAAACTATTTTCTCGTTTATTGCTGTTCCAGGTGAACGTGCAACAGTTGACTTTAGTGAACTTAAAGAACTTACAAATACGCCACTAGGTGGCCGAGGGACATATCCAAATGGCCCTGACGTACTAGCAATTAACGTGTATAAGGTTAGTGGTGCAACAGCAACTTCAAATATTATTCTAAATTGGGGCGAAGCGCAGGCTTAACTTTGCGCTTCGATATACTCTGCAAAAGAATTAAGATCATTGAATATAATGGTCTTTTTTCTTATGTCACGGTAGGTAAACTTTTTTAATTCTTTTTCAGTTTCGACACCGTAACCCGTACGTACAAGAACAGGCTTTGCACCTATCTTGTGTGCTGCTTTAAGATCGGTTATTTTATCACCTACATAAAATCCTTTTGAAAATTTTATATGAGGAAATTCTTTTTCACAGCGTTTAAACATTCCGACATTTGGCTTTGCCCATTCGTCATTTTTTCTGCTACTGGCGCTGTAATAGATTGCATCAATACTAGGACAACCTGCATTGCCTAGAAGATCGAGCATATGCTGATGTAAAATTTCAACATCTTGTTCTGTGAATAATCCTTTTTCAATACCGCCTTGATTAGTTATAATGGCTATTTTATGTCCAAGCCTGCGCAATTTAGCAATAGCTTCTAAGCTATTTACAATAGGAATAAAATCATTTATAGAGTAAGTATATTGTCCGCGATCAACATTTATAACTCCGTCTCTATCTAGGCCAATTACACATTTAGGAGCAATATACTCTGGATCTTGCATATGATCTTGTTGAGGCTCATAATGGGTACTTTGAATATTTACAGGATCTCCCCATTGATAAACACTAGACATTTTTGTTTACATCTTGTCTTTGACTATCTCCTGGAGCAACTCTGTAATTGTCTTCGACACTATCAGCAGTACTTACTTCAGTAATACTTGATTCAGCTTGTAAACAAATTAATCGATGCGGCTGCAATGGCGGATTGTGCCAAACATCGCCTTCTTTAAGTTCTTTTTCATAAAGTGCAGCAGTACTTGTATCAATCCACTGAACTTTAAATTTACCGGTATTTACAAACCAAGTTTCGTCCTTTTCTTTGTGGAAATGCATTGAAAACATTGCACCTTCCTTTTCGAAAAACATAATTTTACCGCAGTATTTGTCATTAGTTGCCCAAATTAATTCGTATCCCCATCCTTTTGGAACAACACCTTCTAGCCTAGTTAGTTCTTGCATTTATATAATCCTCTATTGATGTCCACGACATATCTACTACTGAATTTAGTTTGTCTAAATTAGCACAAGTGTATTCTTGATACTGACCTTTTAGTGTATCTGGCATAGGAATGTATTCTATGTCTGCATTGTATTTCTTAGCAATTGCACGCCCTACGGTATCAAAACTAGTAGCAGTGCCTGTGCCAGCATTAAAAATACCACTAGTGTTAACATCAAACATTTTTTCGTGAAGACGACACAAATCTTCTACACAGACAAAGTCTCGCTTGTATTGGTCTGAATTTTCGAATAGTTTTACAACGCCATTATCTAGTGCTTGGCGTGTAAACTTAGTATACGGTGATGCTTGATCGCCTTTGTGTTCTTCGCCCGGACCGTATACATTAAAATATCTAAATCCTTGAATAATAATTTCAAATTCGTCTTGAAACTGATTTATAAACCTATCAAACAGATACTTTGACCATGCATAAGGTGATTGCGGTAATAAATCTTTATCTTCTGTAAAATGTTCAGTAGGACCGTATACACTTGCACTAGATGCATATTGCAGATTAGTGCCAAAGTTTTCGCAAACTTGTGCTAACCTCACGGTAAACTCAAAGTTTTGTTCTAGTATTTGATTTACATCTGTATATGTAGTTGAGCTAATTGCACCAGTGTGTATGCACCAGTCGTAGTCTTCTGTACTAGGAATAATGCCTGGTGCCCATTCCCAACCTTCTACTTCATGTCCTTGTGATTGCAAATATAATGCAATATTTGAACCTATAAATCCTTTATGTCCTGTTACTAGTATTTTCATTTGTTTTCTCTATAATTTCTGACGTTGAATAGCCTTCTTCAGTGGGAACGATATATACTGGGGCATAATCGTGTCCTACAACTTCTTCGACATTATAATCGCCGCCTTTGACAATTAAGTCTGGACTAATGCCTTTGATAAGTTCTAACGGAGTATCTTCTTCGAACGGAATAACTTCATCTACCCAAGGTAATATTTCAAGTTGACTAATGCGTTTTTTTAGAGTGTTAATAGGTCTTTCATCGCCCTTTAGACGTTTAACACTAGCATCAGTGTTAATTCCTACTACTAATTTAGATCCCTTAGCTCGTGCTGCTTGTAGTAGTTTAAAATGACCTGTATGTAATATATCAAACACGCCGTTTGTAAATACAACACCTTTAACTAGATCGTCTACGCTTACTAAACCAACGCCTCTGCGTTCAACCATTCTAGCACCTGCATAACATGCAAACTCTGATGCTCGATATACATCCATACCTTGGAACAAGCAATGTGCAATAACTGCTAGAACGGTATCTCCTGCTCCAGTTACATCTGCAACTTCTCTTACTGGTTCCTGATAATGACGATACTTACCGTCTTTGTTAACTACATACATGCCAGCAGCGCCACATGTTAATACAACCCATTCCCATTTATATTCTTTCATTATTCTAGAAATATCTTCTAGGTTTAATTTGCCAAAATAGTCAGCCCAATATTTTATATTAGGTTTGAATACAAATGCCCCTTTGTAAAAGTTAGGTTCCTGTTTTGGATCAACTAGAATAGTATCGCAATATTTTCTTAATCTTGCAACTGTAGAACTGCGCACAACGCCCTTTGCGTAATCACTTATGCAAAGTATATCATCTTTTTGTAAATCGTCTGCACACTGCTCTAACAAATCAGTTTTGTCGTAATATGCTTCTCGATCCCAGCGACATACGTGTTGTCCGCTATTATCTACTAGTCTAGTCTTAGTAGTTGTAACAGAATGGCTCATGTCTAGATGTACTTTATCAACGTCTAGCAAACTTACAAGTGTTTTACCTTCTTGGTCATCTGAACAAGCACCATATAATTCTACACTGCTGCCTAAATTTTTAATGTTAAGTGCAAGATTAGCTGCACCGCCTGCGTTATGCCCTACTTCTTCTTCGTGCAATACAGGAACTGGTGCTTCGGGGCTAATCCTTTGAATAGATCCTTGTATCCAACGATCTAACATTATGTCTCCGTAGACTTTAATCATAGTACTATTATAATACCTTTATTAATTCGAGTCAAGTAAATTAATAGTTTTAAAAACGGTTTCTAGTTTTTTAATATTAATTTTACTTTGAAGAGTATTACGTAATCCGTGATGCAACGGCTTTGGCCATTTAGTAAAACTACACCATGCATAACCGTCGTGTTCGTTATTTAAAGTGGGAATAAATTCTTCTTCAACTATACACAGGTATGTATGAAAGTGAAATCTATCATCTGGAGATATAAAACTTTCTAAGGGAAGAGTCTTTTTGATTTCAGGAACAAATCCTATTTCTTCGGAAATTTCTCTAGTAAGTCCTTCAAATGGAGTTTCAGCACCTTCGTTTGTACCGCCAACTAATCCCCACATATTTGCTCGTTTTCCTTGAGCTCTATGTAGGAATAAAAATCTATTTGTATTAAGGGTATAGAATAATGCACCACTGCAAATTATCTGAGTCATACAAATAATTAGCCGTAGAGGTCGATTCTCCATGAACCTATTGGGTAATCGCCTTCTACACTTAACAGCCATTCTCCGTTTTTATAACGATATTGTATGCCTGTGTTTAAGTTAGTTGTATAAGTAATTTCTGTAGTTTCACTAGCATCAAATACAATATTCCATTTAGCACCATCCCATTCGATAATATCGTTTGCACTTGCAACAAACTGACTATTGTCTGCATTTGTCCAAGCATATGGATATTCAGTTGCATCAGAATTGCCGAGATCTTCCAGTATTAATAGACGAAGTCCTTGCGTTAGGTATTGTAGTGGGTTCCAACGAGTAGGATCAATTATGTAATCTATACTTGTGCGTCCTGCAACAATACTATCTTGTGGGAAACTATCTTCGTCCCAATTGATATTAATTATTCCTTCATCAAACGGATTAAGTGTAATTGTACCAGTGGTTACAGAATCGTTATCTAAATTATTAAAATAAATTCTTGACAAATCGGCTCTATATGTTCCAGGTAAAGCTTCGAACACTTCTCTCCAGTTTTTAGCACCAATGGTGCCATTTGAAATAATACGTGCTGTATTACTTTCTACATATACTCCGTATGTTTTGTAGTTTACATTTGCCATTTCAGGCCCAAGTACGGTGTTTGGCTTTTTACCAAATTCATTTGTTTCAGAACCAGTTTCGGGGTAATCGTCCCATTGATTAACTTGAGGGTTACTAACACCACTTTCGATTGTTCCTCTAGTTTCGTCAAACATACTGGTAATAACATTTGTAATAACGCCCATCTTTTTAACTTTAGTCGGAGGCGAAATATATATAGGCACACTAAACGTAAGGGTCGCAATATCAATTTCGGTATCTACTCCAACAGGAATACTTCTATTTGACCATTGTACATTTTCTAAGTTTACAGTAGTAACACTAGTCCAATCGATGTAGTTGTCTGTAGTTTGCATTTCTAAACTAGGGTTGAATAATACTAATATTTGCTCTAGCAATTGAAGTTTTTGATCTGTGTTACTTGCCCATATATCTGCATTAACACGCATAATATACGGTGTTGGAATAAGACGTTCAACCGTATAATTCTTACCTTGAGTATTAAGGTACTTAAGATCTTCAGCATCGTATTCGCGTTCTCTAATATTAACTTTATCTACAAATGTAGCATCTGTTAATCTGTCTTTATCTAGTTCAAGTGCTGTAATATAAACACTTATTCTAGGAGCACTAGGTAGTTTGTTTTCACTATTTTCTCTAATAATATTAGCAACTTGACGTGTTAGATCGCCATATAATACAGGCACATCTTTAGTATTTCCCTTACCGTCTTTGACAGGAAAGTTAGATAGTATGCGCATTATTTGTGTTGTATAACGTCTTATTTGTCCGTCGTAAAAATGTAACATTAATTATCTGCCTTAGGTCTTAGTGCTTTAGATAGACTTTGTCTTTCTTCAACTACTTCTCCATTGATTTCGTTGGTATTTGTATTATTAATAAATGTAGTTTTGTATGTTCGTCTTTCTAGAGTGTTACTTAGTGACATGCGTAGATCATCTTCTACTTTTACCCATCTAGTTCCGTCATACTGAAACATTCTATTTGGTAAAAAGTCTGTGCGCAAAAAGTAGTCTCCCTTTTGATTATCTCTAGGAAATTGTATACCAAACCCAAATGGATGTCCGTTTGGCGTAGTTGCATCTCCGTAATTTACAAGATAGCCTGTATAGCCTTCTCTGTCGGGTTTTCCGTATGTTTGATCAGCAGTATTTAGACCGCTTGCATCTAAATTTTCGTCGTCTACCGTAGCAAGTTCTACACTTCCATCGTCTCTAGTATTTACGGTATAGAAATGGCTAGTATTAAATCCTGATTCAGGCGCATCGGCTTCTGCTTGTGCAACTACTGCATCCGAAATCTGCATTTCTTTTTCGTAAGTTGATAGTAGATCACGTAACGTATTATCACTGCCCTCTTCTGCAGGCAAGTCTAGTATTTCTGCATACTCTTGACCATCGTATATTTGCTTTAGTTTAAGTCTGTATAAGTGCGGATACCAAGTCTGCGAAAAGCCTTCTGCTGCACGATTAACATCTTCAATAACATAAAACCTCTTTAGTGCTATGCTAAGATCATTAAGAGCATATTCGTCTTTTAAATGCGGCAATTCAATTACATCGCCTGAGATAGGTTTTCTACCAATAGTTTTTACAATGCTGTTTATATGTACGGTAAGAAATAACGTATCATTACTTAGAAATAAACCAAACTGACTTAGGTCAAAGTCTATGTCTTGTACATTGTAAATTGCTCTAGTATTGTAAACGTCAGGGTCGTACTTGCGATCTCTGTTTTCTAAGAATAATAAATCTTGAATATTTGTTTCTGCTACAGCATCGTATTCAGGTTGTGTAGCACTTCGATCATCGTCGCCGGGCGCTTCTGTTCCTAGATACTTGTGTATGTTAATATCAGTTCCGCCGACAATAAACATTTCTTGGATCTGTCGATCTAAAAAATGATAATCGTTACCGCGCTCTGGTTTATATAAGCTAAGACGAGGGATAGCTGTTCTCCTATTCGATATACATATTTAGCGTAACGATAAATACTATTGGAGAACCAATATGGCAGATTTAGCAACACAGAAACAAGAAATATTTGACTATGTAAATGCATTTTTAGGTGGAGGCATGGTTGACGTTGAACTTGACCCTGTACATTACGAAACTGCTCTTACAAAGGCACTAACACGTTTTAGACAACGTTCAGATAACTCAGTTGAAGAAAGTTATGTGTTTATGCCAACGGTTATTGATCAAAACGGATATACATTGCCAAATGAAGTAATGGAAGTACGTAAGATATTTCGTAGATCAATTGGTTCAAGAACCGGCGGTGGCGATGGCGGCAGTTTGTTTGAACCATTTAACTTAGCATATACAAATACTTATTTGCTATCTAGTTCAAAAATGGGCGGACTAGCAACATATGATTTGTTTGCACAACATCAAGAATTAGTAGGTAGAATGTTCGGTAGCTTTATTGAGTTTACCTGGAACAGCAGTACTAAAAGACTTAATCTATTACAGCGTCCTAGAGCAGAAGAAGAACTATTGTTAATGTGTTATAACTTTCGTCCAGACAGCCAACTAATGGAAGACTATCTAGCAAAACAATGGATCAAAGACTACACACTAGCAGCATGTAAATATATGTTAGGCGAAGCACGTTCAAAGTTTGCTACTATTGCAGGTCCACAAGGTGGATCAACTCTTAACGGCGACACTCTAAAAGCTGAAGCACAAGCTGAAATGGAAAAACTAGAAAATGAAGTAGCAATGGCTGTACCAGGCGGAACAGGCTATGGCTTTTTAATTGGTTGACAAAGTAATTTAAATCTGTTACACTGCGACTATGAAATTAAAATTGTTAGTCATAGGTCACGGCCGCCACGGCAAAGATACGGTATGCGAAATTCTTCGAGACAAGTACGGATATAGTTTTGAAAGCAGCAGCAAGTTCTGTAGCAAGTTGTTTATCTATAATGATCTAAAAGACAAGTACGGCTACACTAGTGAAGAAGAGTGCTATGCTGACAGGCATAATCACAGGCAGGAATGGTATGAAGCTATTTGTGACTATAACGTACCCGATGCTGCTACGCTAGGTAGAGAAATATTTCAAGCACACGATATATACTGCGGCTTGCGTAACAAACGTGAATTCTTTGCTATGAAAAATACAGGTGTATTTGACAAAGCTATTTGGGTTGATAGATTAGATCATCTTCCTCCTGAAAGTAAAAACTCAATGAGTCTCGAGCAATGGATGGCAGATTATACTATTGATAATAATGGTTCTTTAGAGGACTTAGAGTTTAATGTAGGACAGCTTATTAATTATATCGACCCTTACAGCACCTACTAAAAATCAGGAGTAAGATCTCCTTGTCTCCAACGCACTCCTTCTTTTTGTATAATCCTTTGACAATTAGCACAAATAGTTTTTAGATTTGTTGGACGACAATTCTTTAAATCTCCGTCAATATGGAATACATTAAATTGTTCCGGATGTGGTGATTTAAAATTGCACTTTTCGCAATAGTTTTTCTTTTCGTAACCTGCCTGTTTCCACAGAGGTATGCCATGTCCTTCTCCGTTTCGCAAGCATCTTTCACATAGCTTACGATAATAAGTTTTATTACCTTTTTTGTAGTTTATTGCTGCTGGACGTTGTCCGCACTGGCATAACGGTCTCATATTGTATTTAGCTCACCTTTTCGGTACCTTTTTTGTGGTGTTATCAGCCTCTTTTTATGCTAGATATAATAAATACAATTAGAATGTATAACCCAACAGGAGAAATGACATGGCATTAGTATCACCAGGCGTAGAAGTAAACGTAATTGACGAATCTTTCTACACGCCGGCGGCAGCTGGTACTGTACCGATGATCTTTGTTGCTACGGCTGAAAATAAAACATCAGCAAGTGGTAGCGGAGTTGCACAAGGTACACTAAAAGCAAACGCTGGTCGACCTTATTTAATCACCAGCCAAAGAGAGCTTGGTGACTTATTCGGCGATCCTACTTTCTATTCCGATGCAAACGGAAATATGATACACGCAGGAGAGCTTAACGAATATGGACTACAAACAGCATATTCAGTACTAGGTGTAAGTAACAGAGCGTACATTGTACGTGCTGATCTAGACTTAGGAAAACTAACAGCAAGTGCAACAGCACCAGGCGGCGAGCCAGCAGACGGTGCATGGTGGCTAGACACACAAACAACAAACTTTGGTGTTCTTGAGTGGAATGCTGCACCAATTACTACACGCGGCGGACAAAGTTTTACAACTCAATTCCGTTATGCAATTACTGAAGCTTCAGACATTGACGATGTTACAGATGCACCAGTAACATCAATTGGTCAAATTGGCGATTATGCTGTAGACGCAACAACTACAATGAACCGTTTATGGTACAAAACAGCAGGCACAAACACACTAGCAGGCGATGCCGGAAGTTGGGTTGAAGTTGGATCACCTGAGTGGAAAGCAAGCTGGCCAGCAGTACGCGGCACGGTTGTTAATCCTACGCTAAACAATGGCGACGAAATGGTTATTACTACTTACAATGGCGGTGTACTAGAAGAAACAGCAACTATTGTTCTTGCTGGTACAACGGTAACAGATTTAGCCAACGGAATCAACGGTAGTGTATCAGGTGTTGCAGCAGCAGTTGTAGACGGAATTATTGAAATTTACTCAAATGAGTTTGATATTGAAATTGACGGCGGAGCAGGATCGTTAACTGGACTAGCAGGTTCGGACAACGGCGGTACTGGTATCCTTAACGGGACATATAGTCCACCAAGGCTAGCTATTGCACCTCACACACAAGTTCCAGCATTTAAAGACACAGATACTAATCCTGCACCAACAGGTTCAATTTGGATTAAAACAACTACTCCAAACGGTGGTGCTGAATTTAGTGTTAAGCAATATAATAGCGACACACAGCTATGGAATAGTGTAAGTGCTCCACTTCATACTACTAATGAAGCAGCTATCTTTGACTTAGATCGTTCAGGCGGCGGCGCCAACTTAGTAGCAGGTGATGTTTATGTAAAAGTAAACGCTGAAGAAGAAGAGTATCCAATTGCTAACTTTAAAATTTATAGAAGAGTTGTAACTGGAGCAACAAGTGTTACTAGTGACAAAGTTTCAACACAACTTACAAATGGTGTTACATACACATTTGATATTAGAGAAACTAAAGTAGGCGAAGCTGAACTTGCACAACCTAAAACTGTATCATTTACAGCAGCAGCAGCAAGTTCAGATGCAAAAACTATTGCAGGCGCAATTAACGCAGCAGGATTTACTAATGTTGTAGCATTAACTGATGCAGCAAACAAACTTATCATCCAGCATAAAACAGGCGGCGACTTCCGTATCAACGACATCGACGGCGCCCTAAACTTACTTGGATTTGCAGCGTTCAACGAAACTACAGGCGCAGGTACTCCAAACTTATATGCAGCACCAACAGGTGACGCAACACATGATTTTGTTGCATCAAACTGGAAACCACTAACGTATACAGCATCAGACGATGAGCCACTAAGCTTAACAGCAGACGGCGAACTATGGTACAACTCAATTGTTGACGAAGTTGACATGCTAATACATGATGGTTCTAACTGGGTAGGATACCAAAACTTTAGTGCAGCGTATCAAGATACAAACCCAGAAGGTCCGATCGTAAGTGCTACAGAACCAACTGCACAAACAGACGATAGTCCATTAGTTGACGGCGATCTTTGGATTGATACATCAGATGTTGAAGAGTATGGTAATGTTTATCGTTATAACGGCTTACTAGAAAGCTGGGTACTACTAGATAAAACTGATCAAACCACAGAAAACGGTATCTTATTTGCAGATGCACGTTGGAGTGATGCAGGTGAAAATTCAGTAGAAGCACCAATTGCAGATCTATTAGTAAGCGATTACTTAGATCCAGATGCACCAGATCCTGCACTATATCCAAAAGGTATGTTGCTATGGAACACACGCAGAAGCGGATTTAACGTTAAGAAGTTTGTTCGTAACTACATTGATGTAGACGGCGACAACGGACGTTTCCAAGCAATCGGCAACAGCGGTTCACTAGAAGACGAACCAATGGCAGATTACTACCCACACCGCTGGATTACTGCTTCTCCAAACGAAGAAGACGGTTCAGGTACATTTGGACGTAAAGCTCAGCGTAAGACTGTTATTACAGCTCTACAAGCTGAAGTCAACAGCAACCAAGAAATCCGTGACGAAGAATCACGTATCTTTAACTTGATCGCATGCCCAGGTTATCCTGAGCTAATTGGCGAAATGGTATCATTTAACTATGACAGACGTTTAACAGCATTTGTTGTAGCAGATGTTCCAGCAAGACTAACACCAGATGCAACTTCACTTAACGAATGGGCAAATAATGTTAGACTAGCAGTTGAAGACAACGATGACGGTGCAGTAAGCTTTGATGAATATCTAGCAATGTACTGGGGTTGGGGATTCTCAAGCGATAACGCAGGTAACAATGTTGTTGTACCACCGAGCCACATGGCACTTAGAACAATCATTCTAAATGACCAAGTTGCTTATCCATGGTTTGCACCAGCAGGTACAAGACGCGGCGGCGTAACTAATGCTACAGCAAGTGGTTATGTAACTTCAGAAGGCGAATTCCAAAGTGTTGCTCTAAACACAGGACAGCGTGATACATTATACAGCAATAGTATTAACCCGATTACGTTCTTAAACGGATCAGGACTAGTTGTATTTGGACAAAAAACTCGTGCAAGAAATGCAAGTGCTCTAGACAGAGTAAATGTAGCACGTTTGGTTGTTTACTTACGTGTACAACTAGAGCAGCTAGCAAGACCATATTTGTTTGAGCCAAACGACAAGATCACACGTGATCAAGTCAAGGCAGCAGCAGATGCATTGCTACTTGAACTAGTAACGCTAAGAGCACTTTATGACTTCCTAGTTGTGTGTGACGAAACTAACAACACACCGGCAAGAATTGATCGTAATGAGCTTTGGTTAGATATTGCTATCGAACCAGTTAAAGCAATCGAGTTTATTTACATTCCATTGAGAATTAAGAACACAGGCGAAATTGCAGCACTTGGCTAATAATATGCGCACATAATAGGCTGGGATAACACCCAGCCTATAGTGGCATAAATATTAATGTAACAGGAGATTAGAATGCCAATCACAACACTACAGAATATTTCGGTACCTAACGAAGGCGCAAACAGCAATGCTAACCTTCTAATGCCAAAGCTACAATATCGCTTTAGAGTGCTATTTGAAGGCTTCGGCGGACCGGATACAGGCGATGGCCTAAAAGAACTAACACGTCAAGTTGTTGACGTAACTCGTCCAAATGTTTCATTTGAACAAATGACATTAGACGCATATAACTCAAGAACTTACCTAGCTGGTAAGCACACATGGGAACCAATTACTCTTACTCTACGTGAAGATGCAAATAATAACGTACAGAAGATGGTTGGTAAACAGCTACAGAAGCAGTTTGATTTCTTCGAGCAGTCAAGTGCTGTATCAGGTGGTTCTTATAAGTTTAAAACAATCATCGAAATACTAGACGGCGGCAACGGCGCAAACGGCGCAAATGTTGTTGACAACTACACGCTAGTTGGATGCTATCTTGAAAGTGCAAACTACAACACATTAGCATACGCAACAAGTGATGCTGTTACTACTACACTATCTATTCGTTATGATAACGCAATTCAGTTTGGTGAGAACGGTGACACACGCACAGGCGTTGGATCTGAAGAAACAAGATTCACAGCAGGTGACGTCGGCGGAACACTATCAACAGACTAATATTTTAGTTAGATTGGTAGTCTATTTCAAAAAGAAAGCAAGAGTCTCGGCTCTTGCTTTTCTTTATATATACACATAATATATAAAGATAAATATTACTATGAGTATACTACATCTTAGAGACTGGCGCCACGCCAACCAATTTTATAGCAACTTTGGACATGCATTTAGTCCAAAAGTCAAATACCTTTATCATGTAGTATTTGTCCCGCATCAAGATGTTCCTGATCCGTCAAAACCAAATACAGATGCATTTTCTAAAGAAATAGCAATGCTAGTTAATAGTACAGATTTGCCTGCATTTAGAGTTAATTTAGAAAACAAACAACAATATAATCGTAAAAAGAATATGCAGACTAGAATCGATTATCAAGATGTGCAAATGCGTCTATGGGACGATAATGTAGGCAGTGTAAGAAGTATGCTTACAGAATATTATCAATATTATATAGAAGACGGCAGACATACTGATTCAGACGGCAGTTACGAACAACGTGATAAATATCATTCTGGTGCTCCTTCTAACTACGGATTAAACACAAAATCTCATAGAGAAAATAAAGGCTTCTTTAAGTATATTCACATATACCAAATGGGCAAAAACAAATGGAATAGATATACTCTAGTCAATCCAATGTTGTCACAATGGAATCACGGCGATGTAGCATATGCCGAAGGCGCAGGCATGGTAGAACATACAATAACATTTGCATATGAAGCGGTGTTTTATGGCAACGGCGATGTAGGAGCAAACAGCGAACCTACAAACTTTACAGATCCTGTAACTGGTTATGATACAACTACACATGATATAGTTAGTAGTGCAGGCGGAGCATCCGCGCCGTCATTAAAAACAGCATCTCCAAGTGTAACAACTACAGAAAATAACACAAATCAAAATTTTAATACACCAGGCACAGCTGGTATTTTTTCGCCGCAACAGCCTTCACCAAATCCTGCTTTACCAGGAACAGAAATACCTTCAACATCCAGTAGTAGTTCGGTTGTTCCTCCAAGTGGCGCAGATGCTCCGCTATTATCAAGTGCAGCTATTGCCAGTGGACTAAGTGATAATCAAGCAGCAAGAACAGCATTTATTGCACAAGCGATTAACAGTGGAACTATTGTTGTTGACGAAGACGGCGTCAACAGCTATTTAGATTATAGACAACTTGATGCCTTTCAGCGCAGGGCTATAATGGATGATGCTATAAATCAAGCAACCTCTGGAAATCAAAAACTAGCTCAGTTTGCTAGTAATGCTATTGCTGCAAACAAATAATGGAAAAATAATATGTCAGAAACAACAACATCAGATCTATCAAATTTAACCACTAAAGAACTTACTGCAAGATTTTTTGATAATTTCTATAATAGAGAAATCAGTTACAATGCCAGTGAAGTTGATGCAGTAATAGGTTATTTTTTAAAACGTGGCTTTGATAGAATTGCAGCTATTAATACTGCAAGTGTACTACTACAACAAGCAGAAGTAGATCAAATTACCGTATTTCAATTAATCGATACACTAAAAGGCGTCAATGACGTTCAACTTAGTAATATTGTTGCGCAGATACTTAACTATAATAGAGGTAAAAGTAGCAAAATTGGATACAGAACTGCTACACAAACACTTCTAGTAGAACAGAGAAATATTATTGTATAATGGGACGATTTGCACAGGGTAAATTTAATCTCAAACATCCTGAAAAATATGTAGGTACAAAAACTCCTACATATCGCAGTGGTTGGGAATTTACTTTTATGAAGTTCTGTGATGAGCATCCTAGTGTTAGCCAATGGGCAAGTGAAGCAATACGTATACCCTATCGTAATCCTCTTACAGGAAAACAAACTATCTATGTGCCTGACTTTTTCATTGTTTACGCAGACAAAGGCGGAAAGCAACGAGTAGAGCTTATTGAAGTTAAGCCTAGTAATCAAGCACGAAAAGAAAGACTTGGACGTAGTAAACATAACCAAGCACATTATGTCGTTAATCAAGCCAAATGGGAAGCAGCTAGAGCATGGTGCAAACAAAAAAAGATCTATTTTAGAATTGTTACTGAAGAAGACATTTTCCATACTGGAAGAAGAAGATAAATAATAGTAGCATATAATGGATTGGACCCATGACAAAAAAATTAGAAGACCTTCTTAATCTTCCGGATTCAAAAGAAATTGTTGAAGAAGCTGAAGCGCAAGAAGTTGAACAAAACAAACATGAAATCGAACGCGATCAGACATTTCGCGATATTGCAGAATTTGATAAAATAAGTTCTGCACTTCCTGCCGTTAAAGGCTTGGGAGAAATGGCCGACAAAGAACTTAACGAAGTTGCTGATAAAGCAATGACAGCATACGATGATCTAATGGATTTAGGTATGAATGTTGAAAGTCGATATGCCGGAAGAATTATGGAAGTAGCAGGCGGCATGTTAAAAACAAGTTTAGATGCTAAAGTTGCTAAACTAGATAAAAAATTAAAAATGGTTGAATTACAACTTAAAAAAGAAAAGATGGATAAAGATAATGCAGGCACCGGCGATGGAAATATAGTCAACGGCGAAGGTGCTATCATTACAGATCGTAATAGTCTATTAGAGCGCTTAAAAGGGCTAGATAAAGATAAATAATATATATAGAACAGGATCAATGCGCAATGAGATCATTTAAAGATATACTAACAGAGTCTAAAAAGACTTATGAATTTAAAATTGGAGTCGCCGGGCCTTTACCAGAAGGCTTTGAAGACTCAATGGAAACATCGCTTAAAAAGTTTAATGTTTCTAATATGTCATCAGGTAAGAAAACTCCAATTCAAGAACGCCCGCTAGACTTTCCACAATTACAAAATATGGAAGTTACATATTTTGAAGCTGTTGTTGAATATCCTACTACTCCGCAAGTATTACAAGAGTATTTGGGTAAATGCTGTGGCATTGATCAAGCACACATTATTGTGCGTAATGCAAATGATCCAAGAGAAGAATATCAAGAAACCAAAGACGATGCACCTTATGAAGCAATGTTAACTACTGAAGATATGGGCGGCGAAAGTGCTCAAGAATCAGTTGGCGGTAATCGTGTTATGGATTTATTAAAAGAATTAGAAACTGCTCGCAAGGAAAACAAACACAGCGGTGCAGAAGGTGCTCCAGTTGGAGAATCATCTGATATTGGTGATGCAGAAAATACTAAAGCAGTTGTAGGAGGCTGAAATTATGAATATGAAGAAATTAATCGAATCAATGGATCACATTGAAGAATGTGGTATGACAGAGATGCCTGCTGCAATGCCAGCACCGGAAATGGACAAAGGCAATCCAGTGACAATGAGTGTTAATTTAAATGCTAGCGGCAAAGAACACGTTGACGATCTTATCAACATGATGAAAAACGCAGGCATGGGCGCAGCAGAACCTGTAAGTGCTAAAACACTTTCGCCACGCATGGACATGGAACGCTTGTCAGGTATTATGGACGAACCAGGCATGGAAGATCCAAACGAAGAAATGGAGCCTGTAGAAGACGAAATTGACACTGATGAAGGTTACGATAATGAGCCAGATGCAGAGTATCAAGATCACAAGTACATGACCAAAGATCTAAGCGGTGGTCTTAACCGTGAGAAGAAAGCATATGCTGCTGCACAAGATGGCGACAATGCAATGGCTGTAGAAGCTATTAAAGCACAGCTAATGGCAGCACTAAGCGAAAAGAAATCTAAGCCAGACTTTTTAGATGTTGACAAAGACGGCGATAAAAAAGAGCCAATGAAGAAGGCACTTAAAGACAAAGGTAGTAAACCTAAAAAAGGTGAAGTGCCTGCGCAGTTTAAAAAGAAAAACGAATCAGCGCTTGACGAAATCTCGAGCGACATGGCAAAGCGTTATACTAAAAATGCAAAAGTTGACCGTGACAACACTGATGATATTCTCAAAAGAGACGGTTCAACTAACGACTGGAAAGCAAACCAAGAGTTGCAGAAAAGAAATGCTAAAAGAACTAAAGGCATGAATAGAGCCAAGAAACGTATGCAATAATCTACAGTGAAATTATATCAAATAGCACCTTCGGGTGCTATTTTTTTGGGTAAATATTGATATGGCAGCATCATTAGACGGCGTCTTAATTAAAAAGGCGAATAAACAAGAAACATATACAGAAGAGCAAATTAACGACCTTATGCAATGCATGGATCCTGACGAAGGGTACTTGTACTTTGCTCGTAAGTTTGCTTTTATCCAACACCCTGTAAAAGGTAAATTGTTATTTGATCCTTATGAGTATCAGCTACGATTAATGCATAGTTATCATAACTATCGCTTTAATATTAACATGATGCCTAGACAAACAGGTAAAACTACATGTGCAAGTATCTACCTAGCATGGTATGCGATGTTTAATCCAGATCAAACTATTCTTGTAGCAGCACACAAATACACAGGTGCGCAAGAGATTATGTCACGTATACGTTTTGTGTATGAAACATGTCCAGATCATATTAGAGCAGGTGTTACCAGTTACAACAAACAATCGATTGAATTTGAAAACGGATCACGCATTGTAGCACAAACAACAACAGGCAACACAGGACGTGGTATGTCGATTTCGCTACTATATTGTGACGAATTTGCATTTGTGCAACCTAACATTGCTGAAGAATTTTGGACTTCGATATCACCTACTCTAGCAACAGGTGGTCGTGCTATTATTACATCAACACCTAACTCAGACGAAGATACATTTGCGACTATTTGGAAACAAGCAGAAGAAAAGTTTGATGCACATGGCAACGAACAAGAACTAGGTTCAAACGGTTTCCATAGTTTTGTTGCACAATGGGACGAACATCCAGATCGTGACGAAAAATGGAAAGAGGAAGAAATTGGACGTATCGGCGAAGAAAAATTCCGTCGTGAATACGGTTGTGAATTCCTAGTTTTTGACGAAACACTAATTAATAGTTTAAAACTATCGACTATGGACGGAGAAACGCCTATACTTAACATGGGTCAAACACGCTGGTATAAAAAGCCAACTAGTCAATACACTTATTGTGTAGCACTAGATCCTAGTATGGGCACAGGTGGAGACAATGCTGCTATACAAGTGTTTGAACTTCCTAGCTATGAACAAGTAGCAGAATGGCAACACAATCAAACTGCTATACCGGGACAGGTTCGTGTGCTTGCTGATATTTGCAATTATATAGCACAAGAAATTAAGAATCCAAACGGCGTTTATTGGAGTGTAGAAAACAATGGCATTGGAGAAGCAGCACTAATTGTTATAAACGATTTTGGGGAAGAAAACATACCGGGCTTGTTTGTGAGTGAACCTATGCGCAAAGGACATGTACGCAAATTCCGCAAAGGATTTAACACTACTCATGGTACTAAGATTACAGCCTGTAGTAGATTAAAAACTATGATCGAAAATAATAAAATGATGATTCGATCAAAACCTTTAGTATCAGAACTAAAGGGTTTTGTAGCAACTAATACAAGCTATCAGGCAAAATCAGGAATGTCAGATGATTTGGTTAGCGCAACACTATTAGCAATAAGGATGATGGACGTTCTTAAAGATTGGGATCCAAGAGTGTATAATACTTTTAATCAAACAGAAGATTTTGAAGATTACGAAGCACCAATGCCTATCTTTATAAGCACGAACTATTGATAAATACAATATGATAGATTTTGACAAGATAGGCGAAGATCTCTTTAATAAGATTAGAGGCAGATTTTCTGAAGTTACTATAGGTGACGATAGTGGCACAGTTACTAATGAGCCACTAGATGCTCGCTTCTTTGATTTTGATTATAATGGCTTAGGTAAAGTAAGTGTAAGTATTTCTGAAGATGATGGTCTAACAGTGATATATTCAAAAGACTTTATTGAAGGTCAAGACGAAATGACACAAGATGAATGGTACAACTTCTTAAAAGAACTACGTATTTTTAGTAAAAAACGTATGTTAGAATTTAGTGTAAGAGACGTAAACAAGTCAAATTTAAACAAAAGAGATTACAAATTTTTAGCAACTCGTACTGGGGATGAAACAATGAACGAATCAAAGTTATATGGAACAAGCCGTATTAGCTACCAAAATGTAGGCGAAGCACGTATAATGATTAAGCATACAGAAAGTATTAATCAAGAAACTGCTACAGGACGCACACAAAAAATCGGTAAGATTTATATCGAATCACCTGAAGGCGAAAGATTCCGTTATCCTTACAAACACCTAAGTGGCGCAAGAGCAATGGCTCGTCACGTAGCAGAAGGTGGTACAGCATACGATGACTTCGGTAAACATATTGTAGGCCTATCGGAAGAAATGGGTAAGCTACGCAAGTTTAAGAACTACATGGGCCGTAGTGCTGTAATGGCAGAAAGTCTAAGTGGTTATATGGACATTGTTAAGGAGCGTATTTCCACAGTAAAGAAAACAATCGAGTCACTACAAAAACCAGCATTCTACAAAGAGACATTTGAAGCATTTGAAACCCCAGTTCTAGAAGATGTTCCTAGTGATGTTGCTGAAAATTGGATTGACGAATTAACTATCAAACAATTTAACGAAGAACTAGCAGATGTATTTCCGTACATTTACAACCTAGTAAAAGAAGGCACGAAGGCTAAAGAACTAGGTCCAGACGACTTAGTAGACGAATCAGGCTTACAATATTACACAGGTGTTAAGAAGCACGGTAAAGAATATATGAAAAAGGCAGCACAAGCAGGACGTGACGGCGCTAGTCAAGAAGAACTAGGCAGACTAAAAGACAAGTACAGCAAGGCTGAAAAGAAAACAAAAGAAGAAATTGAACTAGAAGCAGCATTCGAAGCATCGATGGGTCAGTTCTCAGAAGACGTATGTGAAGAGTGCGGCAATCAAAGCTGGACTACACTAGGCATGACTGAAGAAGAAATTGAAGAAGCATGTTCTTCGATGAGAAAGAAAAAGAAAAATGAGTCTGATGTAGAAGAAGGCGAACGTCACGGAAACAGCAAGATATATGACAAGTGTTGGAAAGGCTATCGTAAAGTACCAGGAAAAAAAGCAGGCGAAAAAGGTAGCTGTAAAAAAGTTGAAGGCATTTCCTTTGAAGATGAGCAAGATGCAGACGAAGGCAATGCATTTGCACATGCTGTACGCAAAGCCAAAATGGATGGTAAGAAAAAAGGCGACAAAGTCAAAGGTCCAGACGGTGACGAAATCACACTAGAAAAAGAAGCTAAGACACCACTAGGCGAGTTTATACTTTCATACTACGACAGAGAAACAGGCGAGTTTCCAAAAGGCGAAACTGCTGTACTTACCATGGTAGAGAAAGATTACGGCGAGCAGTTCATAGAACCTGCTAAGGCATTTATCGAATCAGTTAATCAGACATTTGAAGCATATCAGCAATCGCAGCCAATAATGTCTGATCCTGCTGAACACGATCGTATGAGAGAACTGGCTGGCTTGAGATAATGCAAAAAGTTTGGATCTTCGGAGACAGCTATAGCTCGAATGAACATTATGCAAACTTTCAATACCAAAAAACTTAAAAAAATTAGTTGACAAGATAAATAACTTCGTGTAGTATTATAAGTGTGCTACATAATTAGGCACAGATAGCAAAACGCTATCAAAGGCACATAGGCATAAAATTAGGAGGCATAACTATGGCATCATTAGCAGAAATCCGAGCAAAGCTCAAAGAACAAGAAGCACGTTCATCAGGTGCATCAAGCGGACCAAGTGGTCCAAACCCAATTTACCCATTTTGGAATATTGCAGAAGGTTCAACAGCAACCTTTCGTTTCCTCCCTGATGGTAATCCAGATAACACATACTTCTGGGCAGAACGTTTGATGATCAAACTTCCGTTTAGTGGAGTTAAAGGCGAGACTGGCTCACGTCCAGTACAGGTACAAGTTCCATGTATGGAAATGTATGGCGAGTCATGTAACATTCTAAATGAAGTACGTGGTTGGTTTAAAGACCCAAGTCTTGAAGATATGGGTCGTAAGTACTGGAAAAAACGTAGTTATATCTTCCAAGGCTTTGTAACTGACAATCCTTTAACTGATGATCAAGTTCCAGATAATCCGATTCGTCGTTTTATTATTGGTCCTCAAATCTTCCAAATTATTAAAGCAAGTCTTATGGATCCAGACATGGAAGAAATGCCAACAGATTACACAGCAGGCGTAGACTTCCGTCTTAACAAAGGTTCAAAAGGTGGCTATGCTGACTATGGTACTAGTAATTGGGCACGTCGTGAACGTCCACTAACTGATGCAGAAATGGCAGCAGTAAACGAACATGGATTGTTTAATTTATCAGACTTCCTTCCTAAAAAGCCAGACGAAACTGCTGTAAAAGTTATGCAGGAAATGTTTGAAGCTTCAGTAGACGGTGAACCGTATGATGCAGATCGCTGGAGCCAATACTTCCGTCCAGCAGGTATGGCTGCACGTACAGGTGATCCGCAAGTAGCAGCAAGCCCACAAGCAACTGCTGTCAGTCAAAGCGCACCTGCATCTACACCAGCAGCACCTGCAGATGATGTTCCTTTTAAGAGCACAGAGGAAGCAGCAACAGAAACTGCAACTCCGGCAGCTGAAGAAGCACCAGCAGGCGGTGGCGCACAGGACATTCTTGCAATGATCCGCGCTCGTCAAGGATAATAAAAGCAAGCTAAAAGGGTTGCTTTTTACAAGAGCAACCCTATATACTTGCCCAGCTTTTTTAGGAGAATTTAATGGCTAGTAAAACATTCGATCCAACGAAGTTCCGTAATTCGTTAACAAAATCTATTACGGGTATGAGTGCAGGTTTCCATGATCCAACTGACTGGATTAGCACAGGTAACTTTGCACTTAACTATTTGCTAAGTGGCGATTTTAACAAAGGTATTCCATTAGGCAAAGTGTCAGTGTTTGCAGGCGAATCAGGCGCAGGCAAATCATATATTGTATCAGGTAACATTGTACGTTATGCACAAGAGCAAGGTATCTTTGTTGTGCTTATTGACTCAGAGAACGCACTTGATGAAACATGGCTACAAGCACTTAATGTAGATACAGATGAAAGTAAACTACTTAAACTCAATATGGCAATGATTGATGACGTTGCTAAAACGGTTAGTACGTTTATGGACGACTATAAAAGCATGAACGAAGAAGAGCGTCCAAAAGTATTGTTTGTAGTTGACTCATTAGGTATGCTTATGTCGCCTACAGAACTAAAGCAGTTCGAAGCAGGTGACATGAAAGGTGACATGGGTCGTAAGGCCAAAGCACTGAAAGCACTTGTAACCAATTGTGTTAACATGTTTGGTAGTTACAACGTAGGCATGTGCGTTACTAACCACACGTATGCATCGCAAGATATGTTTGATCCAGATGACAAGATCTCAGGCGGTTCGGGCTTTGTGTATGCAAGTTCAATGGTTGTTGCTATGAAGAAACTTAAACTAAAAGTAGACGCAGACGGCAACAAAACATCACAAGTACATGGTATTCGTGCAGCATGTAAAGTTATGAAAACACGTTATGCTAAACCGTTTGAAAGTGTACAAGTTGAGATTCCATATGAAACAGGCATGGATCCTTATTCAGGCATGTTTGATCTAATGGATGCAAAAGGCTTGCTGGAAAAGCAAGGTAATCGCTACAAGTACATTATGAGTGACGGTGAAGAGATCCTCGAGTTCCGCAAGCGTTGGACTGGTGATCTACTCGATAAAGTTATGGCAGACTTGCCAGCTAAAGAAGCACAAATTGCTGAACAAGAAGCGGAAGCTGCACGTTTAGAAAGAGAAGCAGAATTAGCTGAACTTGATGCCGAATTGGTAAATACCGAGGATAACTTAATCGAGGAAACTACCGAAAATGAATGAAGAACAAATTGCTGATATTTGGGCATTATTTAAAGGTTATTGCGACAAAAAACAAATAGATGTTGTTGCAGAAAAATATGTAGACATGCTTGCTGATTACGGTGTTAGTGACGAGTCGTTTAAAGAAATTTTAGGAACTGACTCTGACTTAGATAATGCTATAGGGTACTATCTAGAAATTGATGCTGATGCATTTGTAGACGACGATGACGAATGGGATGAATAATGGGATGGTATAGTACAGTATCTCGAGATATTAGTAAGATTCCTGATGCTGTAGCACACTATGAGGACGAGTTATTGAAAGCTCGGCAAGAGTGCAAGTTACATGGCAATGTTGAACGTGCCGCAGCAGAAATGCCAGGCATTGTTGAATATCGTTTTAACCAGCTGCAAGAAATTGAAGCAATTCTAAACTACTTAAACATCGAGCTGCGTAGGTTGCGCAGCTCGTACTTTAAGAAATATCTCGAAAACTATCAACGTGCGCTATCTAGCCGTGATGTTGAAAAATACGTTGACGGTGAAGCAGACGTTGTTGACTATGAAAAGATTATTAATGAGTTTGCTCTTATGCGCAACAAATGGTTAGGTGTACTCAAAGCACTTGATCAAAAGCAATGGCAGATCACAAACGTTGTTAAGCTCAGAGTAGCAGGCATGGAAGACGCAACACTTTAAAATGTATAATCAAAACAATTTATAGGCTGAATAAACGAATTTTTAACAATTTCTTTTGTTTGATCGTCATACATATTTTTATAATTAATATCGGGTCTCACACTAGATTTAAAACGTATATTTTCAATTTCGTTATTATATGGAATATTTAATTTGGTTGTGATTTTGTAAAAGTCTTTGCTCAGTGTATGATACTGCATAACATTGTCTACTAACAATCTATTTTGAGCAGTATACAAATTCCAACACCCTCTGTTAAATAATTTTCCTTGAGTCTTTATATATTCGTCAAATGATTTAATTTTCCATGGTCCGTTTTTTAACTGCCAATAATATGTACTAATGACTTTATCCCAAGAATTTCTTTCGATAGTAAACTTGTAATACTCTTTCCATTCTTTAGAGTAATTTTTGTTAATCCACTTCCAACTAATATGTTCACAATCTTTTTTTGATTTTATATTTATTGGCTTTAAATTTTCTGGAGGCATGCCCCCGAATACAAAATCATCTGATGTTTTATGTAAATCTAAAAAGAATTTTTCAATACTTGATCCGGCTGTTTTTCTTGTTTTTATAAAAATAAATTTGTATTTGTGAGAAATAAACATAAAAATATTTAGCTGTAAAGTACGTATATAAATAGTTGTATGAAATTTAAAAATTCTAAACAATATTGGAACGATAGATATAATTCTAACGGAAATTCTGGAGCAGGTTCTTACGGAAATCTTGCTAAATTTAAATCAGAGATATTAAATAATTTTGTAATAGAAAATAATATTGAATCAGTTATAGAATTTGGTTGCGGTGATGGAAATCAGTTATCATTGGCAAATTATCCTAGCTATGTTGGGTATGACATTTCTACTAAATCTATATCCATATGCAAAGAAATTTTCAAAGACGATAGAACTAAAAACTTTTATCATATTGACGAATATAACAATCAAATGTATGAGTTAAGCTTGTCATTAGATGTATTATATCATTTAATTGAAGATGATACTTATAATAATTATATACAAAATTTATTTACATCGTCAAAAAAATTTGTAATTATATATTCGTCTAATGATGAAACTATAACATCAAAATCTTCACATGTAAGACACAGAAAGTTTGTCAACGACATTCCTTCAAATTTTGAATGTATAAAAATTATAAAAAATTTATATCCATACAACAGCGATTACGAAAAGACCACATCCTTTAGTGATTTTTATATATTTAGGAAAACATAAAAATGATCTCAGTTAGCTTTACACTACACCCCGACAGAGCTGCTAATCTAGATGCAATATACGAGGCATATGAGCATTATGATATTGTAGACGAAGTATTGGTAATAACAGGAACTGAAGTTGCGTTAGCCAAGCCTACATCTAAATTTAAGTTTGTGCATATGCCTGGACCGTATACATACGGTGCTTGGCCAAGCTTTGGATTACTTGCAAGATATACGTGGGCATTGAATTGTAAAAACAGATATGTTTTTATGCAAGACGACGATTTTGTGTACAAAGAAAGCACTATGAAAAAAATGTTAGATATGAAACAGCCAATTACTGGATGTTGGCCTAGATGGTTTCATAATAACAAATACCGAGATCGTCCTCCAATCGAAGGACAACAAACTGCGCCACTAATTTTAACAGGCGGAACACTAGTCGATAGCTGGCTGCTTCCAGACGTAATAAAGTATGCTAAAATTTATTGGAAAGACTATCAACAAGTGTTTAATGGTGAAGATATTTTTATGTCAAGAGCTATATCAAAAATAACCAATCAAGATGAATTTAAATTTGTTTCAGATGAATTTACAGAATTGCCAACACACAAAGTACAATTACACAGAAATGTAAACAAGAAAGGCTCACGCACTGATATAGCTAGAGATGTTTACAGATTTTTTTCGGAAGTAAAATGAAAACACTTGCAGTAATGATTACAGCTTATAAGGCTGAACAATATATATTAGAAACATTAAATTCCTTTAAGGAACAACAAATTCCAACTGACTGGAATATAAAATACTTTATTGGTGTCGATGCTTGTGTTGATACTGCAAATTTATTAAAAGAGAAAAATATTTCATATTATTCTGCTTCAGAAAATGTAGGGACATATATTCTTACAAACTCTCTTATAAAAGAAGCAGCAAGTCATAATGTAGATGCGTTTTTACGATTTGATTCTGACGATGTGCCCTGTGAAAATTTTTTAGCGAATGGCATTAAACATTTAGAAAACTCTGAGGTTGTACAACCTTATCAAATCGAATGCGACGAAAATTTAACTCAAAAATCTAGTCCAAAAATTGCCGACGGCTCTATATTTTTTACTTTACATGCCTTAAATTTGCTAGGAGGGTATAGTCACTACAGGGTAGCATGTGATGGCTTTTTTACACGCCGTGCAACAAAATTAAATTTAACAAAAAAAATAGAAACAGATTTGCCAATATATCTTTATAGAAGAGTTAGAGGATCGCTAACCAAGACACAATTAACTGGTGACGGGTCTCCTTATAGAAAAGATGTAAAATCTCAAATGAGAAAAGAATTTAAATCAAGAAAATATAAAATTGATAATCCTGTAACAACAATCTTAAGCTACCATAAATTTAATTCATACTGAATAGCATATATAAATATCTACATGAGCAAGGTAGTATTAGTTACAGGTGGCTTTGATCCTCTGCATTCAGGACACATTGCCTATTTCAAAGCAGCACGAGAATTAGGCGACAAATTAGTAGTCGGTGTTAATTCTGATGCATGGCTTACACGCAAAAAGGGCCGCCCGTTCATGCCATTTGAAGAACGGGCTGCTATTATTAAAGAACTAGCATGTGTTGACGATGTTATCGGATTTAATGACGAAGACGACACAGCTCGCAATGCAATCGGACACATACTAGCAACTACAATAGATAATGTAGTATTTGCCAATGGCGGCGACAGAACCAATACAACTACACCTGAATATGAAACTTATGGCAATTATCCCAGTGTAGAGTTTGTGTTTGGAGTAGGCGGCGCAAACAAAGCCAATTCGAGTAGTTGGATACTTGACGAGTGGAAGACACAAAAGACAGAACGTGATTGGGGTTATTGGCGTGTATTAGATCATAAGCCCGAGAAAGGTTACAAAGTAAAAGAACTTGTAATCTACCCCGGCAAGAGTCTAAGCGATCAGCGACACTTCAAACGTTCGGAAGATTGGACCATACTCGAAGGTGTAGTAGATATCACGACAGAATGGAATTCAAATAAACATTCGGTAACACTAACGCCCGAGTCTGTTACATATAAAATCGGCACACAAGTCTGGCACAAGCCTAGTAATCCGGGAAAAGAAAATGCACACATCCTCGAGGTACAATGGGGCAGTGAGTGTATAGAAGAAGATATAGAAAGAAGAGACTAATGAAAGTATTCGTAGGATGGGATAGTAGAGAAGATATTGCATATCAAGTGTGCAAACATAGTATTGTAAGTAAACAGCCGGACGCAGAAGTTATGCCTTTAAAACAAAATGATTTAAGAGTATCTAATCTGTATTGGAGAGATATAGATAAACTTGCAAGTACAGAGTTTACGTTTACACGTTTTCTTATTCCTGAATTAACAAATTACAAAGGCTGGGCTTTGTTCATGGATTGCGATATGATCCTTACAACTGATATTAAGGAACTATTTGATCAGGCAGATGACAAATATGCAGTAATGTGTGTGCAACATGATTATACTCCGAGAGAAGGAGTTAAAATGGATGGACAGCAACAAACCGTATATCCGAGAAAAAACTGGAGTAGTGTTATGTTAATTAACTGCGCACATCCTAGTAATCGAGCAGTTACAAAAGAATTAGTAAATGACCCAGAAATTACCGGAGCATACTTGCATCGTTTCAGTTGGCTTAAAGACGAAGAGATTGGTGAGTTAGATCATACATGGAACTACTTAGTAGGCGTGTACGAAGATCTAGAAAAACCTAATCTAATACACTATACAGAAGGCGGCCCGTGGTTTGAAAACTACAGGGACTGCGAATTCCATCAACTATGGAAAGACGAACTACAGGAAATGATGAATGGGTAAAGTAGCAGCTATAGATACTAGCGGAACAAACTATGCAAGAAAAGGCCACGACTATGATCCTTACTTAAAAAGTTTTATCGAAGGAGTTAATGGTACAACGTCAACGTGGGCCGATGAAGAAAATACAGATAGTATTCTTGTAATTAGAGGCCTCGGCGGCGGCAGTCAAAAAGCAATCAAGCAGTGTTGGAAAACTGGTAGATCTTTTTATGCTGTAGACACAGGATATTTTGGTAACTCTAAACATAAAACTTGGCATCGTATAACATATAATGCATTGCAAAATATGAACGAAATGATTAAACAAGATGACAACAGACTGCTATTACAATTAAAAGCCGACTCATGGAAAGAAATTTATAAACCGTTTACACCTGGTAGTAAGATTATGGTGTGCCCCCCAAGCGACAAAGTAATGAATATGTTTAATCAAGGTACTGCACAAGAATGGACTGATAAGCTAGTAGCACAACTAAAGACGCTTACTGATCGCCCTATCGAAATTAGAATGAAGCCTATTCGCAGCGAGCGTATTAGTACTAAAACAATACAAGACGCTCTGCAAGACGATGTTCATTGTTTGATCACATATAATAGTATTGCAGCAACGGAAGCACTAATGGAAGGCAAGCCTGCTATTACACTAGGACCAAACGCCGCACAATTAATCTGCGAAACCGATCTAGCAAATCTAGAAACTCCTAGAATACCCACAGAAGATGAGATGTATGCATTTCTAACACACTTATCGTATTCGCAATTTACACAAGCAGAGATGGAAGACGGCACTGCTTGGCGTATATTGCAGGAAACACAAGTATGACAATAAAAGTAGCATCATATCTTATGGGAATACCACCTGGTAATACTAATCCCGAAAAGCCTGCAATTATTACTAACTTTATCGAAGGAGTATGGCGTGCTGGCGACGAAGGTACTATTGTAACAGACTATACTCCAGTTGACGCAGACGTTGCAGTTGTACAAGGGTACGTACATCCTGGAAGTAAAAATTCACCTCATTTAAACTTACGTAGACAAGTTTTTGAGCATCAACAAAATACAGGTAAGCGTAGTATTATTGTAGATAGTAATCTGTTTTTATCTTACGATCACGGCAACTCGCAAAAGTTTTTGAGATATAGTTATGATGGTATATTTCCAACAACTGGAGAATATTGTAATCAATATGCTGATCCTGCACGTTGGGAATTAATTAGTAAACGAATTGGCATAGAACTAAAGTCTGATAGAAAACAAGGAAAACATATTTTAGTATGTTGCCAGAGAGACGGCGGCTGGAGCATGGATGGACAGCCGTTGCTACCGTGGCTTATAAAAACTATACAGCAGATAAAAAAACATACTGATAAACCTATATTAGTAAGATTTCATCCAGGCGATAAAAATCAGTTAATGCACAAAAGAGCACTTGCTAGGTATAGATTAAAAGGCGTTGTAATTAGTAATTCAGACACACTATTTAGAGATTTAAAATCAGCACATGCTGTAGTTAATTATAATAGCAGTCCAGCAGTTGTTGCAGCTATAGAAGGCATACCTATCTTTGTTCTCGATGCTGATAGGAGTCAAGCTAAAGATGTAGCAAATACTGATCTTAAAAATTTAGAAAATCCTCAGCAATTTGACAGAGAAAGTTGGATACACAAAATGGCACAGATGCATTGGAGTTTAGATGAACTCAAAGACGGATCTGCTTGGAAGCATTTAAGGAAATGGGCTTACAAATGAATAAACATATAACGGTAGTAACAACCTTTCATAACAAACATTACAATGTTTACGGAAAGAATTTTTTAGATAGCTTTGCTAAACATGTTGACAAACGTATCAAATTGATAGTATATGCGGAAGAATGTAAACCAGAAAATCCAGATCCTAGTCGCATTGAAGTTTTAGATGCTGTAAAAACATTACCTAAACTTGTAGCATTTAAGCAACGCTGGAAAGATGATCCAAAAGCAAATGGTATTCCGCCTGATGATATTAAAGCACGTAGACCACGAGACTGGCACAAAGAATTTAAATGGGACGCAGTGAGATTTGCTAACAAAGTCTATGCTGTATTTGATGCTGTAGAAAGATCAAAAGACTGGTGTGTATGGATGGATGCCGACAGCTTTATTCATAGCGATTGGACATATGAAGACTTTGCTGAGTTACTTCCAGACACTAGTTGGGTTACATATGTCGGACGTGGCAAAGGATCACAAACATGGCCAGAGTGCGGATTCTATGGTATGAATCTAAAAGACGGAGTATGTCAAGACTTTCTTAAAGAATTTGAACGTATGTATGAAGATGCTGACAACGGAATCTTTACACTAGAAGAATGGCATGACTCGTTTGTATTTGGTAAAATATTAAATGATTTAAAGTTTCGACATCCTAATGTATTAGATTATAGTGCTGAGATTTATCTTAAAACTGCTAAAACAGGCGGCGGCGGCCACCCACTAATTAATTCAAAATTAGGCCGTTGGATGGATCACATGAAAGGTGGCCGCAAGTTTGATGGTAGTAGTAAACGAAAAGACCTAATGGGACATAGAAATGAACCTTACTGGCAAACGATTTAAGTTATGGAGAGAATACGGTGCGCTTAATTCGAATCCTGTTTTTGACGCCTTTGGCAATAGTATTACTAACAATGGCGGTAGTATTATCGATAGTGATAGTATTGATGATGCCGATGTTCATGTTATTTGGAGTGTTTTATTTCACGGTAGAATGGCTAACAATCGTAGTGTGTGGGATAATTGCCGTGTTCGAGGAAAACCAGTTATTGTACTCGAAGTTGGCGGAATCAAAAGAGGAACAACTTGGAAGGTGGGCGTAAATGGCATTAATAGAGATGCTTACTTTGGTCCTAATATGGGGCACGATAACAGCCGTAGTGATTTACTTAAACTTAAAGTAAAGCCGTGGCGTACAAAAGGCGAGTATATTCTAATATGCGGACAGCATGATAAAAGTCTACAATGGCAGAATATGCCACGAATGAGCAACTGGTTTTTGAATACATACGACGAACTACGCAAGCACACAGACCGTCCTATCATATTCCGTCCGCATCCACGATGTAGACTTCCTCACATAGAGCGCGGTCTTAAATACGTATACAGACATGAACCAGTAAAGATAGATAGCAGTTATGATGATTTTGATATGGGCTTTAATGATATACATGCTACTATTAGCTGGAGCAGCAATCCTGGGATACATAGTATTATTGACGGTGTTCCCTCTTTTGTTGGTCCTAGCAGTCTTGCTTATCCTGTAGCTAATACAGACTTATCTCAGATAGAAAATCCTCTAATGCCAGACAGAACAGAATGGCTCAACAACTACGCATACACTGAATATACCCTAGACGAAATAGCACAAGGCATTCCACTAAAACGATTGACATCTAAGCTTATCTAAGCTATACTAAGTGTATGAAAAATGTAGCTAATACCGTTGAAGATCTTCTTGAAATTCTTGCAGGACTGCAAGGACAATCTAAAATGCAGATTAACTCTAGCGATGCAAACATTATGCATAGTATTGCTAGACAAGTGTTTAAGGGTACTGCACTAACTGATAGACAGTACGCACTTATGAAAGAAAAGTTGCAAACATATCGTAATCAGTTTACAGCATTAGATTACGACTTTGACAGAGCAGTCGATACTCTACGTCAGCCCCTGCGTCATATTGATCGTAGTAAGTATATTAAGATAGTAGATTACCCAAATGATATAGTTTATGAATCAAATGACAAAGGAAAATTTATTAAGATTAGGTTTCCTTTTAAGAAATCAGACATTGTGCTTATAAACGAAATTGCATCTTCTGAAAACTATTTTCATAAAAAAGGATCTCATAGTCATTATTTTTCATTTACTGAATCTAATATTGTAAAGTTGCTTGATAGATTTGTAAATAAAGAATTTATTATTGATGAAGAAATTAAAGAAGTATATTCTAAGGCAAAGTCTATTCAAGAAAACAGATATGATTATCTTAGCGGAATAAAAGATAACAAACTTATTAATATTAACACTAGTCTCAGTGAAGTAATTAAAAGTGAGCTAGGGGAAGTTGATCAAGATAATCTTATAAAATTTATCGACAGAAAGCATCGATACGGATTTAACGTATTTGATACTAGAGAACCTAACAATTTAACAGAGAAAATTGCATATAGAACTAATATCGATTTTCTAGCTAAGCCGAGTAGATATTCGTTAGACGATACACTGAATAGTCTTTGGAATCTTGATAGATTTCCAATGATAGTTATACTTGACGAACACAACTGCGAAGAACAACTACACAAGTTTGTAACATACTATAGAGACATAATGCCGTCCGAATGTCAAAGTGTCTTGTTTAGAACAGAAAATTCAATGTCAGGGTTTAATCAACTAATTAAGGATCGAAAACTTAATAACTGGGTTGACAAATATACAAAGATAGTATATACTAGTAAAAATAAGCTTCCAAAAGTTTTATTAAAAACTGACTGGTCTCCTATTACTGCGTTTTCTTTTAACAGCAGAATTGATAGAAGTCTTAATTCATATATTGGTACAAGATGTGATTTAGTCGTTTATAGAGAAGAAGAGTTAAGCCCAATGCGGAGATATTCACAATACTATGGCTAGTTGTAAACTAATTATCGAAGACGAAGTTAACATTAAGATCGAAGGTCTTGATGTAGATGTACGCCGCAAACTGGCAAATGCTCTTAAATTTGAAGTGCCTTATGCAAAATATATGCCTCAGTATAAACTAGGACGTTGGGACGGCAAGGTTGCATTCTTTGGCATCGGTGGCACTGGCTACGTCAATCACCTTGATACTATTGTAGAAGTACTCACTAAAAACAAGGTACAGATAGTCGACATTGATGACAGACGTCATCCGGTACAATTCAACTTTCCAGAAGTAACAGAGAATTACTGGAAGGATCAAGGTGTTGTGTGGCCGGCAGGACATCCAGCAGAAGGCGAAGATATCATTCTGCGTGACTATCAAGTAGAAGCAATCAACAACTTTATTAAGAATCCACAGAGCTTGCAACAGATTGCTACTGGCGCAGGTAAAACTATTACCACAGCAACGCTGTCACACATAAGTGAGCCGTATGGTAGAAGTCTTGTAATTGTTCCTAACAAGAGCTTAGTAGAACAAACAGAAGAGGACTATATTAACTGCGGTCTCGACGTAGGGGTGTACTTCGGCGATAGAAAGCAACTAGGTAAGACTCATACTATCTGTACATGGCAGAGTTTGAACATTCTAGACAAGAAGTTCAAAGACGGCAGTGCAGTACTAAGTCTCGCAGAGTTCTTAGAAGGTGTAAGCACTATTATTGTCGACGAAGTACACCAAGCTAAAGCAGAAGTTCTAAAGAACCTGCTCACACGCAACCTACGTAACGCTCCGATCCGATGGGGTCTAACTGGCACAGTGCCTAAAGAGAAGTTTGAATTTGAAAGTATTCACGCTAGCTTAGGTCCTGTCATCGGTCAGATTAGTGCTAAGGAACTACAGGACAAAGGTGTATTAGCACAATGTCACGTTAATATTGTACAGCTAATAGACACGGTATCACATTCAGGATATCAAGAAGAATTAAAATATCTTGTTACAAATCAGGCAAGATTAGAATACTTAGGCAAATTATTAAACACAGTAAAAGAATCAGGCAACACACTTATACTAGTAGATAGAATTAGTGCAGGTGAAGCACTAGCAGAACTTATTCCAGGCAGCACATTTGTAAGCGGCGCTGTAAAGAACAAAGACAGAAAAGAAACGTATGACACAATCCGTGAAGGCACTAATGAAGTAATTATTGCTACATACGGTGTTGCGGCTGTTGGACTAAACATTCCACGTATTTTTAATCTTGTGTTGCTTGAACCTGGTAAGAGTTTTGTAAGAGTTATCCAGTCAATTGGTAGAGGCGTTCGAAAGGCAAAAGACAAAGACTTCGTTCAAATATGGGACCTTACATCGACATGTAAGTTTGCGAAGCGGCACCTTACTCATCGTAAAAAGTTTTACAAAGAGGCGCAGTATCCATTTACAATAGAAAAAGTGGATTGGAATTAATACATGAGAATATTAACATTAGAAAATAAATGCTTTCAGCTAGACAACTTACCAGAACAAATAGACGACGATATACGATTTAGTGTATTAGATAACAGCGACCCTAAAAATCCTGATTTCTTTTTTATGCCGCTAATATTTCTCGAATCATTTAGCGCACCTGCTATGGTTTTAGAAATCAATGGCAAAGAAATTACAATGCCTGTTGATTGGAGTTTAGCAGTAGGGTGTTCAGAAAGCGGTAATGATTTAGAAATTTTACCATTAACAAGTTTAAACGATAGGGGATTTGAAGCATTTTTATTTAATCCGTTAACTAGTTTTAAACCAGACTTTGGCGATATTAATATTGTTAATTTCTATACAGATGTAAAATGGTACTTTCCTAAAATGAAGAACGGACAATTACTAAGTGTTCCAATTACAGAAGGCGACAAGCCATTATGTGCATTTTTTGTAAAAGAAATTAGTCGACAGAGTGAAGTAATAGAATATGCAAGTTTAATATAAAGGAAAACAAATGGGAATTAAAGCAGGTAAGGTATGGGGGGCCACAGAGCTCATTCACGCAAACGGTGTACTCGAGTTTCATCGTATTGAGTTTAACAAAGGATACAAGTGTAGTGAACACGAACATCGGTTTAAATGGAATGGCTTCTATGTAGAGTCAGGACAAATGCTTGTACGTGTATGGCAAGATGATCAAGGCTTAGTTGATGAAACTATCCTAAATGCAGGCGACTTTACACAGGTCAAGCCGGGTAAGATACATCAGTTTGAAGGACTAGAAGACGGAGTTGCTTTTGAATTGTATTGGGCAGAATTTAATCATGATGATATTGTAAGACGTACTAGCGGAACACAAGTTGGGAAATCTAAAGCCAAATGAGCCACTGATATACGAGCGTAGCAACGGTGTTGTATACGCTCGCTATCGTGATAAGCCTGAGATTGAACGTTGGATCATAGGCGGAGACCCAGCATCAGTTGCACAAGCAAACGGTGATATGTTGCATTACGCTGACTGGCAAGACTTATGCAGACTGGCTAAAGAACATCCTACGCTAGAAAAAATGTTAGACCAATTAGTAACAATGTACTACATAGTAAAGGACGAAAAATGAGAATTATAGCAGGACCTTGTCAGCATGAATCACTAGCTCAGAGTGCTGAGATTGCACGTGAGTGCAAACGTGTATGCGACAAGTATGGTATTGAATATTACTTTAAAGCAAGTTACGACAAAGCAAATCGTACAAGTGCTACTGGCAAACGTGGCATGGGTATGGACGCAACGCTTACAGACTTTCTTGCACTTAAAGTTACACTAGGTGTAAAGACACTAACAGATGTGCATGACTATGTACAAGTTAATCGAATTGAGCGAGAGTTTAGAGATGCAGTAGATGTGTATCAAATACCTGCATTCCTTTGTCGTCAAACTGATCTAATTCAAGCAGCATGTGCTACAGACAAGATTGTTAATATTAAAAAAGGCCAATTCCTTGCACCGTGGGACATGACAGGAGTGCTAAGTAAGTGTGCAGACGCTCGAGAAGTCTGGATCACTGAAAGGGGAACTAGCTTTGGTTATAATACTTTGGTCGTGGACTATACTGGTATGCAGTATATGCTTGATAACTTTGACTGTCCTCTGGTGTTTGATGCTACCCACAGCGTACAAAAGCCAGGCGGCAATGGAAGTAGTAGCGGCGGGAATCGCGCTTACGTTCCTGGCATGGCTCGTAGTGCCGCCGCTTTGGGTGTTACTAATTTCTTCTTAGAAGTACACGCCGATCCAGACAACGCACCTAGTGATGGTCCTAACATGCTGTGCTTAGAAGATTTTGAGGAGGTAGTCGATGACATCCACCGCTATTCTTATACCCGCTAGATACGGCAGCACACGCTTTCCTGGCAAGCCTTTGTGCAAGTTAGGTGACACTACAATGATACAACGTGTGTTCAATGCTTGCTGGAATGCAGGCTTCAAGACGTTTGTGCTAACTGACGATAAACGTATTGCTGATTTGATTCCTGCACAATATTGTTATGTTGACAAAACTGATTACGAAAATGGCACTGCAAGATGTGCAGGCGCTGTACTAAGTCGCAAGTTCGAAGAGTTTGATCAATTCATAAATGTACAAGGAGACATGCCTGATGTTACAACTGAAATGTTACTGAATACAGTTCTGTTGCTTAACTCGTTTGATGTTAGCACAGTCTACACAGACATGCCTAAGGAAATGCAAGACGATCCTAATAGTGTGAAGATGATCAAGGACAGCAAAGATACTGCTCTATGGTTCGGCAGAGGAATTACAGGATATGGTGAATGGCACTTAGGTGTATATGGTTATACTAAAGAAGCAATAAAGGCATACCCGCATCTGAGAAAGTATCCTGAAGAAAACATTGAAAAGCTCGAACAACTGCGCTGGCTCAAAAACGGTTGGCAAATCGGCTGTAAGAATGTATACTTTAATGGAGTAGAGATTAATACTCCAGAAGATGTGGAGACATGGAATGCCAAACAAACATATTGATTTATTCAAAGAAATGATTCCTGCTCTAGACGGAGGCATGCGAGAGTTATGGGATGTTGCCGGAGAAGAAGGCCAAAAAGAAATCAAAGGCGACCTGTGGAATCTCAATAGGTATATGAGTAGCGTTAAAGGCAGTAGAGAAAAACAAGAACTTGCTGTGTTTAAAACTAACGAGTATTATAATAAGAATTGGGCTGTACTTGGTAACAAAGAAGCAAAACTACAATGGCTTATATTATGTCAATGTGGTGACACAGGTAAAAAAGAATTTCATCCTTGGATTGGTTTTAAAAAGAAAACCAGCGACAATAATAAAGCTATTAAATTCTTAGAACAATTATATCCTAATATGAAAGAAGACGAGGTTGAGCTACTTGCTAGAATATCTACAAAAAAAGAACTCAAACAACTTGCAGAAGAACACGGCATTGAAGTCAAACTCTAAACCATATGTATGTGAATACTGCGGCAGCGGCTATGTAAGAGAAAAGACTCTTGCAGCGCATATGTGTGAGAAGAAACGCAGAGCATTGCAAAAAGATGAAAAGCGTGTACGTCATGGTTTTTATGCATTTCAAAGATTTTACAAATTAAGTGCAGGAAATAAAAAAGAAAAAACATACCAAGAGTTTTGTAACTCTCCATACTACAATGCTTTTGTCAAGTTTGGTAGCTTTATTAGTAATGTAAAGCCATTATACCCTGAGAAATATATTGACTATGTTGTAACCAGTGGAGTTAAACTTGATCACTGGTGTCGAGAAGAAATGTATGAAAAGTATGCACTTGAAGTTATATTAAAAGAAGATGTGCATACTGCACTAGAACGTAGTATTAAAAATATGGTAGAATGGAGCGAAGACAAAAGTGCTCCGTGGAATCATTACTTTTATTATGTAAGCACAAACAGAGCAGTATGGGATATCAAAGATGGTAAAGTATCTCCGTGGCTCATACTTAATTGTAAAAGCGGCAAGGACATGCTAAGTAAATTTAATGACGAGCAGCTAGGCTTAGTGTATCATGTTATCAGTCCAGAGCACTGGGCCATGCGATTTAAACGATTGCCTACTGACGTTCAATTAGTTAAAGATGTAGCAAAGGAATCAAACTTATGAAATTAGTATACTACCCCGATGAAATTTTAGAGCGCGAAGTCAAAGATGTTAATCTAGAAGATCCTGGTTTCGACCCTCTAGAACTAAAAGAGCAAATGGTAGATCTAATGCTACAACACGGCGGAATTGGTCTAGCAGCTAATCAAATTGGACTAGACGCTAAGGTATTTGTATTTGGAGATTCAAAAGAAAACTCTACTATTTGTATTAATCCAACAATTTTACAATATACCAAAGACACACAATATGACGTAGAAGGATGTTTAAGTTTTCCTAATACATTTGTAAAAGTAAAACGTCCTAAAGAAATACTTGCACAATGGTACGACGAAAATTTAAAAGAGTGTGTAGTAAAGATCGAAGGCTATAGTGCTAAAGTATTTTTACATGAGCTTGATCATCTACTAGGTATTACCATCAAAGATCGTGTAAGTAAACTTAAATGGGACATGGCACAAAAGAAAGCACGTAAGCTGGAGAAAGCATTTGCGTAAACTGATCGACGGAACAAAAGCACCTGAATACGAATTTCCTATTACTATGGAAGTTCGTACTAAGTGTCCTAGTAAATATAAGTTAGTTGACTTGGAAACAGGCGAAGAGTATATAGGACAGCGTCCTCTTTCACGCAAGGGATTCTTTTGGAGGAAAATAAAAAATGCCTGATATCGATATAGATTTTTCAAACAGAGATATTATCTTAAACAAAATACAGCATCGCGTGGCAAAACTTGATACAGGTAAAAAACACAACACTGGTGTTTATGTGACTGAGATCCCTCACAATCCTTTTAATGAAATTGCTACTATTGACTACAAGACAGCAGAAGACCGAGGCTATTTTAAACTTGACTTTTTGAATGTTAGTATATACAATGATGTCGAAAATGAAGAACATTTAAATAGATTAATGGATACAGAACCACTATGGCAACTTTTGGAGCACAAAGAATTTTCAGATCAGGTATTCCACTTAAACGGGCACAGCGATTTGTTAAAACAATTAAAGCCACAATCAGTGGAGCAGTTAGCAGCAGTACTAGCGATGATACGGCCTGCGAAACGCCATCTTGTCAACGAAACTTGGCAAACGATAAACGAAGAAATATGGAAGAAGCCTGAAGACGGTGCATACTATTTTAAGAAAGCACATGCCATTTCTTATGCTATGGCGTGTGTAGTACACATGAATTTACTATGTGAACAAATTAGTTCTTAGGTCTACGAACTAGCTGTACACTTTTACGTTTTATTCTTTTTACTGATAAATTATTTAAATTTACACAAGGCCCAATTGTAACTCTAACATCTTTTGTATTCATAGTTACTATGCACGGTTTGAACTCGTTCATTTCGTCCTTAAGAAAAATATTAATAGGAATCATTCTATTTGATTCCCACCACCATACTTCACCTAATTCTAAAAATCGACGTTGTGCATCTATTTCTCTTATATCAGTATACACATACATACTAGTTACGACATTATCTTGATTAATAACGATGCCGATATACTCGTTGCCACCATACGTAACTACGCTAAGGAATGGAAATTTTTCTTCAATATCTTTTGTTAACATTCTGTCTTTTTTAAAATAAATACTATATGCAATTATTACCTAGATATTTAGTCAATAACAGAGTCAACCTAGTCGCAGATATGGCAGGTTTTATTACGGAGTATAGACCAGTGTACAGCAGACAACTACAAGTTTACAAAGGCATTGATAATGTCATTCAATTTAGATTAATGAATGCTGATCAAAGGCCAATCGATACTACAGGTTATACTCCAATGTTTGTTGCATTTAACGAAAACAAATCACTTGTTATTGAACGACAAGGTGTTATTCAAGACGACGGATCTACTGGTGTTCGAGGATTGTTTAGTGTAACTATTACAGAAAATGATTTACTCAATCTTAAACAACAATACTTAAATTATAATGTTTACTTAGTAGATTCAGAAAATCAAAAACTATTAACATATAGTCATTCAAACTTCGACAACGATGCAACTATCTATGTTAATGCTAGAACTATGCCAGGACCATTGGCTACTTATGAAGTTACTCAGTTTACACAAACACAGGTAGATAAAGACGAGTGGGTTTCAGAAACAATTGACGCACAACCTGCTATTAATGGTAACGAAGCTCTACACACCGCAGCAGTGTATACAGCGTCATACAGCGGTGATGTAGTGGTACAGGCTACTCTTGATAACCAAATTACAGACACCACACAATGGGCTGATGTAGCTACGCTAACGCTTGACGGATCTGAAGTAACTCCAACTCCTGTAAACTTTAATGGTGTGTTTAGTTATTTAAGATTTGTTACAGACACAAATCCAGCAGACACAATTGAAAAGATTTTAATCAGAAACTGATTGACAAAACTTCTCCACGGTGCTATTATAATGTTATGAGCATCGTATCTGACACAATCGCAGCACACTTGCCAGCAAAGCGAAAAACTACTCCTAGTGGATGGACTAGCTTTGATGCTCCCTGTTGCGTACACAATAACGAAACACGAGATACTAAGCAACGCGGCGGCTTAATACAAGAAGGTGATGTTGTAAGTTTTCATTGCTTTAACTGCGGATTTAAAACAGGATGGCAACCTGGAAGACACATGACATTTAAACTTCGCAAGTTGTTAGAGTGGCTCAACGTACCGGATGACAATATTAACAAACTAGCACTAGATATTCTTAGAATGAATGAAGGTATCGAAGCTAAAGAACACTTGGTCGAAATACCAGAGTTTTCAACAGTGCAGTTGCCTGAAGATGCAGTACGGATACAAGATATTCCAGATTATAATGAACACAACCTAGGCTTTAATAATTTTATCGAAGTAGTCCAGTACATGGCATCTCGTGATCTTAATTTAGATGATACAAACTACTATTGGACTACAAAATTAGGGTATCGAGATAGATTTATTATTCCTTTCTATTATGAAGAACGCATTGTAGGTTGGACTGCTCGTACGGTTAAGTCTGAAACAAAAGCAAAATATCTTACAGAAAGTCAACCTGGATACGTATATGGGCTTGATGAGCAGCGTTGGCAAAAAGCATTTTGTATAGTATGCGAAGGTCCATTGGACGCTATACATGTAGAAGGCTGCGCACTATTAGGATCCGAAGTAGGCGAACAACAAGCAATGCTGTTAAATAGACTTAACAAAGATATTATCGTTGTTCCTGACAGAGATAGTGCAGGTAAAAAATTAGTAGAACAAGCAATGGATCTAGGCTGGCAAGTCAGTATGCCCAACTGGGATTCAGACATCAACGACATTGGTGATGCAGTTGCTAAGTACGGTAGATTATATACATTGTATAGCATAGCTAGTGCAGCAGAAAGCTCGTCACTTAAAATTAAACTGAGGATGAAAAAATGGTTTTAAACATTTTAAATAAAATTTGGTTAGCAATAGTATTTGCAGTCATGGTAGTATGGAGAATTATTATTTGGCCATATACACGCATTACTGAAGAACTACGTTTTAGAAAGAAGCTTAAAGAGCTACGCAAAAAAGACCCGTTTATTTACAAATGAAAGTGAAAATATGATTAATATAGAAAGCCTTGTGCATATTACAAAAATACCAAACTTTGAAGTTGTTAAAAATAGTACACTTTCTGCTATTAGTTCAATGACTCGATACAGCATTGACGGTCCGGGACAACGACTTTCTAATACAGATTGGCATATTAACCCTGATGAACATAGGCCATATTTGAATATTGTTTTTCCAGAGATTAACAGGCATAATGAAATATTAAAAGAAAAGTTACAGCTACGAAGCGTTACTACATCTACAGTGTGGCATCAGCAATACGAAGCAGGAGATTTTCATTTATGGCATGTACATGAAAGCAGTATATATTCAAATGTTATGTATATCGAGTTAGGCGACGATTCTCCTAAGACTAGTTTTTCTTACATGGGCACTGAATACAAAGTTGATGTTAATGAAGGCGACATAATTACGTTTCCTTCATTTTTAGCACATGGATCAAGACCCAACACCGGAGCTCGAAAAACTATTATAGGGTTTAACACTAATATAGAAGTTTATAAACAATTTTAAATTAAGAAGAATATAATATGATAACATGGGGAATGGTAGGCAATAGCCACGACGCAAGTATTGCAGTATTCAACGACAACGAGTTGTTATGGGCAGCACTAGCTAAAGACTTTAGCGGCATACCTAACGACCCGCACCCTAACGAAGAGATGATACAACACGCTATTAACAGCCACGGGTATCCTCAAGAAATTGTATGGTATGAACGACCCGTGCTTAAAACACTGAGGCAGTTTTGGGCAGGACAAGGCTGGTTGGGCAAAGAAAATAATATTCGCAAATATCTCGAGCAACATCACTTGTGCGATCTTCCTATTCGTTATACCCAGCATCATCTTAGCCATGCAGCCTACGCATACTACACACAGCCCCATGATGATTGTGCTGTGATATGCCTAGACAGCATAGGAGAGTTCGAAACCCTAACCATATGGCACGGTAAGAACGGCAAACTCAAGAAGGTACATAGCCAAGGGTATCCGCATAGCCTAGGACTTTTTTATAGTGCTATGACACAGCGTATAGGGCTAGTAGCACAGCGTGACGAATACCTAGTAGCCCAATGGGGCGCCAAGGGTGATGCCCATAGATTCTTCATGCCCATACTCGAAGAATTAGTTAGCACAGAAGGTATGGGTTTCAACCCTAAGATTTCAATGCGAGAAAATCTGCACAGGGGATGCAGTTGGTGGCGACCTGAGCTTACTACTGAACAAGACATGTATGACATTGCAGCAGCTACACAAAAAGTATTTGAATACTGCTTGCTAAACTTGTCTAGATGTGCGTATGCTCTTACCGAGTCTAAGTATGTGGCACTAGCAGGCGGCGGCGCAATGAACCGGCAAGCTGTGGATTTAATTAGGGTTATGTGGCATGATGTACATATTCCCAAGAACCCAGGTGACCCTGGAAGCTGCGTAGGTGCAGTTCTTGCTAAAACTCAACAACGAATATCAATTGACAACAAATGGCATAGGTAGTATAATCAACACATGAGCACAAGACAAAACACAGACTATGGGTATGATATACAAAAAGTATATCTAGAGATGTTTATGACAGACGCTGAGAGCTTTGTACGCTGTCAGGGTGTGTTTGATCCTAATACATTTGATAGGCGTTTGGTAGAACCCGCTAAGTTTATCAAACAATATGTAGAAGAGCATAATGCACTGCCTACATTTGATATGGTGAACGCTGCTACACAAACTGATCTTAAAGATCCTGGGCAGCTAGCAGAGAATCATTATGACTGGTTGTTGCAGGACTTTGAAACGTTCTCTAAACACAAAGCACTGGAAGCAGCTATTCTTAAAAGTGCAGACCTACTAGAGTCTGGCGAGTACGGTGCGTGTGAAGATCTAGTCAAGCAGGCTGTGCAGATTGGCTTACAAAAAGATCTAGGCACAGACTACTTTGCTGACCCTAGAGGCAGACTCGAAAGCATCAAAGACAAGAACGGACAAGTAAGCACAGGCTGGCCCGCACTAGACAAGAAATTGTTTGGCGGATTCAACCGAGGCGAACTGAATATCTTTGCAGGCGGTTCGGGTTCGGGTAAGAGTTTGTTTATGGCGAACATGGGTGTGAACTGGGCACTGGCTGGACTCAACGTGATGTACTTGACATTCGAGCTGTCAGAAGCACTAGTAAGTATGCGTGTAGATGCTATGACTACAGAGATTCCAAGTCGTGATATCTTTAAGAGTATCGAAGATGTCGAACTAAAAGTCAAGATGATTGGTAAGAAGTCGGGCGCATTTCAAGTCAAGTACATGCCCACAGGCAAGAACGCAAACGATGTTAGAGCATACTTAAAAGAGTATGAAATCAAGACAGGCAAGAAAGTAGATGTGCTGTTAATTGACTATCTAGATTTGATGCATCCAATCGGACAAAAGATTTCAGCAGAGAACTTGTTTGTCAAAGACAAGTATGTATCGGAAGAGCTACGCAACTTAGCAATGGAACTTAACACAATCTTTGTAACAGCATCGCAGTTGAACAGATCGAGTGTAGAAGAGATTGAATTTGATCACTCGCATATCTCAGGTGGTATTTCAAAGATCAACACAGCAGACAATTTGATTGGTATCTTTACCAGCAGAGCCATGCGTGAGCGTGGACGCTATCAGATCCAGTTGATGAAGACACGTAGTTCAAGTGGTGTAGGACAAAAGGTTGATCTAGGCTTTGACGTAGACACACTGCGCATCTACGACATCGGTGAAGACGACGAACAAAGCACAGCAGGTGCAGGTAGCACAAGTGGAAGTTCAATTGTAGCCAATCTAAAACGTGGTATGGGAACTACAACACCCGCAGACAGCATAAATGATGATCCAGAAGACGGAGCACCTGTCAAGAAGATTCGTGCAGAAACAGATTCAAGCAAGCTGCGCAGTTTCCTAAACAACCTAGGCGATTAATCTTGTTCTATTATATCTAGAGGAATGCCGCCAAACAACCAGCGGCGTTCTACCAGTGCCTTTTGCTTTTCGCTATCGGGCAGTGTCCTAGTGTCTAGATGTCTCCAATGATTTTCTTTGTATAGTCTATAGCTAACTGAGTTGTCTTGATTGCCTCCTAGCACTACCCAATACTTGTTGTTTTTATATCCTACCGTAGCAACATAGAATCCCACATGTCCTTGCCAGCCTTGGTTTCCTCTTGAAAACACCATGATGTCTCCAGGCGAAGGTTCATCAGTGCTTACTCCCCAATCTAGATAGGAACGTGCCATTAGACTGCGAGTTGACTCAACTTCAGTTTCTTCCAGCACTGAATTAACAAACGCAGCACACCATTCTACTCTAACAGGATCTATTCCAAGAAACTCTCGAAGTGTCACACGGTTCTCATGTTCGTTCATGCCCACATACTGCTCTGCTATAGTAAGTGTGTCAGGCGGTGCTGCCAGTCCATTGCCGCGAAACGCATCTGTGATACTCATGTTACACCCGCTCAGTGCTGCACAAACAATGATAAAAAAAGGTACCCTCATGCAATTATTTATAACGATCAGTACAACGATACTATACGCATATATAAAAAACGTTTTGAACTAACCTAGCTTTACGAACGAAAGCAACGCACTGCAACACCCCTTAAACAACGATTAACGAAAAGATGATGTTTAAACTAGAGATCGTCAAGCGTCGATCCGCAATATCACTAATTTTGCCAAGAATTCGATAAGCGCATAATGTTAACCATAAATAAATTTATACAGAGGATTAACAATGACAAACATACTAGTTGATCCGTAAACTTATAACAACAAAAAGAGATTTAAATGAATAATATATTTCAAGACATATGGAGTCCCTGGCAACTACAGAGAATACAACAGCTATTAATGGGCGGAGACATGCCTTGGTTTGTGTGCATAACAGACTACTACGGCGACGGAGAAACAATTCATCCGGGCAATCACAAATGGCAGCACATTGCCTATCACAAAGACCTCAGTGAAACTTATCTTGCTCCTTATTTAGAGATGGCAGTAGGAGATGCGTTGAGTAGATCAGGACAAACTGATATTGATATTATTAGAATACGCTGTAGTGTAACAGGCATTACTCCTGAAAATCATATAGCAGATCCACATGTGGACACAGACTTTCCACATCGTACTGCATTGTTTTATCTCAACAATTGCGACGGCGATACAATTATATACAAAGAAAAGTATGATCCTCTCCAAGGACTTGACCAAACAGAATACTACAAACAACACATTGGTACACCTACGGTAGACTATACTATTCGTCCACAAGTAAATCAAATGGCATGGTTCGATGGACTAACATACCACAGCTCAAACTCACCGACGAATGCAGCTAGAAGATTCATAATCAATGTGAATTACACAGCTCGAGATTCCGAATAAGCGCGAAGCGCCTGCGGTCGCGCAAGAGCCAACAGCCGCGAAGCGGTAAACGCTTTTTTAATACTAGCGTTTACACGCACACAACCTCAAAACTAGAACTCGCACTTAAATAGAGTATGCCCAACACTCGATCACGGTCCGACTCAAATGCTATGCGTGTTGCACTAGTTTGAAAACAATCTATACCGTGATGTACAAATAGATCTATTGTAACACAATATGTGATTGACTCTTTGAGTATTTGTGTGCGTGGCTCTGATGTATATACTAGCTTGATTT